TTAGATCTCTTTCATTTCCAAAACAAGAAAGTATTTTTTAATATCTTCATAATTTAAATTAAGATAATCAGCTTCATTGTATTGTTCTGAATTTATATAAATCAATAAACATTTAAAAAGTTGAGCTTTAAAGATATCAACACCAGTGTTATCAAGTGGTATAGGGATATCGAAAGCAGTTTCTGTCTCATAACCTTTAATCGGTCGAATATAAAGCTTATCATCTTTAATCTTAATGGCACAAAAAGAATAAGCTGACCCAATAGATCGAGCTGGTTGATAATAAGAGATATAGCTTTCAGTCTCAACCATTGAAAGTAGAGTCTCAATAACAAGACCAGAATCAGAATCAGAATCAGAGTAAGTGCCTGACATTAACGAAATTTTGTCATGACCCAACATATAACCAAATCGCTCATCAACAAAGAAGATTTCTTTTCTTACCTCTGTAAGAGATTTTTCAATGGTGGATGGATAAACTTTTTTCCATACGTTATTCCAAAAGTTATTACCATTATTAACAGCTTCGATAAAAATAGAGAAAGATTGATTTTTTTGATTATTGTCATCACGAAAATTAATTCTAAGTCTCAATAAATAAAGACAACCATCCGCTTTACAGCGAAGTCTAAAATCTTTATAAAAAGGAAGCTGGCTCGCTACTTCGACTATACCAGATAAGTTAAGATCATAATGTAGTCTTAATTCATTTTTAATTATATTTTCAAAAGTTGTACTGATCATATTTTTTCCATTTCTAATACAAGGAAATATCGCTTCAACTCATCATAGGTTAAACTCATGTAATCATCTTCCTGATGATTATAGCGACCATTAAGTTTCTTATTGATATAGATTAACAAACATTTGGCAAAACGAGCTTTAAAGCTATCAATACCCTCTTCATCTAGCGTTGATGAACCTTGAAAAGCAGGTTCGGTGGTATATCCATTTGATGGACGAACAGATATCTTATTACCGATGATATTCACGATACAAAAATCATCATCAGAAAAAGAGACATAAACTGAAATAATACTGGTGGTTTCTACAATTCCTTGAATGGTGTTAACCATTAAGCCAGTGGGAATCTGGGTATAAGTGCCAGAAACCAAACTGACTTTTAAATGATTAAAGCTATATGTGTAAGTAGAATCAAGAAACGAGAATAGTTTCTTAACTTCTAAAATGGCTTTATTAATACATAGTGGATGTATCTTATCTCTGACTGTTTTACAAGAAGATAAATAGCTATGAGCATCTGTGAAAATATAGAAAGATCTCCGATAATCTTCCGCATCATCGTCACAAAAGTTAATCCTCAAGCGAAGCATATGCGAAAGCCCATCAGACTTGCCATAAAGATTAAAGTCCTGATACAAATAGCCTTTACTCGAAAGCTTTTTAATTTTAACAAGATCAATTCCATAATTTTCTTTTAAAGAATTGCTGATGCTATTTTTAAATGATTGACTAATCATGATGGTCAGTCATCACCAATCCAGATGCATTGAGTATCCGTACAGAACCAACCAGCGTCAGGATCGGGTTTACGATCAACCGGTGTCTTCTGTGAAGGTTTAGACGGCGTAGGAGGCTTCTGTGTTGCTACCCCAACATAGACCAACTGACCACCAATAGCCATATAGCCATCATCAGAAACGGTAGGGTTAACATGTCGTGGTGGTGGATCATTACCTACATCAAAACCGAAATCAATTGTCATTTTTAGTCTCCTTTAGTTTTATTTAATGTTAGGCAGTATGTTAAAGTTTTTCCAAAAATTATCAACTGCTTTTCTAATCTTTTCTTGTAATTCTACTGAAACCTCTTTTTTATCAAACAGATTATTCAATGTATGAGAAGATTGTTTCTTCAAATCGTCTACTGGATAAGATTGTGCAACCACTTCTGGTAAGCTCATGGACTCGAAAGCACCAAAATTTTTCAAAAATTTTGAGAAATTAGATTTTTTACGTTCTTTTAATAGTTCATAGGTTGCTGAATCAACAATACAAGCGAAAATTTGATCGTCAGTGAATGAGCTAACTGGAAGGGGCTTCTTATACTGTGCTTTAAGATTGGCGTATTCAATAAGGCATGATGTCTTTACAATCTCTTGAAGGCTAGATATATCACTGGGGATTTTAGCATAATGCATGGACAGGTCATTAAGAACGATTGAGAGCGTTACAGGTTCATCATCCCAAGAAAACAAGGGAGAGCGTGTTTTAAGCGATTGTTGAAAGCTTTCATGAGCCGCACGAATACCTACTTGCTGAGCCGTAAGTTTATCTTTTGACCTACCATCAATTGTTAAATGAGATTGCATATACTCTCCTAGTCATCTTCATACTTACATCGCCAGCCGCCCCAACCTTGATCATAACCGGGCATAGTTGGCCCACAATTCAATTCTTTCTTACTTTCCGATTCCAAATACCGCCGTGTATCTTCTGCCTGTTTAGCACACTCTTTAGTATTGTCGATACACCATTGATGCTTGACTTCACCGATGTGAATAAACAGCATTACGTTAGCAATGACGGCTGCAATACTGATGGAACTAATAAGTGCAATTTTAGTTAATTTATTCATCATATACTCACTTATGAATACGAATTAACGACTTCTTGAACATCTTTCACCCGTGACCAGTATTGATTGATTTCAAACAATGCTGCTTCTTGAATAGCCGGAGTAAAACGCTTATTCCAAAGCTTTTTTTCAAAATGGTCAAGAGCATATTGCTTAACTTTATCTAATGAGTATTCTTGAACAAAAATATCTTTCCAAGTGTTATCAATGTCTTTAATTTTACGGTCTTTCAAATCATGATAGAAATCGACAGGCAACCCAATTTTAACAGTGTCTGTCGAGCATTCAGTTAGCAAGAAAATCATGTCTTCATCTGTGTAGGCTTCAATAGGAAGTTCACCCTTATGACTTGCTTTAAGGATGGCATACTCAGTCAGACAAGCTTCTCTCGCAATAGAACGAAGTTCATCTAAGTTTCTTGGTTTATTGATATAGTTGTATTCAATTTGTTCAAGAATCATCTCCAACATCACGGGATCTCGATCCCACGAAAACATAATACCCTGATGATAAAGACCTTCTTTGTAGCTTGATCGAGCAGTATTGATACCAATTTCTTGAGCTTTCAGCTTGTTTATTGAATTTTTATGAAAAGTAGCATGAGCTTTCATTGTTATGCACCTTGTGAATTCACATTTATAGGCTGCTATTATACCAAAGCAAACATAAATAATCAACCAGTTGTGTGGGCTTATTTTTTATTGAATAAATAATTAAAATAATCATGAGGATGAATAGAAATTATAAAAAAGACTGCTATATATCAAAAATCATTTTTAATAACAATTAATGAATGATATTAGCATAAAAAAATGGTTTATAAAAGAACTCTGTAAAAACTGCTTAAGTCCAGAATCAATAAATACTCTCGGCTTTAATGAATCTGGATATCTTAATGAAAATGAAATGATGATTGTGGATGCTATGTTTATTTAGAATACAAAAAAGCAACCTGAAGGCTGCTTTTTATATTCTTGGTGTCACAATCATTTTACATAATCCAAACATGGGATTATAGTCTACATCATAACCTATTACTGTCTCTGATGGAATGTATCTCTCTCCATGATAATTTACCATGCTGTTAAAATTGTCAATTCTCTCTCCATTTACATAAACCTGATATAATTCATTAACTGGAAAATAGTATAAATTGCTATCTAAATTACAATCAAATGTAATGTCTTCATATTCCCATGTCAGGACAACATCATTTTTGACAAAAGGAGCACCAGAATTTCTTTTTTCAAGAGTAGCATTGTTTTGTTCAATAAATTGGTTAATAATCGGAGTTTTATCTTCACAAGATCGTCTTCTTTCATCATCCCTTAAATTAACAAATGCTTCCAAAGGTACAGACCACTCTAGACATTTTCTAGAAGTTTCACCTCTTGTCTTAACAGTATCCATAATAATCCATTCTCCAACATATTCTTTTGGAGGATCGACTGTTTTATTTGAAAATATTATACTTTTAATATCTAAAGGTACACTTAATCTATATTCTGCTGAAGCTGAGCCGACTATCAATGATAATACAGAGGTTATAAAAATTTTTATATACATTTTATTTTATTTTAGTTATTGATTACACTTTAACATGAAAATTAATTTATACAATATTTTTTTATTTTTAAGGTATTTTTTAATGGTTAAAGCTTATCCGCATTAAACAAAGCCGATGCCATATCATCAACCAAAAAAACCAGTGGATGATTAATCCATGAACCAATCGGCCTGAATGTGTCAGCTTCAATGTCTACACCGGGCAATACAAGGTAAATAGGGGTTCCAACAGCTAACGCCATACCGACTTCAACCAGAGTACCTTTTAACGGGAAGTCATCAGGTTCAGCATAGACAATCACTCGTTCTGCAGTCGTCACTTCTTGGGTGATGTTCTCCCAAATAGCGTGCAAAGGTTTGGTGTCATCGGCATTGAGAGGTTGCGTGACCACATCAATCCATGAAGAAACGATCAAATAACCATCAACATCACGCAGTTTTCGCCACGCTTCCGAACGTTCTGGTAAACTTGCCCTACTGGCAATATAGGTGCCTTTTTTCAAAATGATGACTCCTGAGAATTTCAATTATCGTTAATTGTATCACAAACCTTAAAAATCATCAAGAATATTATGATAAATTGAGATAGAAAACCACTTTAATAGAGAAATAAAAAAAACTTCTAAGGGAGTTTTTTTTAATTGTCATTAATATATTATTTACAGGTTTTGTTTTTTATTTTCTTGAAAAATTTCCCATTCCACTCGAATAATCTCATAAGGAACAAATAGGGATTCTTTCACACCATCCGCTTTGGATTCTTGTGATACACCGATAGTCATACCAATCAAAGCATTGTCATTAGCCGCATAAACTGGGCCACCAGACATACCTCCCACGGTATCTGCGTCATTCACAAGGTAAAAATATTCTGCTTTTGGATTGTCTTTTACAATCTCTTTCAAGACTTTACCTTCACGTTCAACAACAAATTGTTTGATGTTGTTGCCAACTGCTTTAATGGATTCACCAAATTCGGCATTTCTCCATTTTTGTGATGAATTAAAGTTTTCAGCTTTATGTTTGAAAAATACCATGTCGCAACCAGAACTGCAAACAAAATCAGGGTTCTTAACAATAGTGACATGCCTTGCAGTTACAGCATAGTCTTCATTCCACTGAATAAAGCTTGCATTAGCTTCATAGACTTTTCCATTTTTTTTAATGCTTTCTGTCAAACTACCCATATTAGAATATTCTTGTGTTGCACATCCAACCATAGAAATAGATAGCACAACGAGAGCAATAAGACCTTTGAACATATTTTAGTATCCTTAGTGAGTAGTGGCACTATGATAACAAAAAACAGTCTTTTTGTCTATAGTATCACTATCAAAATTAAAGATTTTTGTTCATTTCATAATGCTTAACAAGCAGATCATAAACAAACACATTCATCAATGAATAGTCACCTTTACAATAGCGATCTGGTTCAAATTCGTAACCTAGCTTATCTATCATGAACTTAACCACAGCGGCTGAGCGGGCTACACCACCCTCGCAATGCACAATAACCAGAGAATCATCTGGAATGGCTTGAAGCCATTTAATAATAGCCTGTGCCTGCTCAACGGCGAATAAAGTGTATTTTTCTTCAAGGTATTCTTGAATATCATCAAACAGCAAGCGAATAACGTTGGTATGACAGCTATTAAGCTTCCAGCCATCGCCATTTTCGCCAATACTGATGATGTTATGAGGTATAGACAAGCTTTCAGCCACTTGCCTATTGTAGAACCTAGTTTTACCTGACATGAAAATACTCTCCAAAGGTATTGGAGTATACACAATGAAGCGTTTTTATTCAAGATTTAATTGAATGACTAAGGCATTTGTCGAGTGCTTCAATAGCCGAATTAACAAGGTTATGGATGTATTCAATCAACATCATAGAGATTTGACGTTCCCGCAAGTGGTGAAGAAATTCATGGGCATGTTTTTCAATGGTTGAAATGTCAAAAGATTTGGGTTTGCAAGCGTCTGACAATTCAACAGCAGTGGATTGTTTCGTATCCAAGCGTTTAATGGCTTCGTTGAGGACAGATGAAACAAAAGAGATGGCATCATATTGAACACCAGAGAAGTTCAATCGGTCAATAAAATGATATTTGCATAATTTAACAATTTCGGCTTCTTTCTTGCTACTGTAAACAGGATGTACCGTAATTTTGGAAGGCATGGTGATGACCTCATTAAATTATTTTGACAACTTGATTATACCAAAATGACAAAATGAGGTCAACCACTATATCAATTATCGGAACGAAACAGATTTGAGATAGTTAACTTGTTTAGCGAACGCTTCTTCTGCATTGATTTTAGCGACTTCAATAGCCTTTTCAAGCCATTCATCTTTGCGTTTTTCAAAATCCTCATCACTGATAATTAATTCAATACTTTCGGCACCATACTTATGGTCAACTGTTATTTCAACAATAGAACCATCATCACCAACAAAGGCTACATCAGTGGCAGATTCGTAACGCTTAATAACCGTGCCATCATAAATCTTTCCTTGCTGATAATTAGAGCTTTCTTTCATTTTAACAAGCACTTGAAACGAGATCTTATCACCCGCTTGGGCCAACTCATATTTATTCAGAATCATAGGGACTACCTTTTGGACTGTTTTGGAATAAGCCAGTATTATTACAAGAAAACAAAGGATTGTCAACAAACAAAAAAACACAATGGGTATAGATATTAGTTCGGATTTTTGCTATACTTCGGTTAACTTATTTCCATTAATTTTTCAAGAGGTGTACATGCTTCAATTTATTTTCGAGGTGTTTGCTAAGCCTAAAATTTTAACCCTTGATGATTTGGGGTATGAAACGATTGAACATGATTTTTTCGAAGATCCTGATCTTATCCTAATGGGACTGGTTCGTCCCGACTATAGAAAAATAGGGCACCTAAAATCGTTCAAAAGAAATCACCAGAACCAAATGGTTGAATACCTCTTTATTAATCGAGAAAAAATTATTCAATCCTTGTTTGTTGAGAATATTATTGTCTATAAAAAAGCCTATGAATCAGAAAAGAATACAGTATTCGATCAATACAACAGTATATTGGATTTAATGCCAAAATTTAATCATATTGTTGAAGAATATAAACAACATAACCAAGATGAACTGCTCAAAATAGCTAGTTATCTTTACAAAAAAATGAAAATACGTGGTTTTGATGATAAATATGACAACAGTTGTTTTGAAATAAAACTCAATCCATCATTAGAATCTGTTTACAAGATTGTTAATTATGAAGGAAATGTGACGCTAGAAACAAAAAATCTTAAAGTCATTGGAACAACAGTCTACAAAAGAGAAGAAACCTATATTGAGCAACTAAATTTCGAAAATACTGGTATTAGTTTTCTTCCTGTAAAGTCCTGTTGGTTGACAGAGGTTGAACATGATTCTCGTCAAAAAAAATGTATTCTTGAGCTGAGTTTTAATAATAAATCGTTCTTTTACATCAAGGCAGCTTTGTCAATGGAAGATGATGAATACAATATGGTCATTTTCAAAAACTTAACACAAGCGGACATGACAAACATATCAGTTGATAGACTGATCAGAAGTGGTTCAAACTTTCAAAAAATAATATTAATGAAAGACGATAAGATGACATCCGACTTCTTAATGTATACCAGAATGAAAAGAGTGTTACAGAACTATCCAGAAGCTTTGTCATGGTATCTCAATATATTGTGCAAAGAATGCGTTAGCGAAGAAACCAGAGAAGAGTTTGGATTTAAGCTAGAAGGTGATCTTGAAGGAAATGAACTACTACTCATTGAAGCAATGGTTATCTAGAAAGAAAAAAAGAACTGTTTTAAGGCAGTTCTTTTTGATTTGAAACGTTTGTGTGACGAAGTTAATTAATCGTCGTTATGAACGATATGGAACTGATATTCCGTATGGCCTTTGGCGTAGAAGCCATCATCAAGAAAGCATTCAATCTCACTTTGATCCATGTCTGGTTCAATTTCAAGGATCTTTTCAACAAAATAGGCTTCTGCCTTCTTATGCCCTTCATCATTAGCCATAAAATCTTTCTTGAAAACATTCATTTGAGGTGCAATAGTGATAACTGTAATCGTCTTTGGAGCTTCACGATTAAACGTAGCTTCATACGCTTCAACCGTGCTGAACCCCATCAATTGAACAAGACGCAGACGTAACCCAGACAGCTTGAAGGTTTCAGCTTTCATCTCTTCAAGCAGAATTTTGGTTGCTTTTTTGAACTGAGCGTAGTTATAGAACATAATAGATCTCCAATAAGTAGTGTGCATGTGTGGTCAGTTGTTCTCGTTACCTTTTGTATGCGACTGATTAGAGTGCATAAGGTGGGAAAGCCTTTGAAACATAATTTTTACCAAATTGAGAACGGCAGGCAGTTACAGCCTAGGAGACGATTGTCCACCCAATTGTGGGTCGTTGGTTCCATGCCACTATTATAGCAAGATCGTAGGATTTTGTAAAGAATTACTGGATACGCTTAATCAAAGGTTTCGTTCAAACCAAACAAAAACTCATTTTCAGCAACGAGGCGAGAGATACAATTTTCTTTTACACCAATTTTTGCGTCAATGTATTCAAGAATGTCAGATAAAGGAACATTGTTGGCATATTGAAGAATAACCTCTTCTGCAAATTCAATGTTGGATTGGTCTTCAACCAGCACATGAAAAAAGATAGTGGAACCAAAATGGATATTGTATTGGATATTATAAAAATCAAGTGTCTCTTCAAGTAACGTACTAAGGCCAAACCAACGAACATGAATATGAGCACCCGCTTTATCACGATTGTCAACTTCCGTAAACTGGGGGATGGTCACTTCTATTGAATAGCTGGACGATAAATGTTTTGCAGGCATTACTTATGACTCCTTAATTTTAATAAGTATTAAGTACATATTAACATATAATATTAAAAAATAAATTAAATTAAAGAAATTTTTAAATACTATACATCGAGAAAACACTGTATTGGTCTTCGGTTAATCGACCATTAAAATCTGGAATACTCAGAAAGTCAGCCAGTGCCTGAGTTGGAAAGTAAATGAGTAATAATTTTTCAATATAAATTTCAAGAAAGTTCTTATAATAATCAAGATCAATATCATCATCAATAAATCTAGTTTCTATAGGTTCATTAAATTCACCCATGAATTTCTCATCATCAAAAATAAATGTAACCAACTGAACATTTTTTTTAGAAAAGGAAACATGCCAGAAAAAATGTAAAACAATCTTATTACTGGAATAACATAAAGAGTGTTGAAAAATAAAATAAACAAGAGCTTCATTTAAAGTTGGATTATAGTAAGAGTTCTTAAAATTATTTCCAAGTTTGAAAGACGCATACTTTGCTGGATGGTTTCTAATACGGTTATTATCATAAATAGCGTTGCTAGCATCAATGAATTTAGAAGAAAGGTTATCATGAGACATCAAATGACAAAAAGGTGTGCCAGAAAAAGCAACAACTTCAATATTATTTAAATCCCTAGCGTTATATCGAAGTCTATATGGAATCTCAACATCATTTTTCTGAGTTAGTGATAGATAATAAATATCAACATTTCTAAATTTATTAATTTTATAGATTGCAAGACTACTTATATAGTTAAAAATATCACACTGAAAAATGGGGGTAATCTTCGCCAACTTAAAATAATTTAGTTGTTTGACATGGTGAATTAGTCTTTTAAAACAAAGTTTTATATATTTATTAGGGTCGAGTTTAGATAAGGTGATATTATACGGTTCTTGATGAATAACCACATTGTTTAATAGTATCTGACAACGGCCTATTTTGTTAATTATATACAAGTAGTCATAATACTCAAAAACGATTTCAAAACCACCAAAATAAGCAACGTATTTGATATGCTGACATGAAATAGAAGGCGTGACTAACACAGAAACACGAACACCATTCACTTTAAAAGAGGTATTCTTATTTTTTTTTAGAAAATTAAATGGATTAAACAAGATAAACTCCTTATCAATTCAAAAAGCTTATCAAAATAAAGAACAATGTCAAAATGAACTGAATAGGTTAATTGTTATCAAATAGTCATCATTTTAAACAAGTGGTATTGTTCTTCTGTCAGCGTACCATCAAAACCATCGAGATCTATTGCACTATCCAAAAGTTCAATAAGCTTTCTACTAGGATAATAACAGTGAATTAACTTATCAACTGTTTTATTGAAAAATTCTTCATAATAAGCTAAATCAAGCATTTCACCTATAAACCTAGTTTCCATTGAATGAGTGTGTTCTTTAATGAATGTATTGTCATCATACGCATACTCAAAAATACTAAGATTAGTAGTTTTATGTTCAAAATCAACCACCCAGAATAGATGCAATGAAGTGTAGTTATACAATTCATCAACCTCGTCCATATGAGAGCCGTGGTACTCTTTTTGAGAAACAATGACTCGGTATAATAAAGCGGTCTTTTTATCAACATTAAAGAAAACTTTATCAGAGCCACGGTCGAAAGTGCTCAGATTGAGTTTACTCTCATCAATTAGATAACTAATCTGAATTGATATTGTGTTGATTTGAGAGATTTGTAATTGATTTTGTCTTAAAAGATAACCAAACTCATTGGTGTATAAACAATCAAATACAGTGTCATTATAAGTGACAATATTAAATTTAGTCCATCCTTTATTACAATGGCTATTAAGATAGGCGTTATAAGTGGCGTCTTCCTGCATTAAGGCTACATTGTAAATACATCCATGTGGATAAGAATATTCTAATCCTATTTCAAGACTTTTAGTATAATTAAAGGCTTTGGTTTCAAAAAATGGCAAAACGATATTCAAATGATTTACGTCTAATTGCTGAGAATAATCAATTGCTTTTTGAAAATACTTTTTTAAATAATCTTCTGGTGTTAAGCCACTGATTGTTAAATTGTGGTGCTCTTTGCAGATAACGGTGTTTTTGTAAGAGATGGTGCTCACACCTAATTGATTAATGACACCCTTATAATCATTGTAGTCAAAAGAAATGATGTAATCAAAAAAAGAACAGGTATAGGTAATATTTCTACCAAATTCAATTTCAACTTGCGACACATTAACAGAGATGGCTCCACACGAGAAACCACGTAGTTTATTTTTTTGTCGGAATTTTTTGAAGAAATTAAACAAGGTAGACTCCTTAATAATCTAAGGATTCTATCAAATTATCACCGAAATGTCAAAACTATTAACTATTTAAAAAGAGCCTCAATTAATGGCACATAAGAAGTATCCCATTCATCATATTTAGTAATAGGTGTATTAAATTGTTGATAGCATTTCAATTTAAAATCTACATTATCATCAACAGATGAATGCCAAAAATGATCGATCCAGTTCGAAATGTTATCGCCAATAAAATCAAATCCTGCTGGGCCTTTATTAAAAGAAATAATGTACTTATTCTGAAAAACACCAATGTATCTGTCTTCAAGAACAAAACAAAATTCAGCATTTTGAGCTATTTTTATTGAGGTGAATGCATTATCATAAATAGTATCGGTATCAACAAGCGTTCTTAATATTTCAAAATAATCAGGTGGAAAATCATCTGTGAATGTAATTTGATCACCCATATCAAATGATGTAGTTAATATTTTTTTATATTCGTTGCTTCTCATAATATCAATAAGTTTCATTCAATTTACTCTTTATGAACTACCCCGCCCTGACGGAAGGGGTTTTGTATTTTTTATATTGTTTTCTACCTGATAAAAAATATGTAATTATAATATTAGATGGAAACAAATAGAAGTCAACATCAAATCAAACACATGGCAGTCAATAACAATCGTGATTTCAATAAATCCTTGTCATCTGTATATTGTTTGTTAAAGATAGACAATAATTGTACAGTGCCTTCCACCGTTGATATCAACTTATCATAGTTAGGATATTCTGGAAATTCATCATAGAATTGTTTTGGTGTCTCTGAACAGCACGTTAAGAAGTTGATTAAGCAATCATCAAATTCTTTATTGACTGTAAAAAAGTTGGAACTAAGTCCAAAAGATCTCAAATCTTTTGAAACTGAATACATTGTTTTGTTCGAATAAGTAAATGTTTTAACAATACGCGATGATTGATTTAATACAGTCTTGATTTGTAGTAGACTATACTCATTATTGTATGAGCGTGTAAATTCCAGACTAATATCAAAGGATGCCTGTATAAAATTCATGTTATGATCAAGTTTTAAACTGCAAGATGTAGATTTGTAGGGCATTTTATCACTAAGACTACTATCAGTAATAGTGACATATACATTAATATCAGTGTTTTCTTTGTGAGTGGATACAAGAATGCTGCCATATTTAAATAGATAGCAAATATCAATATTATCACCAATCATTTGAGAAACTTCCTGAAATGGATTGGTTTCATTAGTCAAATCAATGTCAAATACTTGTTTGAGTAAAAAAATAAATTTTGGATAAAATAATGAACCAATATCAAGGTTATCCAAGTATTGTAATTTCATCAATGAATCATGAATGGTGTTCATTAAATATTCCTCATTTCAATTAACATCAATCGTGACGTTAATAAATATAAATCATTATTATATTGCTCAGCAAACATATTTAAAAAATAAACCATTGAATTAACCGAACTCATGAGTTCTTGATAACTGATGTACTCTTTAAACTCATCGTAAAACATATCAGGGTGTTCAGTATTTACTTTCATAAATCTAGAAAGAATAAGATTAAACGACTCATCTGAGTTAAAGAATGCTGGACTTAATCCATGTACAGAAAGGTATTTTAACAAAGTAGCATATAAATTATTGCCATAAATAAACTGTGTTTTAACATCTCCTTGGTTGTCATGATTAACTTGAATAGACACCATACTGGATGTTCGACTAGAATCGGTTTTATCTATAGTTGATTTAAATAAACAAAAATTTATTCTAAACTGGGCTTCTATAAAGTTCATGTCATGATCGACAGTAACAAAACAGGATTTTGAATCATAGGGAAACATTAAATCACAACCGAGCTTATTAAAATGAAAAGCAACCGTTAACACTTTTCTTTTAGGATAGAGCATAATCGTAGCCGAACCATTTTTGAAATGAAAATTAACATCCATGACACCATCATTAAAAACGGTAAATCTAGGGTGTGGATGAAGATCATGTAAATCAATAAAGTGCCACTGTGAAAAGGGGCTATCTGTTCCGCTTAAATCAATGTTACAGGTATCCTTTAAAAGTTGAGTTAACTTCTCATTCATAATTGAAGTCAATTCTTTACCTAATCTTTTGGTTGATTTTCTTTTAAGAAACTCTTCATAAATAGTAACCATGTTAAATAAGCCTCATTTCAATTAATGCTATTTTACTTTTAAGGAATATCTTATCATCACTGTATTGTTGAGAGAACATTTCTAAATTTTTAATGAGATAGTCAATGGACGATATAATATCAAGATAACTTGGATATTCTGGGAATACTTCATAAAATACGTGTGGTTTAGTTGATTGAAATTTTAAAAAAGTAAAGAATAGTTCATCAAACTCTTTAACATAATTCATATAACAAGCCGGTAATCCATGATTCATTAAGTCTTCTATATCATCTGATGAGTTCGAATAGGAAGCATTGTTTTGATATGAAAAATGGTTAACAGTGGTTAAGTCGCTATTAACGGTGGTATTTACAAGTAACACAGACCAGTCAGAGCTTAGTTTAGATTGATTAAGTATTGTTTTTGAGAATTCAAAAACCCTGTTCAATAATGATTTTTCGAATGTCATATTATAATCGACATCTAAATAACAAACAGTATTCTTATATAAAGTCTCTTGAATCTCATTAGAAAAAGAAAACGACACCTTTAAGTTATGTTCTACTGGAATTGTGGATAGATAAGCAATGCCATATTTGAAATTATAAGATAATTCAAAATAACCATCATTCATAACACTGAAATCGCTATAAACAAAAGGATCTGCTTGCTCCGACAAATCAATGCCACATGAAGCTTTCAATAACCCTATTAAATTTGAAACAACAAAGGCATTCGATGTGTCATCGAGAGCTTCATTATTATGTAAGGTTAAAAGTTTTTCATAAATGCTTGTCATTTTAAATCCTTCAAGGAATCAATATAGATAACCGCAAGTATAGCACATAATGCACTATGCTTTCAATCTTTCTTTGTTTTCTTTAAACTGAGTTTGCAACTGGTCAGCCTTAATAATCAACTGAGGTAACATCATTTCCAAACCAACAGACGCTTTTTCTTTCACATGAACATAATTAGCATTGTATTTCATAAAGACGGTGCTTGGGTCAACCAATATAAAATCTCGCAGACCAAAGCCTTCTACCACCAATGAAGCGGCGGGTTCAACTTGAAGACTGCTACCGACCACGACAAACACATCAGACTCTCTAATATGCCTTCTGGCGTCAGACAGAATACTGTCATCTAACATTTCATCAAACAAAACAATATGCGGTCTAATTTGAGCCTTGGTCAACATACACTTATCACCCAGTTTAATGTCTTTCTTTTGGTCATAGAATACTTTGGCATTGCCAACTGGTCTTGAACGCATGATTTCTCCATGCAAATGATAAATAGACGAACTGCCAGCACGCTCATGCAAGTCATCAACGTTCTGAGTGACAACAACGACATGGAAATACTTTTCAAGTTCTTTCAATATCTCATGAGAACGATTAGGTTGAGCGGCCATGACTTCTTTACGTCTATCATTAAAAAAGTTGTTAACCTTTTTAAAGTCTTTTTGCAGAGCGTGAGCCGTTGCAACTTCATCCACACGATGATTACTCCACAATCCATCATCCGCCCTGAATGTTTCTAAACCGCTCTCCTGAGAAATGCCAGATCCTGTAAAGAAAGTGATCTTAGGTTTATAATCATCAACAGAAACTTTTAACAGAGTGGCCTTATCGAAATCATCTTTTGCTTTAAATATGCGTTCTAACATGTAACTATCCTCATATAAGTCTTGAAAGTTTAATTTAAAAATAACGACATGTCAATTTAGTTGATTATATTAAGATCATATTTAAATTGTCTGCATGGTTAACAACAAAATACGTGATTGTAAAAGTGCTGAGTTTTCGATGTATTGTTGATTAAATAAGTTTAAGAAAAGAACAAACTTATCAACATTACTAATAATTTGTTCATAGTTTGGATATTCAACAAACACATTATAAAAGTCTTCTGGATTCTCTGAACAAAAAGTCATGAACTCAATGAATACTCGTTCAAATTCAATATTAGGAATTAAATAATTTTTATGAAGATGATGGGGAATTAAATCTAGATAGTTATCTGCTAGCATATCAGGACTATAAGCAATGCTATTAAATGATTGATTACTATTAATGACTCGTTCAAAACAAAGTAGAAGAAAACCAGAAACATCTCTATCAAGAGATCTATTTGAAAAAGAGGTATAAAACCCAAATCGAGCTTCTACAAAATTTAAGTCGTGATCGACTTTGACAGTACAACGGTGTGAGCATGAAGGACGACTAAATGGAAGTGTCAGATCATACGGGTCATCAAAAATAAACATAACCTGCATTTCTTTTTTCTCAGTTTGAACATAGACTCGACCATATTTAAACTTATAGTTATAAACAATTTCCATCCCAAAAGAGCCACCATCATTCTTAAATGGGGTGATTTCATCAGAAAGATCAATATCACAAATAATCTTAAAGATATCAATAAGTTTTTGTTGAACGTCCGGTTCATACAGCCAGTTCTTCTGAGCTGTTCGAACTGCATTAAATTGTTCATAAAGTGTGGTCATGTCAAATCGCCTGAATATCAAGTAGTAGAATATTATACTCCAAAATTAACAAATTGTCTCTATATTCTTTACAAAAAACATTTAAAAACTCTACTGTTTTGTTGAGTGATTCCATACAATTTATCTGTGTCGGATAGTGTGGAAATATAGCGTAAAAATCTTTTTTATTTCTCATACAATAATTTAAGAACTTTAATAATAGTTCATCAAAGTGCCGACTGGAAAGATAAAACACTGGATTCAAACCATGATCAAAAAGATTTTGTTTATCATCTTCATCTATTGCATACATTTCTTCGTTACGATATAGAAAATTTTTACTAACATTAAAAAAATTATCCATTTTAATATTAAATAACAAGTTAGACCATACTGATGTATATTTATTATTGTCTTTAAAGTCTTTCGAGAATTCAAAGAATCGCCAGAATGAGAAACTTTGAAAATTAAGATCATCATCAACTGCTACTTCGTAATCAACATCACGATTATATAAATTATTACCATTTTGATAACATAAAAATGAAACGTTCAATACATCAAGATCACGATGAAAAGAAATTAAAGCTACACCAAATCTGAAATGATACGAAATGTCTACTTGTTCATTCTTTTCATAGATAAACACTTCCCTATAAGTAACGGACTCAGTGCTAGATAACTCAGTTCCAAAAGTAATAGTTAACAATATTTTTAACTTAGATAAAATAATAGAATTAAGCTCATCTGGTAAATAATTGTCTTTTAGTGCAGCCATATGTTCTAGTATTGTAGTCATATCATATAGCCTGCATTTCAAGTAAAAGAAGTCGAGATTCTAATAAATCAAACTGATTAATATATTGGCAATTAAATAGGTTTAAAAATTCAACAGCTTTGTGCATGTTTTCCATGAACTCAACATAATTTGGATACTCTGGAAATAATTCATAGAACTGATAAGGTCGTTTGGCACAAGAATCCATGAATTTAGCTAAAAACAATTCAAAATTAACGTCAGTATTAAAGAACTGAGCATCCAGACCTTTATCATGAAGCGATGTATATTCTTTTGCATTTGAGAGAAGATTTTGATATTCAACAGTAGTTGTTGTTGTTGAATCCTGCTCTATAATTTTTTGAATCTTAATCGCTGCATAGACAGAACTTTGGTCATAATTATTTAAAAGAGATTTTAAGAAACTAACGTGATAATTAAAAACAGCTTGTTTAAAATTCAAATCACGATCAATATAAACCCTGCATTGTTTGGAATTAAAAGGAGTATGATAAACATTATCATCTTTACGAGGAAAGAAAAAGCTTACTTCTAACTCATCATTTTTCAAACTCAACGTGGCTGATCCATATTCAAAGAAGTAATCCATAGCCACTTCCAAACCACATACGCTAATGTTATTAGTAAAATGAGGTTCATCCCCCTGCAGTTCTATACCCGTGGCATGTCGAAGCAAGGTAACAAGTTTAGAGCTAACCAAAGGCGTCATATTCCAGTTAGGTTCTTTGGTCTTTTTAAAGTGTAGCATCGCATCATAAATATTCGTCATATTAAATTCCCACCATATCAATTAGCAACATATTTGATTGCAAAGTTTTAAAATCATTAAAATACTGTTCACTGAATACGTTTAATAGTTCAACTGCATGTTTTTTATGACCAATAATCTTTTGGTAACTAGGATAATCAATAAAAACACTATAAAATTGTTTTGGCTTATTAGCACAAAGCAAGATGAATTTAACAAATAACTGTTCAAAATCATTATCTGGTATAAAATATTGGTTATTTTGTTCAATGCTCCCTAAATTAATATATTCTCCACGCTTACACTTAAAATTATCATAAGTAATAATATTAGAACTAATTCCATGTTCATTAATGATACGTTGAATATGAATAGCCGCATACTTAGGGTCAGTAACCAATACCGATCCAACATATTTATTTGGACTTAATTTAAGTTCGATGTTGTTGTGAGAAAAATTAACAAAAAAATTAAAAGTTGCCTGTTTAAAATTCAAGTCATTATCCACTTCAACTTCGCAACGGGTGGATCTAAATGGAATATATAAAGAGCCACATTCTTTTAGAGTAAAGAGAAAAATAACCTTTAATGTTTTATTTTTAGTATATACAGAGGCAAGACCATACTTGGACTTATATTCAATACTAACCTCATTCCCAAAAATAGCCATATTTTGAACAAAGAGTGATTGTTCAGCCGACAAGTCCACATTACAAATGTTTTCTAGTAAAACAACCAATTTAGACATAATTTGGTCATTAAGGGAACTGTTAAAACCATTGAGTTTATTGCATAAAAATAGGTTATCATAAATAGTTGTCAATTAGATTACCTGCATATCAAGAAGTAACATATTTTGATTAAGCAGTGATGAATCTGCTGTGTATTGTTGGTTAAATAAATTTATAAACGCAACAGTTTGATCAGTTTCACGAATAAAATCCATATAACTAGGATACTCAGGGAATGCATCATAAAAATGATTTGGATTATTAGCAGCAAAAACAATAAACTTCATAAACATTTTTTCAAAATCATAATCTGGAGTCATAAAGCGTTCATCAAGACCATCTTGAAATAGATCTTTGTAATTTTTTCCATCTGAATGAACATTGTGATGAAGTATTTCATTATAAGAGTGTGTTAAAGTGACTGTTCGTTGAATCAGCAGTGTGCGATGTTCAAAATCAGTGTATCTTGGATCTAGAATTCTTTTTGAGAAGCAAACATAATAAGAATACGTTGCTTTTTTGAAGTTTAAATCATGATCAACAGTCACTGTACAACGACTAGCCCCAAAAGGAACTTTTAACAAATCATTATTTTGAAAGAAAAATATAACTTCTAAATGATCTTTGTTAGTCGATACATCAGCTCCACCATATTTAAATTTATACGAAGATGTCATCTCCTGACCTACGATAGCACTGCTAGGCGTAAATGAAGGAGAATTGTCAGAAAGCTCAATGTCACAAAATTGATTAAGCAATGAGCCAAGCTTAGCCGCAATACGAAGTTTGACATCCGCATCTAAGGTCGTCGTCAGTTTTTGCCTGCAATCATAAAGATAACTATAAATTGTTTTCATGTTATATGGCCTGCATATCAAGTAACAACATGTTTTGTTTTAATCTTTCGTTATCACTAAAATACTGATGAACAAACACATTAACGAAATCAATAATAGCGTCAGAATGTTCAACACATTTGGAAAAACTTGGATATCCATCGAATATAGCATAAAATTCATGCGGATGTTCAGTGACAAAATCGATCAATTGATAGAATGTTTCTTCTAAATCGGCGTTGGGTTGTAAGAAGCGTTCATCCAGCTTGCTCCGCTCAACATCAATAAATACATCATCTACATCGTCTGAATGTCGGAAGGAAAGATGATTGTAAACACCATTCAAATCAATAACCCGCTGGATTTTCATTTGATTGTATCCACCATATCCACCATTGTTATGGAAAACGCTGTTTAAAAATGCAAAATACATACAATATTCAGCACGAACAAAATTTAAATCATGATCCACAGAAATAGCACAACGATTAGCTTTAAAAGGAGCTTTAAAATTTTCCTTGTGATAAAACGTCACAACCAATTGATCTTGTTGAGTCGAGACATCAACCGATCCATATTCAAATTTGTAACTAATACTTAGTTCTTGACCAATAGATCCGATATCTTTTTTAAACAGTATAGATTCATCAGAAATATCAATGCCATAAACTTTATGAAACAAGACTTTAAGTTTATTTGAAATTAATGGATTATCACCGACATCAGAATTAAGGGCTAATTTACATTTCCTGAATTGTTCGTAGAGTGTTTTCATATTAAATCGCCTGCATGTCTAATAGTAGAATTCGTGATGTTAAAATTTCAACATCGTCAGTATATTGTGCGTAAAAGAGGTTCAAGAACTCAGTAGCCTTTTCAATATTGGTCATGAACTCAACATAGGTTGGATATTCTGGAAAGACATTGTAGAATTCTTTCGGATTATACTCGCAAAAGGTTGTAGCGTCTACAAGTAATTTATCAAATCGGTTGTTTGCTTCAAAAAAAATAGAGTTTAAATTAAAGTCTTTCAAATCAATATAATCTGATGTCTCAGTGGCTCCATTCAAATAGCTTACTGTGTTGGTTTGATTGAAATTTGAATCAATAGTGCGAGCGATATTCAATGAACTATATACATGACCATCACAGTTACGATCTATTTTTAACTTTGAAAAGTTTGCATAATAATTAAAAACAGCTTGCTTAAAATTCAACTGATGATCAACATCAATAGCACATCTATCTGCATTTAAGGGGGTTTTGTAATGATCGAGGTTCTTATTAAAAAAACTAAAATATACAGATAATATATTATCTTTTAATGATATTGTTGCCTTGCAATATTGACATTTATAAGAAACTTTCAGACTAGAGCCAGTTGTTATTAGGGAAGGCTTAAAACATGTTTCTGTTACATTCAAATCAATACCACTAACCTGATTAAGTAAATCAACCAGTTTTGGAATAACTAAAGAATCAAAATCTTCATTAAAAATACGAAATTGCTTCTTAACGCTATATTTTTCAATCATATGATCATAGATTGTTTTCATGTTAAATCTCCTGCATGTCGATAAGCAGCATTCTTGATTTTAAAATATCAATATCATTAATGTATTGATGGTGAAATAGATTCAAAAAGTCTTTTGCTTTCTCCATCTGTTCAATAACATGAACAAAAGAAGGATATTCAGTAAAAATACTGTAAAACATACGGGGGTCTTGTTTAAAGAAATCAAGAAATTTGATTAAAAATTGCTCAAAATCATTGTTAGGCGTTAAAAAATATGAATTTAACCCAAATGCTGACATATCAGCATAGGTTCTGAATGTTGTTGAATGTAGATTGTTATACTCAACAGTATTAAAGCGGTTAAGCTCTTTATCCAGCACATGGTTTATTTTAATGGCACAATACGCTGATGAACTTTCATCACGGTTTAAGTTATATTTTGAGATGCTGATATAATATTCAAAACGAGCCTTTTCAAAATTCATTTCATGATCGACATCTATTTGACAATGCCATGCATTGAAAGGGAAACTTTCTTTCATCTTTCTCAAAAATTTGAAGTCAGCCGTCAGCACTCCTTTTTTAGACGTAACGGAAGCCGAACCATAAGGAAAATAAAACTCAATGGTCACAAAACCACCTGTTATGATCGTATTGCGTTTGAACTCAGCATCTTGGCCTGACAAATCCACACCCGAGACAATTTTCAGCAACACAATCAAACGAGCAATAATCGTAGGCTCAACAGAATAATCCTTGTTGGTTAACTGTTCATAAATAGTGGTCATATTATATAGCCTGCATATCAAGCAATGAAATTTTAGATTTCAATAGTTTTTTACCATTTTTATAATCATTATTGTAGAGTCTCAAAAACCGTTTAAACTCATCATCAGAAGTAAGGATATCTTTATGTGATGGATATCCATCAAAGACACTATAAAAAATTTCTGATTGATAAAAGCAATAATCAATCATTTTAAAAAAGGGCGTATAAAAGTTATTATCATTAGTAAGATAAATTTTTGGCAAGTGCTCATGTTTTAAATGAAATCGAAACACATCAAAGCCATAAGATGAGATGGCATAAGACAATGATGTTGTAGTATTGAAATGGCTGTCAACCAATCTATCTATGCAGAGCGTTCCTTTTTGATTAGGTGTTCCAAAGGAAAAAGCACTCTTAAATGTGGCTGATTTATAGTTCATGTCCTCATCAGTAATAACAACCAACTCTTGTGATCCTACTGGGATTTGTTCAATAAACTGGTCGCCCTTAAAATAGAAAACCACTTTGATATGTTCTTCTTTACAGGTGATGTCAACTGTTGCATATTTGAAAGAAGCGTGAATGGAACCTATGCCAGAAAAAAGATCCGAAAACCCAGCAACTAGCGTTTCCTCATCTATATGGCACAATTTATAAAACAAAGTAATTAATTTTGATTGAATAAGAGTGTTAAACGAAGATGACACAGCATCTGTATATTTTAAAGTTTTTATCTCGTTTAAAATAGTCATAAAACACTCCAATAATTTGCAATATCATATCATAATAGAGTGATTATATCAATCAAAATAAATTAAATAGATTTTTTAGACTGTTTAAACAATGGAAATATACTAAATAGCCTGCATTTCGAGCAATAGAAGCCTTGACTCTACAATCGAACAATCCTGTATAAATTGGTCATGGTATAAGGTGAGAAACTTTTTGACAGCTTCACTGCTGGACGCTAGTTCTATATGGTCTGGGTATTCTGAAAATACAGAATAGAACAGATTTTGTTGCATCTCGCAACACTCTAACATTTCTTTCAACGTGTCATAAAAGTGGTGATTGTTTTCAAAAAACAAGGCTGGAAGATCGTTTGTTTTAAGCCAAGTGTGTGTTTTACGACTATTGTTATTACGGCAATTGATAACTGTGCTTAATTTAAAATTTTTATCAAGAACTTTATAAAAGAAGATTGTGGCACGATGTTTAGGGTTATCCAATGTCCATCCAAAATCATAGCGGATTTCAAATTCAGCCAGCATGTAACGCAACCGTTCATCCACATCAATATCGACACAATAAGCACCGGCTGGAAGGCTTGGGTGTTTTTCCTTTTTATAAAATTGAAATGAGACAAAAAATCGTTCGCCGCTCAATATAATCAGAGCTTCTGCTTCACCAACGTCAGTGCCAGTGTAATTGAAATGATACTTAATTTTTTGATGTTGATTATAATCGTCATCAAAGTGGAAATAATTTTCATCATCAGGCGACATTGAGGATAGATCGATATTACACACACTATTAAGCAGTGTAACAAGCTTTTTCTTGATAGCAACATGAAATTCTGCAGTAAGCCCGTTTCTGCCATTGAGGTTAAATGTTTTGATATCGTCTTTAAAACTCATAATCACTCCACTATTTAAAAACTAGCCATTTTTAAGATTAACAAATTATCTTTTAAAACATCAAGTTTTGATTTATATTCTTTAATATACACATTCAAAAATTTCTCACAGGCATCTTCTTGTGAGGTAACTGATGGATAGTGATCAAAAACTTGCTGAAATTCGTTTGAATTATTTGAATATTGATTAAGCATTTCCATCAATATTTCACTAAACATTTTTTTATTCTTTAAAAATATAGCAGGACTGAATAGGTTTCTCAAATTAAAGCAAGTATACAAAGAATAATTAAAGCCATATTGTACAGATGTATAGAACTTTAACTGTTTGGAGACATAATAAATTAAGTAGATATCGCAATCAGAACAGTCTTCTTCTTTCTTATGTACAGTGAATTTTTTAACATACTGTGCTTTTTTAAACTTTAAATCATTATCTACTTTTACATGTAAACACAACATACCAGAAGGAATAGAATGCTCAACGTCAATGATGTTGTCTTCAAAATTAAAAATAACAGTAGATTCAACAAGATTTAAACTAATTGAACAAAACTTACACTTATATTCTAAGCTATTGAATCCAATTCTTAGATAAGAAAAAAAAGTGCCATCCAAAATACTAGTCTCATTGATATGAATTTTACAGATAGTATTTAACAATATCGCAAATTTTTCAAAGACAATACTGTGCTGATGGTTATTGACACCAGCCTCTAATTTATATATGAGCTGTCTTAAAATTGACATCAATCGACTCCAATAAAGTATTTAAATTATAACATACATAGCTATTTTTGGCAATAAAAAAGGCCACTAAACGAATAGTAGCCTTCTTTGTGAATAAGGAGTCAGGCGGCGATGAATGCCATTTGGTAAAGACCTGACACACAACCTGCATGGTGGAAACAATTCAGTTGTATTATCCAGTTGAGGTTCCTTTTTAATTAGGAAAACTCGGGTGATGTCACGAAGGTTGTCTGAACTAAACACACTTCGCCGGTCTTTTTTTGACTACACATCTTTCTGTGCATAATCTCATTTTTAAGCTCATGTCCTCTGCAAAAGATCCCTTAGCAGAACACTTACCTTTGATTTTTTAAGCAAAACAACACAGAATTCAAGGCCAAACTGTTAGCTGTCGTCCGCTTTCCACATCCAGTAATAACACACGCAGGAGCTATTACCGAAATCTTTTATAACTGCAATAATATGAGATTATAACAAATAACACTTAAAAAGTCAATGTTAAATAGCCATGATTTCTTTTTCTTTCTGAGTTAACAGTCCATCAATAATCGCCATCGTCTCATCAACGTCTTTCTGAATGGAATTACTCAATCGTTTTTCATCGTTTTCATTGATTTCTTTATTCTTCAACTGTTTCTTATAAGCACTGAAAGCATCTCTACGAAGATTACGAACAACAATGCGGGAACTTTCAATGTTCTGACGTAATTGCTTGATATACATTTTACGTGTTTCTTCTGTCAATGCTGGTAGCGGAACATAGATACTGGTGCCAGTATTTGAGGGATTTAAGCCTAGTCCAGCGTTCAAGATAGACTTTGTGATGGCTCCTACTGATTTGGGGTCAAAAGCGACTACTTTGAGTGTTCGAGCGTCTTCTACAAAGATGGTTGCCATTTGTTTAAGTGGCGTCTTTTCATTCTGGTATTCAACAATGACCGAATCCAATAAGCTAGGATGTGCTCGACCTGTTCGAATTTTAGCCAACGTAATTTTCAAAGAATCAATGGCTTTTGATAATTCTTTTTGTGTTTCTCTTTTAACATTAGTCATGATAAGTTCCTTTAAATTAAACAAATAAGAAAAACACCGAATGGAAAACCATTCAGTGCCAGTTAACAAGTATAAATGTAGCTATGATTTAAGACGCATCTCCACTCATAAGTCCTCCTTATATATATTTGTTTTCAACACCAATAGTATAGAGAAAACAAACTAGTAGGTCAAGCGTTAAGAAGGAAGAAAGACTAAGATGATTTCCAGTATAAGTGTCAAAAATAATAATGAACAAGCAATTAGTGTAAACGTTCCAATAAAAGCGAGAATGAATTTAAATGTGCGATGATGTTTCGCATGAAGAAAGAAATTCAAAATCATAAATCTCTCCGATGTTTGATCGTACAAATATACCTTTAAATATATTTGTCAAATAAAAAATGGTTGCTACTTCAACTTAACAGCATTTTCAGGATTAAAAAAAACTTGATGACCTACAACATCAGAATAGACATAATCATCTATTTTTTCATCAAAATAAAAAAGCTTTTGGTCAGCACACAGTTTGTATTGAGACACATCATAAGCCACTTTAAAATAGCCTAATGATTCAAAATAAGCAGCATGGTCATTAAGCCAGTTATCGAAGTCCTCTTCCACACTCCAAGCACACCGCCAACCATTCTTAGCAAATTTTTTAAACATCCGGGGCTTCATGATTTCGCAGTCAATCAGACAATTACGAATGCCGAAATGACCTTTCAATAGGTTAGCTTCATTCCTATGACCACCTCTGAATGGCCCGAGTTTATTGATATTTTCCAAACGAAATACAGTAATTTTTTTCATATTCAATTCCTTGAAAATAAAAAAGACCTTTCGAAAAAGGTCTTAGTTTTAATCACATCCAGTAACGCCAATCGTTGCAGAGCTTGTCGATAGCTACGGCTTCGTAGTCATCGAGGGTGTTCAATTGCTCCCTGAGTTGCTGCTTGCTTTTCGCCCGGTATTCCTGACGGTAAGCTTTGCCGGGGCAGTAATCGAAGCGTGGGCCGCTGCAGGAGTGGAACCACTGCGTTTTTTTCTTGTTAGCTTGTTCTAATGTCAATCCGATGAAACCTTTGTTCCAATTCCACTCGACCAATCCATTTTCGCCCAAATCACTCTCATCCAGCAAGAAAGTTTTGACGAAATTGTATTTTGATTTATCGTTTTTGCGGCGTATTGTTCTACTCATAATTAATAACCTCTATTAAGTTTAAAGAATAGACATGGGCAGACTCCTTCTAGTTAATTAATTTACTTTATTCGATTTAAGGTGGTCATGATACCTAGATTTAGAAGTTATTGCAAGACTTTTTTAAAAATTTTCAACAAATGACCATATCAAACAATTTCAGACGATCTTTGAAATCAACCGAGTTAAAATCATATGCTGATGGAACGAAGCATTCCGGCAACATTTCTTTTACTTCTTCTTTATTCTGATGTAGGTAAAATTTAAACAATAAACTTTCATCGCTTAAAGAACACAAGCGTCCATTTTCTTTGTCAATTGAATAGGATTGTTTAGTTTTCAGACCTATTGACTGTGCAACAATTCTTTCAAAATTAAGATTTTTATCAAAATTTAAGACAAAACTTGATTTTATTCCTGAAACATTGAATAAACCTTTGTAAATTGCCGAGCAAATATTGAAATCATCATCCACACAAAGAGAAAAAGTGGCATTGACAGCCTGATAAGGATAGAAAGGAAATGTCGGACAGTCTAATTTGATGACCGCACTGTATGACGAACTTCCTTTTTTACCTAACTTAAACCATTTATAAATGACAAAAGAGAAGTCTTCATTACCATTAATAATAATGGTATTGTCTTTAACTTCAATATCAACAGTAAGATTAATATTAAATTTATTGTTAATAATGACTATATTTTTTAACAAGTTTTCTTTAAGCGTGTTAATGCGAGCAGTATAATAGTCATTAACTGAATTAGCTTCACTGATATCAGTTAAAGTGCTCAAAAGTAATTAGCCTTTAACCGAATAATTTCATCATGAGTTTCAAGAATTTTGGCACAAAAGAAAATAATCAACTCTTTGTTTTTGAATGCTTTGTTATTAAGGCTACGGCTCATTTTAACAAATTTTTCATAATGCTCAGGTTCGGCCAGCTTATAGCCATGTTCTTTGAATTCATGATATTTGAGAATAGGTGCCAACTCAGAGTTAGAGCGAATAAGTTCAAAAAGACTATCGAAATATTCTTCTTTATAGGCAATGCCTTTATCAATGACAATATTGTGAATCATCTTCAAAATTTGACTACAATGGTCATTTTCAGGAAAACCATGATCTTGAATATTCTGGCGAAGGTGGTGAGCCGCTAGATTGTAACTATCAGTAGCAATCAAAATTTTAATATCATCCATTGAAGTCATTTTAGATCTAACATGTAGCTTCATAGATTCCAATGTGTGCAGTAGAGCAACTAGTTGATTCATGATCTAACTCCATAAAATTGAGAAGCCTAGTATACCAAAAACAAGCACAAAAAACAACGTTATTTAAGATCAAAAAAAGACCTATCACTAGGTCTTTTATATATAAGTGAGGATTATTTTGCCCAAGCTGCTTTATTCTCAGCTTGAATTTTATCAAATTCCACTTTTTGTTTGTCATCTAAAACAGCTTTGATGTCGGTATCAAGTTTCATTTTGCTCTCTTTCATTAAACCATCAATTTTTGTTTTCTGATCGGCTGTTAGATTGAGTCTAGCCGCATCAGCTTCCATCTTGCCTTTCATCATTTTAGCACCCATGTGTCCTTTCATTTCGGACGTGGTATTCTTCATACCATCAGTCGCCCCAGACATAGCACCTGAAGTGTCTGCTGCAAAAGAGCTAGCGGATAGAGCCATTAATGATGTAAGTGCAGTAGTAATTAGTAATTTTTTCATAAGTATAGCCTCCAAAGTTAATTTAGTTAAATTTGTTTCATGTTTTATTTGATACTTAGTGAAGTTTATTACGAATTTTTTCGTATAGACTAAGTTGTGTATCATTAAGTATGTGTTTAATGTCATGATTGGCGTCAGCAGCTTTATTCTTAAGAACTGAATAAATCTCTTTTCTTTGGTGGGAGGTCAATTTCAAATTTTTGTATTCATCCTTGAAATGATCTCCGAGAAGTTGATTCATTTCAGTCTGTTCAGTTGCTTTATTTTTAATGAGTCTTCTAACTCCATAAGCAACAGGCAATAAAGCCGCCAGAGCAATCGGAACTGTATTTTTATTCATACGTCCTCCTTACTGTTGGTCTTCAACATCATACTATAAAAATACAAAAAGTAAAGAGAGGATCATACTTTTAAATATAATGCAAGAACTTTTTACTATATGAACGCAAAAAAAAAGACCTATTTCTAGGTCTTTTTCGTGTTGCTTTAATCAGTTGGTGGAGGGCGTTAAGTTGCTTTAATCAGTTGGTGGAGGGCGTTAAATTGCCACTTAAAAAAACCGCACCGCTTGATTCATTTCCATTCTAATATCATCATCTATAATAAGTTTAATTATCTAATAGTTGTTGACTACGGCATGGGCAGCTCACCTCCGAGCACTTCATTTTAAACAATTTTAAAGTGAATGTTTATGTGTTTGTTATACTCTAATATTATATCATCAATTTAATTATCTAATTTTAGTGTATTACGGCATTCCTAGTTCACCTCGAGCACTTAACTAATTATCAAGTGGTTAATGTTTATTTTAAAGCTAGTATCATCATATTAAATAGTCTCATTCTCTAATTTGATTACTTACTCCATCGGTAGTTCACCTCGGGCACTTGATTAGTATAACTGGTTGTTTTCGTTAGGGTTCTTGTTCTCGTCTTGATGTGTCTATAATACCGAAAACCGGTCCATGTGGCAAGCACTTTTTTCACTATTTTTGAAAATATTTTAGAACTTGAAAAACCCAAAAGCGTCCTTAATTTCATTGACGTTCTGGTTCGTTTCTGTTAGGGCTTTCATTGTCCCCTGCTTCAACACATCAAGCACAAAATCATGCTGGTTATTCAACAAGAGACGTTTCTCTCTGATAGGAGCAATGACCGTTTCTAAAACACCAACCAGACGCTTTTTCAATGTACCATCACCTAACCCGCCACGTTGATAGAACTCTTTAAGGTTCGCCACCTCATCCACATCAGGATCGAAAGCATCAAGATAAGTGAACACTACGTTACCTTCTACTTGGCCGGGATCTTCAACCTTCAAGTGGTTGCTGTCCGTAAACATCAAATTGACGGCCTTTTGAATGTCTTTCATGCTTGCGTATAGATTAATGGTATTACCGAGCGATTTGCTCATTTTAGACTTACCATCGAGGCTTGGAAGTCTTCCTACTGTCGAGGTAAGAGCTTTGATTGTAGGAACAATCTCAAAACCTATCTGGGAGTTAAGCTTGTGGACAATCTCATTCGCCTGCTCAATCAACGGAAGCTGGTCTTCACCGACTGGAACAAGGTCAGCTTTGAACGCTGTAATGTCTGCCGCTTGTGCAACGGGATAGGCTAAGAAACCTGCTGGAATGCTGCGTTCGAAGTTTTTAGCTTTAATCTCATCACGAATGGTAGGATTCCGTTCTAAGCGAGAGACAGTGACAAGGTTTAGATACAGCAAGGTAAGTTCTGCAATCGCTGGGAGGTGTGATTGAACACAAATCGTAGTCTTGTTCGGATCAATACCACAAGCCAGATAGTCTTTGGCGACTTCAATGACGTTATCACGCACTTTGGTTGGATTACCCATGTTGTCAGTCAACGCCTGATTATCAGCAATCAAGATCGTTTGCTGGTGCAGATGCTGCAGTTCTACTCGGTTTCGCAATGACCCTACGAAATGCCCAAGGTGAAGTGAACCTGTTGGCCTATCGCCAGTTAAGATCTTTGACATGATGAACTCCTAAAAATAATTAAATTATTATAATAAATAATGAGAATAAATGCAAGAATTAAATGTGAAAAAATATCCGCAACTTTTCTTCTTTAAGTTTAATGGTAAAATGGAATAAACAAATACACACATAACTTATCATGAACTATTACAGCACCAATAAAATACGAAAATCATTAGGAAATACAACCAAGAATCCAAAGTCTAAAAAACAAATTAACGATTTCTACAGTGACGTAAATATCTTTAATATTTTAAATGTTGAAAATGTCTACTTACCAAAAGGTACAGATGAAATCCATATTTCCCAAGATGACTTTGAAAAGATAAACCTACTAGCTGCTTTAAAATTAGAAAGAGGGTTCAAAACCAAACGAGTAGGCATGGCGAATCCAGAAATCTATAAAGAAATGGAAGCGTTCAAAGTTTCATGTATAGGCGATGTAAGAAAAGCTATATCAACTAAAATGAAAGAAGTCGGTGGTGTAAGATTGGATCAAAAAATGTCCATGACCAAAACGGCGATAAAAAAGAAACTCATCAATACCATACCAGATGACATTGAATCAAAACGTATCGTTTCCATAGATTTTGAATTCTCTAACAAGCGAGATTTGATTACTGAAATGGGCATGACGATTAAACAAGGCGATAACCTCATATCAAAACACTACTTAATTGATACTGCCTATGAAAGCAAGAGTGATAGCAGTTTGCAACGAAGGTTTAGATTTGGACAAACAGGAGTAATCACGTTAGACCAAATGGCTGAAATTATTAAGAAACAACTAGCTGTCGCGGACTATGTTTTATTTCATGCTCATAAGGAAGACTTAAGATTATTTGGAGTTCATAGCATATGGATAAGCGATTATCCACAACTGAACATATTAGATACTCAAATTTTCTATGGCAAACAGAAGCCACTTCAAGAAATGTTAACAGAATTTGAAATTGACCATACGAAAAAAGAAATGCATAACAGTGGTAATGATGCTTATTACACAGTTAAATTGTTGGAGAAATTAAATATCAAACCAATCCCAGAAACAGTAATTGAAATAATTACAACAGTGGAAAACAAAATTAAACCTAAAATGAGTATTAAGCCATGAAGAAAATGATATACGTTATATTAGCTATAAGTTTTTTTACAACTGTTGGGAATACGCTTGAAAACGAATCTAATAAAGAAGAACAGCATCCTATAACGAAAATAGAAAAAATTTTTGATAATATAGTTAAAGTAAAAATATACGATGAAGATATAAATTTAGAACAATGTCAAGCAAAAAAAGCAGTAGCACTTGAAAAATTTAAAATAGAATACAAAGATATGAAGATTACAGACGGAACTTGTAGTAAAACACTTAGTTACAAAGACATTAAAGATATAAACACATGTAATAAGACTTTTGAAGATATGCCTAAATACATAGAAGTCAATAAAGAAGCACATCTTTCACTTAAAAGAGCATTATGCAAAGAAAAGAAAGATGCGATAAAAGTATATAGTTATCAAATTACAGCAGAAGTTGGATTTACGGATAACTTATCATATAAATTAGAATCCTTTTTTAAAATTGTTGCATACATTTTTTCATTGCTTATTATAATAATAATGTCTCCATTTTTTTTAATTAATTATCTAATTGTTTCTTTTCTGTAAGAGCTATTAGAGAAAATGAATAATAAACATAAAATGAGTTTAAAACCATGAAAAAAATAATTAATAAAATAAAAAAAATATTAAACTATGATGTAGAACCTCTAATAAACAAACTAAAATTAGGTGAAATATTTTTAAATGTAGTAGAATTTATATGTAACAAAATTATTTATAATATATACAGATTTACATTAGAACCATTGATTACATTAATAACTACTTTCTTTACATCGTATAGAAAAACAAAAATAGCCATAATAATATGGATGCTGAGTTTTAATTTTTTTTATACTATAGGGGATTCTTTTTCTCTGGGATTTAATGGCGAAACTGGGTTTAGTTCTTACAATTATGAAAAAGACTCAAAGATTATATCAGAAGAGAAATTAGCCGACGAAATGATTAAAATAAAACACTATTACCAAACTTCTAGTTTGGAAGGATGTAAAATTGAATATGAAAAATCATTAAGCTATATTGAAAAAAAATATAGAAATCTTAGCATAAAAAGTAATAAGTGTAGCCTTAAACCAAACAATAATTATTACAATTATGAAATAATAGCCGAAGCTAATTATTTTTACACATTTATTTACGGAATTGGATCATTGATAAAATCAGTTTCATATTATTTTGGTGGATTGGCTATTGTTATTGGAACTATTATTATTTCACCATTACTATACTTAGCTAATAAGTAAAATAAAAAAATAAACTAAACTAAACCTAAAATGAGTATTAAGTCATGAAAAAAATAATAAATAAAATAAAAGAGATACTAACTGCTGATGTTGGTAAATCATTAGATAGATTAGAATTATGGGATTTTTTTTATAATGTATTTGAATTTGTATGTGTAAAGATAATATACAATATTTACCGATTTACATTAAGACCATTTGTAATTTTTTTAGACAGTTTCTTTTCATCTTTTAAAAAAACAAAAATAGCAATATTAATATGGATGTTAACTTTTAATTTTTTTGTCCATGTTGGGACTACTGCGGGAGAAGGTAACGGTAATAGATTCAACAGTTCCATTGGTTTCAATTCTTATGACTATCATAAAAACTCAAAAACTATAACAACTGATACATTGGCTGGAAATATAGTTAAACTGAAATATCATTACGAAAATGAAAATCTAGAACAGTGTAAAAATAATTACGATGATACATTAAAACAAATAAATAACATAAACAATAGCTTTTCTATCGTTGAAAATGAATGTTATAAAACTATGACCAATACATACGGTTATGAAATTATTGCTGAAGCCAGCTACATTGATAAATTTTTATACAAAATAGAATCTTGGAAAGCGTCATTACCTTATTATTTTGTAGGCGTTGCTATGGTGGTTGGTGGAATACTACTTTCACCGTTTTTATTATTAGCTAATATATAAGATAAATTTAAAACATTGGAAAATAAAAAAAATAAATTAATATCATATAAAACAATAAGTGTTGTTTTTTTGTGAGTTTGCTATAAGTATTATCGTATGCTATATAATAGTATATATAAGATAACATTGGAGTTTTTAATGAACTTTAAAAGCATAAAAAATGGATTTAAGATGACTACTGTGGCATTAACAATAATGAGTATAGTTGGTTGTGCTGGTAAACCACAAATCGTAGTTTACGATAAAAAAATGAATGATAAAAAGGAAGAAGTTGTCAACTTAACTGACGTGAATAAAAATGGTGACAACTTTGAATATAGAAAGAACTCAAAAAATGAAATTGTAATGATAAAGAAAGTTAGTGCTTTCTATAATCAGGAAGATTGTAAAACTAATGCTGAAACTGATTACAAAGAAACTGTTAAAACAGTATTAAAGGAATCAAAACTACAAGATATCTACAACAGTGAATCTTTGTCTTACACTGAAACAGTTGATTTTAAAATAACCAAGACGGGATGCCAGATAAATAAAGAAATGCTTGATAAAACATCTACAATTGAAGAAAAAGAACAAAAAATATACAACTATGAAATTAAAGTAGAGAATTTTGATAAATCTAGTGGCAAACCCTCAACTATGAGTAAAATAGGTCGTGCTCTTGGAATGACAATAGCCTTTCCATTTATCATAGTTGGATTTATAATACTGTTTCCAGTTTATCTAATTAAAAGTTTGTTCTAAATCTTAAAGTATAAAAATAATAAGCCAATCATAAGTTGGCTTTTTTATTAAGTTGCTATAAGTATTATTGTATGCTATATAATAATATATATAAGTAAATAATGGATTTTTTTAATGAACTTTAAAATAATAAAAAATGGATTTAAGATGACTACTGTGGCATTAACAATAATAAGTTTAATAGGGTGCAGCAGTTCCCCTAAAAAAGATATACCTGTCTATAAACAAGAAATGGATGAACCATTACAGATTGGCATGAACTATAAAAAATTTGAAGACGATTCAGAATTGAGAATTTATGTTAAAAAAAATAATAATATAAGTTCTGTAATGAAGACAAGTAAATTATATTTAGATGAAGAAATGTGTTGGAAAGATTTATCGACAGAAGCTAATATATTGATAGAAAAACTAGGCCCATTTAAAGGTCAAAAAAAATATGAAATTTTAAATAATAAAGATTATATGATAGTTACAAAGACTTGCGAAGGTGCTTATAATAGAGAAAATATCAAAGGCTTTCGATACACAATTGAAGTTGAGCCTTTAAGTGCAACAGCACAAGAAAATATGGATGACGTTATTGATTTATTTAAAGGCATCGCTTTATTTATTTTTGGTGTTGTTGTTGTTGCACCAATCGCGATTGTTGGGATAGTGGTTATTGGAATTCCACTTATAATCTATTCGATGATTACTGGTAAGCAATACTGGTAAGAAAAGTTTTTGAAAGTAGAAAAGGTAGCCTCGGCTACCTTTCTTGTTCTCTTCAATCACTGATTACTTTTTAAACTTCTGAAGTTTTACTTGTTGATCCGCTTTATAGCAGTCCATATCCTGATAAATGCTTTCATTACTCAACGTGGTCGCTTTCTTGTCAATGATAACCACACATTCTTTATCACCAAACGTCTTCACACGGTAAGGAATGTCAACACCAACACCTTCTTGCTTAACCTTTACAAACTGCACATTCTTATTCAGTGGCTTACTCATCGTCAAAACTCCGTATTAAATACTACCAAATCACCGTGAGCTTACATGAAGGCTAGCTTGAGGAATGTCCATCAGATCGGCAATCGTTTTATCATCACCTTTCTGAGCAGATACACCAAGGCTCATGCTTTCACCGTAACAGTGGACTTTGACTTTACCAGCCGCTGTAAAGATGAACTTGATGAAACCAGCACTCTCACAATCCGAGCTGCCCAAGAAAGCGGCTTCTGCAACAGCTTTGTGTTCCAACTCGTTAGAGAAGACAACAGCCTTACCACGCCAGATAACGTATTTAGCATGTTCCACTTCATCATTGTTCTCAACACCGATGGCATTCAGGATATGAGTGTGGTCATCACGTCGAGTGCCTACACGCAATGATTCGCTCTTACCCTCGCACTTCGCTTGAATTTTGTCTTCATCAAGAAAAAGCTTAATAAAGCCTGCACCATGAATCAACTTGTCACGACCGAAAAGACGATGGGCCATGTCACTATGAACAATCTTTTCGTGAAACACAACAAAGCGATCTTGATGACGAATGTATTTAGTTGGCATGTAAAAGCTCCTAAGCTCTTTGAAAGTAAGTTATTATACCAAAGAATGACCACGCAAACAAGGTTTAAATGCCAAATGCGGCCTGAACTTCGTTCTTGATAGACATTGGAACACCATCCGCAAAACACATGCCGATTAGGCTTTTTTTGAGCGATACAATATCACCAACTACAAAGCATTCGTCTGGAACATCGCTTTCATGCTGCCAAGCATGTGGATCAAAGTCTTTATTGATCATTCCCTGAGTTCTGAGATAGGTTTGGTTGCCATTGATATGATATTTTTCATTACTGATTTTTGAAGCGTCAAGCATAAAGCATACTTGATGGTCACACTGCCATTTAGAATGCTCACCAGACCAGCTTGTGCCTTTCACAATGGAACCATCTTCGGGAATGAAGTGACCCCAATGGCGTTTTTCGAGTTTATTCGTTTGAAGTGCTTTGAGTGCTTGTTTAACCGTTGTCCAATGGTAGATAATCATGCTGATTAACTCTGTGGTTTATGTGGGTGTATTATAACAAAATTGCCAAATTTAGGCAATAAAAAAGACGCCACTAGGACGCCATTTTTATTTGAACTTTATCTTCTGCACCTTCCAGAAAGTTCCATACTGCATTTCGCACTGATTTAGGCAGTGTTGGTGAAGTATCTGGACGTTTCTCTTGGTCGTAAGGAATTGAATACAATGTTTGGGCTGGCATAGCAATCATACCGTCATAGTAATCAATCTTGGCTGACTGGACACCATCAGCTTCATTTCCAATGATTTTGAGGTCATCGGTAACATAAGTGGATAGATGAGAACCGCGTTCCAAGTTCTTATCATTGAAAATTAATACTTTACCATCATTGAAAACAACAGCGAGCACACGTTTTTCTGTGCTGAACAGTCTACTTAGCGTCTTTAACATGATCATCTCCGAATTTTTCTCAATTATAGCATGAAGTGTTACTTATTTCAACAGCATTGATAAAATATTCGTGTTTCTTTTATTCACACCACCAGTAGGGAAGATAGTCTCGGTTGGAGTGACAAGAAGTAAATCATAAGCGGGGAACTGATAATTATCTGATTTACCATCTTTTTTGTATGCAATGATAGATTGATCATTATCAAGCTTTATTGTTAATGGTAAATTTTTTGAAATATCAATTTCAACGATTGAAAACGCCACACCAGATCGAAGGGTAAAGGCTGCACCAGCGTTAACTGCCGCAAGATCGAAGGGCTGTGTGCCAAGTCCTCTTAACCATAAAGAACTTTCATCAATGGTGAAAGCAACAAAGCTACCATTGGATTTTACCAGAACAGACCCGTCTTTGAAAAGGTAGCCTTCTTGATTTCTTGTATTTATTTTTCTTTTTGCAAAAGAATCAATGGACTCGACCAAATTTAAGCCTTCAATTTTAGAAAGACTGAGTATGATTTGTGAATGTGTTTTTTTGTGATGTTTGGCAAGACTAATTACTTGTCCTTGTGTAATGCCATCTTCTTGATAGGTTTGCTTTGTAAATAACTCTGCTAATTGATCCATAATATTATAATAGTTACGTTTGCTTATTTTCACGATAACACTAAAAATACTTTTTTCAATAATAAACCTTGAAATAATAAGCATTAATAATAAACAAACATTAAAGAAAAGAAAATCCCCACATATGTGAGGATTATAAAAGATTCTTGTTCAAGCTGCTTGGTTAGATCCTATTCGACCATGACGAAGTGGTGTAGGAGATCCATTAAGTTCCTGACTAAGATAGAACTTACGGTATTGGATAACTTGTTCGGCTGGATAACGCATAATACCTTCATTGACAAGGAGTTCAACAACGAAATCATCAGTAATATCAAGTTGTGTTGTAGAAAGGATGTTTTCGATAAGATCAAGTTGCTGGTCATTCAAATGAAGCGTATTGCGAGTGTGCATTTTTGTTTCCGATGGTTAATTAAGTAGTTATCATTATAATATAAGTTTACTCAAATTTCAAGGATACAAAAAAGCCCATCGAAATGGACTGTATTGTTAAGCAATGAATACGCCTTTATTTTTATTACTAGGATCACTTGGCTTGATATTGTTTTTAGCCACTTGTGTTTCAAGTAAAAGACCTTCTTGAATTCTGCGAGACACAAGGTTATTAACGCTAACAGAAGTAGCTATTGGGAACTTGTCAATCTGTTTAGCAGCTTTAATGATACCTTTGTTAGCTTCGTAGTTAGTGGTTACACCATGTTTATTAAACAACTTAGAAAGATCCTTTTGAACTGCCTCATAAGCTTCTACAAACATATTGTCTTTCATTTTCCCCATAACACTTTCTTTTGGTATTTTCTTGATGTCTTTAAAATCAACTTGATATACTTCCAATCTTTTTAAAATGTCTTCTTTCAATACAGAAGAAGAAGAACCATCAGTAATAGGTTGAAAGCTGAGTAGTTCTGGTGGTGTGTTAAGGTTGTTATAATGACCATCACTAATGGTTATCGTGTTAACAACCATACCTTCTGCCATCATAGGAAACATGCTTACTTTGTGATACATATTGAAAAGCTCATACTGACCGTCATCAACAACTAAACCAAATTTATGAAAAGTTTGTTTAAATTCTTCTAAGCTGACATCTCTGTTTAAATTCAATAAATCACTTTTTAATGCGGTTGCAGTTTCTACAAATTTATTCATGGTAACTAGCTTGTGGTTCATAATAGTACTCTTAGTTATATATCCATATATCATAACACATTAAAATATTTTTCAAAGTTTGGTTAATTTAAACAAAAAGGGCATTTTATGCCCTTCTTTTAATACAACATAAAATCAGTCTACTATAACTGCAGTATTTTTAAGTCGTTTAAACATACTAAAAGCCTGATCGACAGCTTCTTTCAAAGGGCCATTAATCATGATTTTATCATTATTCGAACTGTCCATGCCATATTGCACTCGAATATCATTATCTTGTTCTTTTATGGAGTGCTTAATTTTTATTAACTCAAAAACATGTGGTTTAACACGAACATCAGACAAGAAATAGTGCAGATTAATATGATCGAGTTCAAATTGTTGGTTCAAAGTAATATCTTTGAGCTGAAGATCACCTACAAAGATGTTCTCTTTCAACTTGAAGTTTGATTTATTTAAAATAAGCACATAGTTAATGGATTTACTTGAAATGTGATGAGTGACTTTATAAACTGTCTCAGTCTTAAATAAAGGTTTGAAATTGTCCACATCAATATGGCTATCGACATTAAAAATAGCTGACAATTCGGTGAAAATTGTGGTGAAGTTAACGAGCACATCTTTTTTAAATTCTTCGATTGAGTTGTATTGATCAGCACTGAAATAAACTTTAATGGATTCTTCTGACATAGATCACCTCGTGGTTGAAGTAGCTCGTTATTGTATAACACCTAGGAAAAATAGTCAATATTAAAGTGTCAACATGCTATACACTTTCAGACGATCTGTAAATTCTACGGAATTAAAATCATAAGCAGATGGGATGTAGTATTCTGGCAACAGTTCTTTAACTTCTTCATTTCTGTTATGAGCTAATTTAAACAAAACTACTTCATCATCAAAAGGACAAAGCATATCAGAAGATTTAATAACAACAATATTTTTACCACCAAGCCTTGGAAGATAAGTGTTTTCGATATGTTCTAGCATAAGTAGGTTATTAAAATAGAGTTTTAACCATACGACATCACCATTATTAATAAAGGCGGTTCTAAATTGAGCTTTTTTAATACTGAAATCGTCATTGAAAATAATAAAAAAAATAGATTTGCTACTCTGTGGAAGCGTAAAAGGAAATCCTTTGCAGTTAAACTTTAAAAGATGATCAGGTTTCAGTTTTGATTGAAACCATTTAGAGACAGTAAACGAATGTTCTTCAACACCTTTAATAATAATATCATTACCAAGGTCTGTTACATCATAATCTAGTTTAATATTGAAGTGCTGCTCTATCTTTAAAATAGAATTATATATTTTTTCTTTAATATCAGTCTTTTTTGATTGGATATAACATGCAAGTTCAGTCATAGGTGTGTTAGTTGTCATAATTTTTCCTTAATTTAAAAAGTAAGTATTGAGAAGACACGCCTCTAGATGAAAAGTCTTCCATCTTAAAATCATACCCCGATAGCATATTTCGTCAATAATATTTAAAAGTTAAATCAATGACATTTCAAATAAAGTTAGTTTACGTTTAAATTCAGGTGACGAAAAATCATAGACACCCATTACAGACAATTCTGGAAATAGTTCATCCATCAGGGCTGTTCGGTGAGCAATTGAATTATGTAGAAACAATTCATCATCATAAGTACACAACATGTCTTTACTCTTTAAACGTTCAACAGACCATCCAAAAAAAGTAGAGTCCACTTTATATAAATATTCAGTAAGGTTCGCATCCTGATCGAATTTTAAGTTAACTCGCTTGTTAACATTTTGATTGTCATAGACGACAGATGAATATTCGAAAGCAGTTAATTTGAGTTCTTCATTAACTATGACATGGAAATAAGAATAGGATTGATTAAATTTGAAATCAAATGTTCCACATTCAAATGACAAAATTCCATTGAAAGTGGCAGTACAAAAAGTCTGTTCATCAACAACTTCTTTTTTAAAACAGATTTTCATTAAAGCGATGACAAGAAAATCATTAAGTCCATCTAAAATTGAATGCGAGCCAAACTTTAATCGAGCGTTCATTTTAATACTAAGGTCATCCATGATAGATTGAACTTTTATAGTAATCTCATTGAGGCAGTGATCAATGAACTGGTCATAAGATGAATAGTCTGGTGGCATCAAGAACTTTTTCATAAGTTCTTGATCTTTGATGTCAGTTTTCGTAACAGTTAGCATATTAATACACCTTTATAGACAACTCATATCATACACAGACATTCTATCTTTAAAATCAATGCTATTAAAATCATAAGCTGCTGGAATATAGAATTCAGGAAGATAATCAATGAAATTATTTATATTGCTTTCACTGATTTGAAAAAGTTTCAACTCTTCTTCATAGGAAGATAAATTCGATTCAGTTTTCTTTAAAATAACTTCATTTTGAAATGTACGTGATATTTCTTTTAATTTAAAATTATCATCAAAAACAAGATCAAGTCGATTGGCAGATGACGTTGGTTTTAACATACTGAAATTTCTGGATGAAATTATCACGGAACTCAACTCAAAGTCAGAATTAAACTTTAAAGAAAAAGCTGTATTTGTAGGGGTGATTGAAAATGGAAAATACCCCACATCACAAGAAATAGTATCGTGAACAGATGTTGCAACAAAGCCACAAAAACTGGATGATTCATATTTCGTGAATTCGATTTCAAAAAAATTAAAAACAACATTTTTATTATCATTAAAGTTAAATTGAAGTATGACATCAAAATAATCTTCAACTCGTTTAAAAGCATCCAATATTTTGTTATGTAACTGATCTTTAACCGTTTGAAAAGAAGCTTGATGTTCTTGAATATATTCAGTGACATTGAGTATGGCCTTGTTGTCAAACATATGAATATCCTATATTAAAGAATTAACATTGAAAGCCAAGTATATCACATTGGCATTGAAAATAAAAGACAAATAAAATAGCGTAAAAATGGCTGTACAACATTCTTGAAATCACTTATAATAAGCACATCAAAACCAACGGAGATACAAAAATGGGTAATCAAGTTCTTATCGCCATCCGTCACGACATTGACCGTAATAATATTCCATTGTTTCAAGAACAATACCGTCTTGGTCTGCATGATGCTGAGCGAGTGCCTAAGAACTACAACCTAACTGACAAAATTATCGTGTCTAACTATCACCACTCTTCTGATCACGTTTGTTTGGGTGTGACCAACAAGATGATGAAGAATATTCCTGCTTATTTGGAAATCTTTCAAGATCATCGTGACGGAAAACCAACCAATGCTTATAAGAACATGATCGCTGGTTATCGCAAATACCGTTATGGTAGTGTCGCAAAATCTCATAAGAAAGTGACTCTGGTGCCCAACGAGGGTGAAAAGGTGTCACTGTTCGGTTACATGACAGACGAAACAAGCTCTATGCCAGAAAATGCTTTTGCTCTGATGGTAGCAGCCATTGATTCGATGTCTGGATTGGTTAACGGTCAAACTGATATTATTGGTTGGGAACAAAAAATCGACCCAACACCTATTCACATGATCGGTACCATTGATGCGAATCAAATGGCACTGGTTGAACTGTATGGCAACATCTTCAGTGCAACGGCAATACCAGCCAACAAAATTGAAGAGCCTGAACATTTCGCTGAAACCCGCGATAAAATCATTGCATTCGATAAGCAGTTTTTGAAATCCTATGGTTATGAGCTGACTCCAAAAAGTTCTGCTCACTTCCTTTAATCAAGTCACCTAAAACAGAAAGCCTCACAACGGTGGGGCTTTTTTGTGGCATAAAAAAACCACCGAAGTGGTTTTAATAAAAAACACTACAATTAACGACCATGCTTCTTCAAGAATGCTTTATAGATTTCAATCTTATCCCGATATCCTTTTGGATCATGGCCGATTTCATCAATTTTAGCCTGAACAACTTCAAAGACAGTCTTATTGTCAAAGGTGCAAGAACTGCCAGCTAAAAGCTCTAAAATAGGTGGAATGATAAAGCCATATTCAAGTCTCTCCAACAACTCTTTACTGGTTGACACACTGGACGGATATTCATTTATTGCTTTTTTGACAAAATCTTTAAAAACATGATACGCCCTGTCATGAGTTAATGTAGCTTCGAGACAAGCCACTGAGAAAAATTCTAGATTGACTATCTTCTCCATTCTGTCGAAATATGAAGTATGATGAACTAATGTCACCACTAAATGACGATGTGCATTTTTATTGGAACGTGTAAAATCATAAAAAGCATTCTCCATAAAGTAACGAGAACAATCATTAGGCCACCAAGCATTGTCCCAAACCTGATCAACAGCACCATTTCCGGTATTAGCCGTGTTGGAATAGAGTGGTAAAAGGTACTTAAAACATTCCAGTTTATTTTCATGCATGGTTTTACCTAATAGAGATTGACCACCTACTTTAAAATTAAGTGGCATTCCTGAATCAATTAATGCTTTCATTTTATTAACGTCATCTTTTTTCAGTGCAGAAAGAAAGTCTTTTTTATATTCAGCAGTTCTGTCATTAGGATCAACAATGGGTTCAATATTGATAAAGCTATATTGTTCAAATAAAGATCTCAAAGCACAACCATCTGGATTATAAACAAAGCCTTCCTTGCTCAATTGTTCAAATACATCGGCAACGCTTAGGGGTGTATCACAATCATTAATTTTAAAAGACATCTCTTCGACTTCATACAGTGGAAGTGTCAGAAAAGATTCTATCAAAGGTGAAATATGGTCACAAAATGATTTAACGGTGCTGGGCATAAAAAAGACAGCAATCTCTCTCATTGGAGCCTTAAAATTCATCTCTGCAGCAATTTCTTCCAAATATTCGGATTCATCTGGATTGGCATCTTCAAGGAAAGAGAAATACATAAGGTTGGGAATCGCTTGAAATCCTTTCGAACTCGAATCTGGTTCAACTGGGTCTTCTTTTGGTTTTACGAAAGCATTCACTAATCGTTTAGCCGCTTTCTTGTTATTGTCATCAAACATTGTAAATACGGCTTTTTTACAATTAATTTTATCTTGTTCATTACTGGTAGCTATTGTAGTATTTGATGTTTTATCAGTGGTTGTAACAGATTTTTTTTTATCAAATGTCCTTGAGATGGTAGTTATAACGGATAATTGACCATTTTTTTCAACTAAAGATATATGAGAGCCATCCGAATGTGAAAATTCTCGACAGCTATCACCATTTTCATCTTTAAATTTACGAATTCGCTTCCATTCGACGTTTTTTTTATCTGGATAGGCGACCAAAAGGAATGATTTACAATCTTCAGTAGTGATTTTTGACATAAAATGGCTCCGATGATTATTAAGTCTAACAGAAAACAACAAAAAAATCAACCACAAAGATATAACATTCTCCATTTAAAAAAAAATAGTCAATAAAAAAGCCGCCGAAGTGGCTTAAAAATTAAGCAATAAAATCAAACGACAACCACTGGCTTTTTGTATTCTTCTTTCTTCGTTTTAATGTAATCTTGACCATAAGTAAAAATTGCAGTTTTTTTGTTTTTAAGTTCTTTAATTTTTTTAAGATGTTTAAACCTAATCAAATGAATGATTGAATAAACAGTCAGTCCTCCAAATCCGACTCCAAACATTGGTGCGAATTCTGGAACCCTACTTGCGGATAAGAGCATTGCACAAACACCAACGAAAAGCATAAAAGAACAAACAGCCATGCCGATTGAACTAATAAAATTATTTTCTAATGATAGTATTTCTTTTTCAATGACTTTCACAGCCTTCGTGAAAGAATAAATATAATTGCGTTTACCATTAGAAACAGAAAGCAAAGGTTCTTTGTCATCCAAATTTTCCAAGTCAGCATAGCGTTCACGATCTAGCTCCCCGAGCAACTGAATGTTGTAACCAACAAACGAATGAATTTCTGGCGTTGGTTCTGGAATAACTTGTTCAATAGACAATTCGGTAATATTTTTCATAAATTTAAGCCTCAAAGAATAGATGGAATTGCTAAACATTTAAGCTATTTTAACACATCTGCTAGATAATGAGTACTGGTTTTTGAGCTTCTTCTTTGAGTTGTTGTAGATAATCCTGACTTTCCGTTAACACATAGGTCTTCTTGTCATTAAGAATATTAATCATTTTTGTATAGCGTGTTGTAATCAAATCCCACAAGCAGACAAAGAAAATAAAAAAAGCAGCGTAACCTAACATATCAGGAGTTACAGAATGACCATTAAACTTTAAAAAAAGAAGAGATCCAATAGCGACAATCAGACTAACAACACAGAACAGAATCATTGTAAATTTACGTTCTTTCAAGTTCTCATGTTCTTTTTTGATCCCCTCAAAAACCTTGGAGAAAGAGTAAATGTAATGTCTATCACCTTCCACAACCGCAAAAAAAGGTTCGTTGACTTTAACAGCGGCCAATTGTTCAATATCAGCACGGTCAGTTTCTGAAATCACTTTAATATCAGATAGTCTGAAGGATCTAACTTTTTTAGATTCGACAGGGATTTCAGTAAACGCGATAGTTTTTGACATATAGATGAATCCTCAATAAAATAATAATGGGAAAAGAACAAGGCCCGAAAGCCTTGTATTTAGAAGGACTCTTTCAACATGCGTTTCATTTCAGCAGCTTTAACAGAACGCTTGTCATTACGCATATTGCGAGCAGTAGAGTTACGGTTACGAGTGCGTTTAACACGACCAGCCTTGTGCTTACCGGCTACATAAGTAAAGCCATCATCGTCGCTTTCACGTTGACCATGCAGGATACGTTGTTCTGGCGTCATAATATATTCCTTCTTAGCGTTTATTTTTTTTAGCTTTCTCAGCTTTAAGAGCATCAGCTTCCAGTTGAGAGAAGTAGTTGCTCATTGTTTCAAAACTAGTGCCTTCGCCTTCAATTTCCTTCGAGTCATCAAGTTCGGAAATATGCTTCCAACGAAGAACAGTCACATCATCTGCCACAAACTTGAAAACATTAAGGCTTTGAAAGTTTACCGTCTCAATAAAGTTAGTGTCCTTAAACTGAACACGAACTTCAAGATACTGAACCGGCTGTGGAGTTGGATTATCAAAGAGTGGTATTTCAAAAATATTTAGACGGTTCATGATAAACTCTCTTTTCTGTTTGATTGAGTGTAGTATAGCAAAAAAACTATAAACAGACAAGAGCCTTCATCAATTTTCTAGAAAAAATTAAGAAATTTTGGTATCTCGGCAAACAAAAACCTCCAAATTGTCAGTCATACGGCCATAACCACCATAAGCATTGACCCTTTGAACCTTTAATTCTTTGCCTTGATAACACTTCCAAGGGGTTCTGGTTTCATGATTTTCAAAGAAGTAATCAGATTGAACAACTGAGCTTTCAACCGCAAACGCCTTCTGAACCATTTTGTTCAGGTTAGACACATCCACTTTAAACCAATCGCCATGAACATCCAGAATCATAGAAGCGTCATCAGGTTTAATATGCGTCCAGATAACACCACCGATAGCATGAAATTCTTTTCGAACTCCGGCATTAAACTCAGTTTTTTTAGTGGAACTGATAAGAAATAAGTCGATGAATGGAAATAAGAAAGCATAAAACCCATAGCGTTCTGGTGCGGCATGGAATGTGTCTCGACCATAGTTGCCTTTCTGGCGAACCATCGTTAAACCACCCCAGCGAACAAGGGACACACCATTGCTTGCTAGGGGTTTATTCATCTGTCTTTTTATTTTTTCAATATTTTTATTCATGTTTTGCCATGTAATGTTCTTTAATAATATCAACAATGTCTTTAAACACAAATGTAATTCGACTGACTTCTGTGGAGACACTGAAAGAAACCATGTTGTCAGTGCTGTAACGCATTAAGTCATCTTTAGCTTTATTCATGGAATCAATTTTAATCTGAAACAACTGTTCCATGTTTTTAATGTCGTCTTGTGTAAACGGTTCAATATCAACATCATCCAGAAACTGAGCTTCAAAATGGTCAAAGAATTTTCCGTAGACCGCATTAAACTTTGAACATTCCGCATTGTTGGCTGCAATCATCCGATTCATTTCAACCCGATTAGATCCTGCATAAAAACAAATGTTTGCCGTTCGTTCTTTTGCAATAGATTCAGCAATCACAAGAGCTTCGTTGAAACTCTTGAGATGTTGTGCTTTAAGTTTTTGTGTGGTGATATCCATATTAGACATCCTTCAAATAATTTTTCATCAAGTTATGATTAAGATCAATTTCTTGAAGAATACGAGAAATAACAGGATCAAACTCTTCTTTACGGTTGTCATAAAAGGCAACAGCTTCTTCAAGTTTTTCAACATTCAACACTTTTTTATTGTCATAGCTGAGTGCTGGTAGAAGAATAGCCATATCAGGTTTGAAATAGGTGCTATTGAAAAGAAAATCAATGCGTTTAGCAATTTCTTCATGGTAATGTTCTTTACCAAGAGCCATCAATTCAAGCTTAATCGCTTTACAAAAAGCAATTTGAACGCGATATTCTTCTGGATAGAAGAACTGACCAGACGATAGACTTTTCAAGCTATAAGCAGCCCCAGAGAAATTCTTGCGTGAAACTGAATCCAAGATAATGGCTAAATTATCACTATCTTTGGTATCAAAATCAGGAGTGTTTTGAAAGGCGTTAACAACGACTTCGAGACGTACAGTATTCATGGGTAAAGCCTCATGTGATTTAATGAATGGATTATAACAGAAACGTAAAAAATCGGCAAGGTGATTTGAGGAATATTTTAAATATGCTATAATGATAAAAAACAAGAGATTGAAAAATGAAAGAGACTGACGTTAAAAAGAAGGCTTCATTTGTTGAAACAAGAGCAGATGGCAAAAACATCCAGAAAGAATGCTTGGTTGACCTTCAAACAGGGGCTATCGAGGTAGGTAAAGTAAAAATCGAAGGCTTTAAATACGATGAAAAAAGTCCAGTAGTTGCTGCAAGAGTTGAGTTCAGAGGACAAGAATACAAAGTTGACGCTGAAAAAGTGGCGAACAAAACTAATTACAAACTTGATGGTAAAGAAATGGGTGTATTCATCACTGAGTCTTACAAACCTAAAACTATCACTGAAAGTAAGCTTGAAGATATAAATCCAAGATGGAAACCAGCAAAACCTTAAAAGTCGCCTAATGGCGATTTTTTGTTTATTAATCACTGGCTTTACGGTCAGTTTTTTGTTATAATTGTTTAAATTGAACAAATGTAAGGAATTATCTCATGTCCACTAATTATCTACGACTGAAAAAATGCGAACTGGAAGAAACCCTTAACGCTATCAAAGAATACAACGAACGCCCTCTTGATCCTGAACACAAGGGTAAAGCCAAACGTGTAGAATTTTCTGGTCAACAAGTGAAGTTGTCTTCGTTGCGTCTTCGCACCTTTGCAACGCATGGGATTGAATGTGTTGACTGTGGCATTAAAGGAGCCTTTTTTGCAATGGAACGTCATGAAGGTGATGTGAATTATCATCTCAACCTTTGGGCTATTGCCCCCAATGGAAAACAAGTCTTGATGACACACGACCATATTCTGGCACGTTCTTTGGGTGGGGCTGACAATATTGCCAACACACAGACCATGTGCATGATCTGCAATTTTGAAAAAGGGAAAATCGAACATAAGTTGAAAGAAATTCGAAAGTCTCAAAAACTCGCTAGTTAAAGACTGTTATTAACAATATATCATTGAAACTGTTCATTAAAACTTTGATTAGTAGTTGACTTAAATCTTTAATTGTAATATAAAGTTGTTAACGACTAAAAGGAGTTTTAATGAATAAATTAATGTATGGAGTTTTGATCGCAGGCAGTATTTTATTGACAGGTTGTGCTAACGCAATCAATGACAGCAGTTTCAGCGACACAAAATTAGAAAAAACGGGATATGGCTTCAGCTACAAGAAATTCCAGATAGAAAATTGCGAATACATTGGAACACAAGATGACGAAAAGGTTTGGCATTTGGCTGGACCACATCGTTGCTTTGATGGTAAAACATTACCAGTTCCAGTTTACATACCAAAACAATGAAGAAAAGAGCCTGATGGCTCTTTTTTTTGTTTTAAATTTAATAAATGGGATATATAACGAATTAAACAAAAATAAATTTAAAAATATTTTCAATAATTAATCGTTTAATAACCATCAAAAGCAATTCTATCGTTAATCCTCAATTAAATAAGAAAAGTTAAATTTGTAAGATGACAGTTTTATTGCAAAGCATACCATTTAATCACTAATATAATGGTCAAAAATGACTTTATATAAATAATAATATATTGACATTATAATGAATATATGGTCTTATTTAAAGAGCACATATAGGAATTTAAGATGGCAAAGAAGGACGTGTTAATATGGATACCAGTAATAATTGTAGCCGCTGTTTTGTATTACAGCATCAGCAAAGAGAAAGAAATTGAAATTGAAGGTATCAATCATTCAAAACCAGTTGAAACCGTTGAAACAGTAAAAAAAGAATCTTTTGTGGGTATTGAAGACGAATTGCTCAGTACCGCCATCGACAAAATTGATCCTGAGTTGTATAGACAAAAGGAACAGAAACTTTTACAAGGCAGACGTTATACGATTGATAACAGTTTTACTCCACCACTGAGAAGAGTAATCACATCAGACATGGAAAAAACAAAAACAAGTATAGCATTGAAGTCGTTATTACCTAATGAAAACTATGAGATGGTCGAAAACAAACCATCATACTCTGTACCCATGATATCAATTGAATTGAATACCAATCCACCTTTGATAGAAAGTGGAAACCATAAAAGATATGGAATTGAATATGAAGGTGTGAATAAGAATAAAGATATCACAATGTTGACAAACACAACAGAATTAGCAAGCTCAATGGGTAACTTGAGCATTTCTATTGATTTTGATTACAGTGATGACGTGTATAAATCACAAAGAGACATCTATAAAGTCAATGGTTCAATAAGAAGTCAAGAAAACGATGTTTATCCAGAAAACTATATTATTGAAAGCTTGTCTCAAACCTTAAAATTTAGAATGGATGGTGTGCATTCTACCACATTGCTCAATGTGCCTAATGTAGTCATTGTAAGAACAACCAAATCACCAAAAGATTATGAGTGTGTAATGGAAAGAAGATACTTCTCAAACATTGGCAGTAGTTTCAATGCTGATTATAATTGTGATGGTTTGCCTAACATCAATGATTATGAAGGTCAATTAGATTTAATCTTCAAAAAATAAAGCCTCCGAAGAGGCTTTTTTTTCGAGTTCTATTTTATTTGAGAACCATATGGGTGCATACAGCGTCCCAAAAGTTTTCAAACTTACTATTAAACAGCTCTCGAATGTTTTCTGGTAAAGAGTGAACAAACACCGCATACGCCTTGGATTTTTGCATGATGTCAACTTCGGTCACAACAATGGAAACATCGCCATTAACCAGCACATCACAGTTGTTACGGAACATGTTCCACAAATTCATCGACTCTTCACGAACCTTCATTTTGGAATAAATACTTTCGTTTGGAATGGTTTCAATAGCATCAAGCCATTCTGCTGCCAGAGTCGAGATTTCTTTGTTATCAATTTTAATAGTAGCGTTAGTCATTTAATGAACTCCAAGATGTTGCTGGCTGTTAAGTTTTAAACAGGTCTATCTGTCTAATTGAGGTTGTTAGTATATCAATAAAAAATAAAAAGGTCAATTTTTTTGATCATTTTCATCTTTTTTATGCTGTTCTTTTAATTTGTTTTCGGCTTCCTTATCACGAATAATACGAAATAGAGGCCATACACAAACAATAAGAATAATAAAACCAAGGATGGTAACTGACAGATAAAACCAGTCGTTATTCACAGTAATCTGTGCAACGGAATAGGCTAGTAAATAGCCAAATTTAAGGATAACAATGGGAATGAGAGTATAAAGAATGCGAATGGGATGGTTGTTCCAGTCAAACAAGTATTTCAAAAGGTTCATGTTAAAAGTCCGTTATTGATAATACAGCGATTATACCACAAACAACGGACAGTTAAAAGCGTTATTTAATGAGCGTGATGACTGTGATGATGATCGTCAGCTTTTTCTTCTAATTCTTCTTTATGCACTTCGGGCTGTAAGGTGATGTGGTTAATCTGGAACTTCTCAGATAACATCAATTGAATATCAGCTAACACTGTTTCCCATTCGTTCATGCTAGAAATCTCAACGTGTGCAGACAATGAGATATGTTCAGAAGTCATTGACCAAATATGGAGGTCATGCACTGAGATAACATTAGGGATGTCATTCAAGTTCTTGCCGACTTCGACATAATCAATATGTTCTGGAACACCTTCTAAGATGATTCTGGCTGTTTGTTTCAACAAGTTGTAAGTAGGAACAACCAAAATAAGAGCCACAACAATAGAAATAATCGGGTCAAAGACAGTCATGCCAGTGAAATAAATAATCACACCAGCAGCAATAGCGGCAACGCTACCCAGTAAATCACCAAGCACATGGAGAAAGGCACCTCGGGTGTTTAATGAGTGGCTGTGTGAGTGCAATAACCATGCTGCAAAGATATTGATAGCCAATCCAATAGAGGCAATCCAAATAATGGTAGTCGGTTCAACCGCTCTGGGATTAAGGATTCGGTCAATGCCTTCATAGACCAAGAAGACAATCACAGCAATCATGAACAAACCATTCAGTAATGCCCCTATAATCTCCCAACGGCCATGTCCATAGGAATATCTATCATCAGCGGGCTTTTGGGCAAGAATTGCCATAATTAAAGCCAACATCAATGAAGATGAGTCAGTTAACATATGGAATGCGTCAGAAATCAAAGCCAATGATCCAGAAAACCAACCCCCAATCATTTCAACAATCGCAAAAGCAAAGGTAATACCCATAATAATGGCAAGCTTTTTGCGGCCACTGGCTTTTTGCTTATTGATTTCATGAATGTGAAGACTAGGACAATGATCATGGTTTGCCACATTAACAGTGTCATGGGCATGTTCGTCATGAGAGTGATGAGAATGGAAGCTATGCATAATTTAGGTACCTTAATGATATTTGAAATTATACACTATTTATTGACATAGATCAAAGGAAATTTAAGATAATGTAATATAACATCATGGTATGTGGCTAAAACGGATTTATGTCTTTTAAAAAAAAAGGACATCCTTAGACATCCTCTTTTGGTTCGTGAAATGGTTGATTATTAGGTATAACGATGCTTAACGTAGGTTTCGACATTCATGATTTTACTGTCATGCATAAGAAAGTTCACAAACCCTTCGTAAACAAACTCATCCAAGTCATCTTTGCCAGTAGGCGAATGTGCATTCAACAGTTGGCGAAACTTCGCCATGATCTCAGTGGTTTTGACTGTATCATGAACTTCAACAGTCGTCATTCCACCCACACCCGTGTTAGCAATAGCAAAGACAGGTTTTTTATTAATGCCTACTACGGTATTGAAAGCAACGCCACGATGGGTTTCATGTTCATCGTTCTTCAAAATGACGCAATCAGCAAAATCGCCTTTGATGTCAGCCGCTGTGGCTGGACGAAGATATTTCATGAAGTGTGCAGTGGCTTCTTTCTTGTAAGAAACCGTTTTACTAGTAACCTCATCGAAGCGTGCCATAATCGGATTAGCACCACCTTTATGCACAAAGACAATATGACCAGCCTTGATAGCCGAACCAGCGATGTTAGTGGTCACAACGAAAAGGTCATCTTTTTTAAGTTTCATAGCAGTCGTCATTGAAATTATCCTTCATAATTTAAGATGGCTCATTATAATGCTTTTCTCAATCAACCACAAGCCTTATTTAAATAGAGCTGTATCAATGAGCACGGTATTAATATTCTTGTTATAGGAGAGGTATCCATCAAAATTTCGATAATGATTGATTTTAATAATTGAAATGTGATATGCTAATGATTACTTTTTAAAAGGTATTCTCTATGTCTAATGCTCCTGTTATTTCAAATTTTCTGAACGCCGACAAAACTGGATTAGTGGCGAATCTTGAAGCATTGGCGAAAGAAATTATTACGCCTAATCACAAATACAAAGAAATAAGAAAACTTGATATTAAGACAGGATTCTCATTTAATGGTTTAACTGAGTTATGTGTTGCCACATTTTCTGACGAACTTGAATTTAAATCACTTAAATTTTATTTTCACAATAAACATTTTACACATAAGCTCAGTATATTGTTTGATAAAGAACTCAATTTCGTTAAAGCTTTATTTGGCTGCAGTAAAACAGGTGGCCGCATTCAAGAGGCTGACAAGCACCAATTCGGAGCCATTCTAGAAGAAGATTTACTAAAAGTGCTGATGGCAATCCATACTGGTCATCAAGCTGTCATGGAAGAACTATTGCCAGAACTACACATCACGGGAGTCTATGACTTTGCCAGTGAATCTTTTAAACAACGAGTATCCCTCGCTAATATGGTATTAATCTAATGTACGAAAAATTTACACTCACTGATTTCGAAGACAAAAATAAATGGGGACTTCCCGGTTATTTTGAAGTTTTGTGCGAACAGGATGCTAATGGTATGCCTTTAAAACAAACACTTAATTTCAATACCATTAAATTAAAGCTGTCTTTTGACGGTATGTCTAAGGACTGTGATGCTCTTTTTGATGATGGAAAATTTAAAAGTTTAAGGTTTTCCTTTTACAACAAATTCAATGGCGATGTGTTATGGATTTTTTATGCTGATGTAAAAAAAGAAAATCATTTGGAACTGTCTAAGGTCATTTATCATTATGTAAGAGATAGAAATGGCTATATCAGTCATTTTTATCCGAGTGTTGATAAAAATTTGTTAAATATTTACATGCGTTCAAAACAACCAGAAGGCCAAGACATGAGAGATTTACTACCAGAATTAGATGTCATTGGTGTGTATGATTTCAACAGTATTGATTTCAATCAAAGGTTGACTCTCGCCAACATGTTAGTTATATAATATATTGTTATAATCTATTGCAATAAGTGTTTCTATTTGATACAATTGCAGTATTTAACGAGGATCGAAAAATGAGTATAGACCTGAAATCAAAAATACCGGAATGCATGTTGGTAGACAATTCAGTAAAAAGCACTATCTTTTGTCTGTCAATGGCAATGATGGTGATTGGCTTCATGCTGCAATTCATTATCCGTATCAGCTATGTGGCTGAGTCTGCTTTCTTTTTCCCACTCTACTTCCTTGCGTCTACTGTGCTGTTTACCTTGGGTTGCGTGGGTGCAGGTGCAATGACATTGTTGTTCATTTGGAATGCTATTAAAGCTGTCAGACATGGTGTATTCATCCCTTGGATTACCGATTGCATTCAAGACCTCAATGAAAGACCAAAATTAAAACTTGATCAACACATCATTGATGAACAAAATCGTAAGAAACTTGAAGATGAAATGAATGTTGCCATCAATAAATTCAAAAAGTTTGAAGCGAAAACTCAAAAAGACACAACACAAAAATAAGTTTGAACCAAACTCTCAAAATTGAAAAGAGTAAAATCTGTGTTATTGTTAGTAAAGCGATTAGGAGTTATTAACAATGACATTGACTATTTTACACGAAGAAGACATTTCGCCAGATAATGATGGCATTCTATTCATCAATGCAGCTTCCAAAGGAAAGACAAAACTTGGGAAGGCATTAAGCAATTTCTCACACTATCCATTCAACCATCCAAAACACGGACATTTCGAATCACTTGAGTCTTACTGGGCTTGGATTTGGACAGGTCAACAATATGATGAATTGCGTTCGTTGTATGGCTATGAAGCTAAAACACGCGGCGATGAACTCGACAAAATTAACCCAAGAACAACTGGATTGACTGCCGAAGAAGTTGAAGACCTCTTAGAAGGTCTGAGATGCAAGCTTAGACAAAACAAAGACCTTCTCGATTTACTGGTTCATTCAACATTACCATTTATTCACTTCAACTGGTATGGGAAGAACGGTAAATACAAGATCTACCTAGCCACTGATTATCAATGGTTCTTAGATGAAATTGAAAGAATAAGGCATGTTTGCAGAGAGAAATGGAACATTAAATAGAAAAGAAAAACCCAGCAATAGCCGGGTTTTTTGTTATCTACGTTGAGAGTAAGCTATTAATCTTCAATTTCAGTAATGACAAGACCTTGTTCTTTACCCCATTCAATAGCCTGATCCAATGTCGAATAGGTATAGAAAAATAAAGGACAAGTCACAGAAAAACCAGTCGCTAGATACTCAAACCTCCAACCATAATTGTGAGTGTAAGAGAGCTTAACTTCATCATCTCTATGTGCCTGAACAGCCATCATCCACCCCAGAAAAGTGGCATTAATATGGACATCAGAAAAACCATTGTCAGCCCAAGTATAATCACAAGCAATAGGTGATATTTTCTTATGATGACGTTCAAAACGTGTACGTTGTTGGTCGAAACTAAGCATAAGATCCATCATTTTAAAAGTTCTCTGGCTGTGTATGGTGACTGAATTATAACATACACTAAAATAAAAGTCTATGAATTAACAAAAAAGAACCTTGAAAGGTTCTTAAATGTAATCATTTAAATTAAGGAGCTTCCGAATAGAGTTGAGCATATGTTTTACTCACTAACTGAAAAGGTGTTCCAGTGGCACAAACACTACCATCACTGTTATCAAAGACTATAGGAATCATGGTAACATTCAAAGACTGACCTGAGTTAATCACCCAAGCTTGAAGTGTGCCAGCATAAAGACCGCCGTTCGCGGGATACGAGTTACCAGAAATTTGTGTCATCAACATTTTAACAAAACGAGGCGTTCCAGTAGCTTGACCAGCCGCGACTTCTGCATAGGTTGAATAACCACCGGCTGCAGTTATTTGAACGCTATAGGAAACTGAATTCACCGTTTTTTGAATAGATGGATATCCACTCGCAAATGTGGGCATTGGCATATTAGTAGGACAAGTATCTGTTGGTTCGGTTGGTTCTTCAGGAGTGTCTTCACCGGGATTGGAGACTGTTCCGAAAGAAATAGAGCTAGGGTCAGAAAATTTAACATTCATTCGATACTCCGCAAACGAAGACATCGGTAAAATACCAACGAGGACAAATAAAAATATTTTACTGTTCATAATGTTTTACATTAGTTTTATACAAGTATTATAATGTGAATCTTTTAAATGTCAATTTTAGAGGTAAACTAAACAAAAAAAAGACCACATGGCCTTTTTTTTTATATATTTATTGTTATTATTTTACAACGTAGTGGTGTACAAGTGTCAATGTTTTATCATTTATCTCTTTTACCATAAGGTTTCTGGCAACTTGTCCAGCTCCTTCCTGAATATCTAATTTGTCAATATTTTGTCCCACAGATAAGACAGCCAACTGTTCTGAATTATCGGTATGTAAAACATATCCATTTCCACGATTGTCATACATATTAAACTTTACTAAATTAAACACATGCATCTTACCATCTGCTTCAATTTTAAACACACTCATATACATCTCCTATTAAAAAAATTATTCCATTGGACCTAATTCTGTAACTGCTACAAACATAACTGAACCTAATATAACTTCATCTGATGTGATTAATCCTAGTCGTACAGCTATCTCAGTAGCAAACTTATTAACTCTTAAACCTTTTTCTTCTGCATCATTATCAATCAGCAATAATGAGTAAGCGACTCCATGATAATGAATAACAGCTTCTGGATCTTCGAAAAATAATGCACCAATGTTTGATGTTTCTAAAACACTTTGCATGAACATTTGATTAGGTCTGCCAAGCTCATCGTAAAATTCTGGTTGTTCTACTGCGTTTGCACTATTTGCTGTGCCGTCTTCAAAAATGACTAAAGCCATTGGTTCAACTCCATGTTGTTACTTAAATAATAACATAACATAATGTAAATTCAACAAATGCTAGTCAAATTATAAAGGTAATGGAATGCCCAGTTCATCAATTTCTAAACAGATAACGGTGCCTTTAATATCAGTGTCAGGTGGAATCATGCCCACTTGCAATGCTATATCGGTCATGAACTGATTAACAGGCAGGAATTTGAAGTCGGCTTCATTGTCAAAAAGAAACATCGTATAATGGCCTTCCATATCCCCTTCACCGATGGTTAGAACAGTCTCAGGGTCATCTATAAAGATTGTGTTGATATCTTCTGCTTCAAGAGTCGCTTGAAGGAATACAAGATTTAACCTACCATCGTCTTCAAAATATTCTGGGTTAATGTTTTTTTTGATGAAGGAAGCTTCACCATTGCTGTATAAAATTAAAGCCATAAAAAATCCTCATTTGAAATGAATAAATTATCATAACTTTTGAGTTTTTCAACCATAAGAAAGAAAAAAACCGCCTGAATGACGGTTTATTTGATTGAGTAGACTAATTATGCAGGAGTTGCACTCCAAACGAAGTCGCAAGCATACTGTTTCACAACTTGACCATCTTTAACACGGCAACGAACCACCTCATTCATTTCACAAGCAATGATGTCACAAGAGATACTAGCAACACCTTCTGGTGACAACGAACCCATCACCTGAGTAATCGCATCTTCTGTTTGACCATCAGCAAGATCAAAAAGCGTAACCGCACCAGAATCTTCTACAGAGATAAAATTCTCCAACCATTCAAATTCTTTAAAGGATTCTTTCAATTCGGGAACGAATTCTGGTTTGATGGTGAAAGCGTATTTCAAGAAGCTAACCATAATATTTATCTCCAATTTGTTGAGTGTTTGTATTATACCAAAAAACAAGGAAAAGTTCAACATTTTTGCCTCTGAGATAGGAAATAGAACAGCATAAATGCGAATGATTACTATTGACTTTTTGTTTTTCTATGATAATATTAGTTAGACCAATAATTAGGAGGTTGTTTATGAACAAATCACTCATCGCTATTATGGGAGCTGCACTACTTACATCATCAGTTGCTTTCGCTGGACCAAGCACAAGTGACAACTGGTTTGAAGGATTCTTTGGTAAGTATTATCAAGATTTAAAGTTGACAGAAAGTCAAAAAACTCAGCTTAGAGACATACATGAAAAACATCGTCTCGCAGAAGACAAAGACATACAAGGCGTATTAAATGCAGACCAGAATAAAAAATGGGATGAATTAAAAGCCAGCAGAAAACAGACATATCTCCAAGATAATGTCGAAGACATGAAGAAAGAATAAGTTAAACGAATAAGGTAGCCTAGGCTACCTTTTTTAATGTTAACGAGAATATTCTTGATTTTTCTCTCTGTTACAAACTGTGCATTTGTAAACTGACATGACAACACTCCCATCAAGTCCACCACCCACAATGGCGTCTTTAAAATAAACAAAGTTACAATTCAAACCAAACAGACATTTCAACATGATATTTATCCTCTGTGTGTGGCCTTATTATATCACAACCAACTGACTAGATTCAATTTATTTTAAGCAATTTTGTTGTGAAGCATAATTGTCCCATTCAGAAATATCAATAAGCATGAAGGCTTCATCCAGTGTATTCCAACAACTAGCTTTATACGAGGTTGTTATTTTAGCAATACCCGCATCAAATGGCATATCGTATATATTTTGGAGATAATAAGCCGCTTGTCCTAATCGATCTAACTGATAACCTTCATTATGTAATTCAATCAGGTTGTTCAAATGAAGACTCGTTCCAAAAACAAAAGCTTCAAGTAATCCTAATCCGTAACCAAAATCTTGTAATTTTTTATATTCATTAAGATCATATCCAGCATTAAAGATCTCTTTAACATCATCATAAGTCACTTTAACATTTGGATTTGGATTGTTGACAATAGATCTGGCTACTGTTTCATAACTACCAAACATAGAGTAATCATTAGTAGGTGTATTGCCATCGGGTGGTGTAATGCCATTTTTGAACACAATAGAATCATTAGCAAGTCCACCACCAGAGTTTTGTTCTAAACCAACTACCATTCTGTAATCGGCGTTAACTGGTGTTGCTGTCATTAAAACAAACAAAGCTGGTATACATAATAACTTGTTCATAGTTATACTTCTAATGTTATATTGCTATCATGCTACCACCACTTAAAAATGCTGTCAAATAGAGGTTAATTAACTGTTAGCAGAGTGTAGCGGTATTAAATAAAAAAGAGTTCTGGAGATCTCTTGTTGGTTTAAGACAATTTATTTTGAAAAAATAGCCAAGAAATCGGTAATGCCAGTAACAGTTGCCAACGCTCGGTATGTAGTGCCTGAGAAATGGCTGTCATCTACAATAAGCCCTCGACCTTTTGGTAAGTCAAGTTTATCAAAAATAACGGCTTCGTATTTAACACGTTGAGTTGACTTCATCTGGTTGATTTTGAACTTTGGCCCCATCAATGCAAAACGTTCTTCATGGCTTTCGCGTTCTTTCTTCTGCAGGTTAAGTGTGTTTGAAAATACTCTGACGTTCTCAATAGAGTTTTTGACCACTTGATACGTTGGAATATCAATCTTATACAACACATCACTGATAAACGAAGCACTGCTTTCTGGGTATACCACAAAGTCATATTGCAATACAAAGTCACGAATATCATCAGCAATGGTTTTGACGACTTCTTCACGGTTCTCAACAGTATATTCAAACCTGTTCTTTAAACCGTAGTAAAGGTGCATAGCCTCCCTTGATTTCAAATCAATAAGATGATGCACTGAACCATTGCTAGTGATCTTATTCATATTTGAAAGCGTCCTTGAAACTCTGAGCTGAAATGTCTTTGAGATTAAAACGAGTATTCACATACCCCATATTGATTTTAGAGTCGTTCATGCAAGAAACGTTAACAAAAATTGATCCATCTGTGGTTTTGATATTGCCACCCACATCATTACTGGTCATATTCATGCCCAAGAAAGTGCTATCTTGATTCACATATTCAAAATTATAGGTGTCCGTCAAAAACTTTTTAATTTCACGCTGATTAACGGTGCAGTCAATGCGGTTGTTATAGCGAGTTCTCGCATCAATAATTTGAATTCTATCATCTGTAAACACAACATCAATATTGGTGTCTTTTTCTTTACGTTTGCAAGACATGGCATTGCATTCAAAAAGTTTGGCAACAAGATCTGTTTTGCTGTCTTTAAAACCAACGCCATGATAGCTAAATTTTTCAAGGCTCAGTTCTTTTTCAACAGGTTCATCTGCAAGAGCCATTGTCGATGTAATAGCCAAAACAGACAGAAGAAGGCGAAGACTGGTTTTCATTGGAGTAACCTCATTGGTTTTAGTAGACTGAATTATACGCTATTGCTTTAATTTAAGCAACAAAAAACCCACTGGTGAATGCCAATGGGCTTGTTTAAAAAAATTAAACGCCTTATGGATAGATTTCTTGAATATCCAATCGTTTCGGAACACCGTTCATTTTAAAAGTCACATAATCTTTACCAATGAACAGGTTAGAAATGGAATGGAGCGGCCAGTTATAGCCTTTATTTTTACCAGTAGCTTGAATGTCTTTTAAAATTTCAAGTTCCAACACTCGAAAACGGTCAGATACTTCTTCAAATTCTTTAAGTTTTGTATGCATTATGATTGCTCCTAATAAGTTAAAAAGTAGACTGTATACTACCACATCAATTCATCAACTATCAAGTATTAATGGGATAGTTTAAATTTATCTCACTCTTTTTTAAAAACTAAAAAATAAGCAACAAAAAAGGACTTTGCAGTCCTTTAATATTCAATGATTAAGCTTTTTTCTTTTTAGCTTTATATTTTTTTGTTTTGACCAGTTCAACATGTTCTTTCATTTGAAAGTAAGTTTTCTTGGTCACTTTGCAAGACCAAACAGCCGTATCACTGTCATCACCATTAGCATAATGGTTTTTGATAAGCTCCAACATAATGGTACCGGTATCGACCAAAGCGTCTCGCCAATCTTTTGCCATTTGTTCTGGCGGATTCCAAAACAAACTATTGCCTCCATCAATGTGAATTTTTTTAGGCAAATCATCATCAGTGATAGCAATCTGGTTGTCAACCAATTCATCTATATGCTCAACCAAGAAACTAGCATGAAATGCCAGAAATTTACGATTCAAAGCAACAACAGCATCATCTTTTTGAAATGGATAATTTTTATTATTTTTTCGTTTACTTTCTTGTTCATCAAAAAAAACCATGAAATCACGAACCGAAAGTGGTGCTTTGCGACTTGCCTTCCAACGTCGGTCAGAGCTTTGAGCGGTGCAATAGATACTATCGCCAGACCACTGATAGCCTGTCCCAATACAAAAGAATACATGCTTAAGCACATGCCAACGAGTGGAAAAAATTGAATTATAGTTAATCATAGAATCTTTAACACAATCATGTACAGTTGTCATATTAATTATGCCTTCTCAAGTTGTTTAACAATCGACCAAATTTTCCGGTGCAGATCATGAGCTTCTTGACTTGTCCAAATAGTGTCATCATCAGTCGCACCATACTCACCACAAAACTCTTTCCACAACGCTGCCGAACCATTTTGAGCAATGAATTTTAGTTCTTCAATCCAAACAGGGGCAACCTTTTTAGGCAAATTGAAAAACAGTGAGTCTTTTGTAATAACGATTGCTGGATAGTTGTTATCATAGCTTCGATGACGTTCATTGAAATGAGCCGGAGATTTTGAAATCTCATCAATGTTAGCTTCAATAAAAAGACAAAGCTTTTGTTCATACTCTTTGCGAATGGAAATTTCTTTTTTAGACAGCTTCGAACCCTTCAAGGTTTTCGCATAAGGTTTAGGATCATGGTTCATGGCTTTATTCGGTTTCAAATCAAAGGCTGGCACGATATGACCATCTGCTGAGAACGAAAAGGGTGATTTCGAATCAAAGAAAATAGTAAACAAACAATCCATACGCCACTTATGAATGGAAGGATTGCTAAGAATCATGGATTTGTAGATATCGGATGGAATTGGGTTCATTTGCTCGATTACCTAGTGATTTAGATGGCTTATCATACCATAAAGCACTCAATAAGTAAATAAAAAACAAAATTCAGGCAATAAAAAAGGACTTGATAGTCCTTTAATAAATACAGATTAATCATTTAACAGGTTTGACTAAATCCCACGCTCGAATCAATTCACTGTATGGAATATACAAAGCGAAATAACCTGAGTCAAAACCATCTAGATACGTCAATCGTTCACCTGTATCATCAACAGTGTTAACGAATCCAGAAATAATACCAATCACTTTACCATCCGTTCCATAAACAGGGCCACCTTCTGCATTATTCTCAACAATCGGTGTGGGAACAGCATAAACTGGATAAGGTGTAATGTCAGCACTGATAGCCGAAACATCGATATCCATTGATTTAAAGACGAAAGTATCATCAACTTCATCAGAAGCCCCTAACAGAATAACAGGCTCGTTACTGACACGGTGACGCCATTCAGGCACGGGTGCTGTTTTATGTTTCTTGATAAAGACAACCCCACATGCATCAAGACAGGCAAATTTATCATTTTCGCTTTCAGTCGTTTTTAATGCGACCACATAATCATCGTTCCACTGAACGCCACTGGAAACAGTAAAATAGGTGTCTGTTCCATCTGTTTTACGACTTTCAAACCTGACATAGTTCAAATTATTTTGTGGCTCATAAACAGTTTCAAGAATGGAATAGTTATCTTTCTTTCTGTCCAATGTTTTACCGATGTCATGAACGGCACAACCAGTAAGGAATAATCCCGAGAAAAGAACCGCCATTAATTTAAACATAATACACTCCTTAGTTTGCAACTATTATATATCAAATACTAACAAATAAAAGGGCTAAACGAAAAAAAGAGCCTTTCGTCGGCTCTTTTAATCTAGACATTATCTTGTGTGCTTATATCAATCAAATGTATTGCAATTTATACAAGCATCATGAGCTTCACCTGTGCTATAAGTCTGCAGAACAGCTTCGGCACACGCATGGCGAGTATCCCGATCTTGCTCTTTAAGAAGTCTACGAAGCACTGCTTTGAAAGCAGCGTCCGGCGTGAATCCCGCTTCCATCTTAGCCATAAAGGTTGCCATTTCTTCATCAATTTTTTTGTTAAGTTTGCTGGTCATGTTAGTTACTCCGAATACATTAGTGTGGTTGCAGTATATCAAAGGTATTTTTAAATGTCATTACTTATTTATAGGTAACAAAAAACCCCGGACATTCTCATGTGCGAGGTTCTTACAACAGCTCCTAATGGTCTTACTGCCGCTCCCCAGCGGGTCTTACTTAGACAACAGTGAGTTCAGCGACAAACTCAGTCATCCAAAGCTTTACCTGACCATCATTTTCTTGCGAACGTTGGCTGAAAATGACGCCCGTGGTATCAATCAATTCTGGGTGTTCAACATCTTTGTCTGGGGTGATAACAAAACGTTTATCCTGACCATACTGGCACACTTGCATGTGGTCGTATTTTGCAGCATCTCGTGCGTCCTCTACGGAAGTGTAGAAGCGAACTACATAGTTATCAACCGAAACTCGTTCACTTTTCATGGTTAAAGCACCTTTGTGTGTTTGTATGCGTAGATTATAGCACTTCTCACAACTTTAAACAACAAAAAAATGTGATACAATGTAAATAATCAACAAGACAGATAATTATGAATAAAGAGACAATAGATTACTACAATAAGAATGCTGATGAGTATGCTCAAAGCACTATCAACTTGGACATATCCGATCTGCACAAGGAATTTACCAAGAATATGCCTGCTGATGCAAAGATCTTAGATGCGGGTTGCGGTTCAGGACGTGATTTAATTGCTTTCAAAAATCTTGGCTTCAATGTGCAAGGCATGGATGCTTCCAAAGAACTAGTTGAAATAGCAAAAAGCAATTCTGGTGTAAAGGTTGAACACAAAGACTTCTCAGAAATAAACTGGAAGGGTGAATTTGATGGTGTGTGGTGTATGGCTTCGTTACTTCATTTGAACAAAGAAGAATTAAAAACTACATTATTGAAAATTGCTGACAGTATGAAGGAAGGTGGAAAGATTTATGCCAGCTTCAAAAGTGGTGAAGGTGAATCAAGTGATCCAAAAGGAAGATTTTTCAGCTACTACACCATACCAGAATTATCAAAAATACTTGAAGATTCGAAATTGTTTGGTGACGTGAAATTGTATCATGGGGCTGATAAACAAGGCCGGGAAGACACTCAGTGGATTAACCTGTTAGCCAACAGAGAGACACCAAAGCCAAAAAGTGAAAACAAGAGAAAATTTAAAATGTAAAGAAACAAAAAAGACTTCCGAAGAAGTCTTTTTTTTATACTAAAGTGGTTAATCTATTTCCACCACCAAGTCACCGATTATCACTGCTTCTACGGTCAAGGATTACTCCTATCGCTCTGCTAAACCGCTGGGCCGGTATAATTCCCGTATCAAGCTGCCAGTCTTCGCTTAATGCAGGTCTTGCTCTGTTTGAACGATTAAAGATCGTGACAATCTTTAAGTTCAGATCTAATCAAATCTTTGTCTTGCTGTCTTTCAATGCGATGGCACTTCTGTTTGGCCCAACGACCGGGAGAAGAATAGCACATAGGTCTTTTAGACCAATATTCATAACCACCACCTTTACTACCTTTTACACTTCTGGACATAACTTGACCCTCCTAGGGCTAACATTTTATAATCGTGTCCAGATTCTCTCGTATGTAGGCATAATATTCTCTCAATAATGTTAATAATTTCATTGCTGCAATAGGAACCGATTACCTATGCCTTATCGACTCCACCCGAAAGCGGGAACCGTCTGGTTCTGCCCGGTCACAACCCGGTCGGACAGGCTACAAGAGCCTACAGCAAATCTGGCCGCCGAAGTAGGATCTAGCCTACGACATCATAGATTACACAGTTACCTGATTCATCTAGATTATTCGGCAATAAAAAGGTGTAGCTTATACTGCGGTTTTTGCGTCCATTTCCGCAAGACGACGATCCATATCTGCACGCATTTCAACAATCTGCTGAGCATCAGCCTTCATACAAGCAATGGCGTCTTTATCAAACAACGTTTCAATATGAGCAAAGACAGCTTGGCGTTGTTCAGCAGTCATATAAAAAACAAGCTGACCAGCATACTCAGTTGCAAATTCGTTATTCTCAATCATGACACTCTCCATCACTGTTAAAAAGAAAAAAGCTGTCATCGACAACTCTTTGGAATAGGGTTTGCAACAAGAGCCGGTTCGCCCAACCGTTTTAATCGAGGAAAACAGCACCCTCAATGCTCTTATTGCTAAGAGAGGGACTAAGAAATCACCTCTCCTTCTTACAATGGCTCGCCCGACCACCGCTACCATTCAGCAACATTTAACTGCTGCTCCGTATTCGTTTAACTGACCGCTATTATACATCAACCACCTGTAAATAACAATCTTTTAATTTGGTCTTAACGAAGGCCAGTCCACCTAACCGTTTTAATCATAGCCACTAGGACTATAATTCCTTCGCTAATTGACAATCAAGTTCGTAATAAAGGCCGCTTCACCCAAGCGTTTTAATCAAGAGCAAAACTCAGCTCTGATGCACTTCATTACTATGAAAGGGAGTTGATTCTCACCTTTCGTGATAGCTTGCCCGCGACACCGCTGCTATCCAACCCTCTATGGCGAAGGCTCCGAATTCATTTGATGGGATGATTATACCACAAGTCATCACAACAATCAAGCAATTTGGCCGGTGAAGTAGGACTTGAACCCACGAGTATGGTTACAACACCATTTGCTCACCATTTGAGCGTTTCACCGATTGGTTCAGAGTAAGAGAATAAGCTAGGTCTACCTGAATCACCTACTTTTAACGGAAATGATCCAGCATTTCGATTAATTCTCAACTTTACAACAACATCATTGTAGCATAAAAACATTTTAAAAACAAGAACAATTTGGTGCAGATGGTAGGACTTGAACCTACGTTACCGATGTAGCAAGGCACTCACGCCTTAACGGTAGAGCAACCTTATATTTCAAAGGACGGAAGGCCAACTCTCCTATTATACTCACACACCCGCGTTACAATCCTGAGTGACTTTGAAGCTGTCGTCTCATTCAATGTAGCCATTCTAGCAAACCTTTCAGCCTTATTCAAGACCTTTTTTAATCTTTTTTTCAAGTAGACATCAAAAAATAGAGAACTCAGATGGTAATTTCACTTTTAAGCGTTCAGCTAAGTTAGCAGCAATGTATTCCATATCATCAAGCAGGTAAGTTTGAGTGTTTTTAATAACTTTTGTATTGCCATCTGTGGAAATAAAGCAAGGTGTTTTATTTTCCAAATAATCATGAACAATTTTTGGATGATTGCCTACCACACAGGTTGAAAACTTAAATTTTGCTTTATCAACATTACTCATGAAATCAAAGAAGACACGAATATTTTTTGTATTGATGTCTCGTTCAAAAATAAAGAAGTAGTCATCCGAAGCATCATTGGAATAAGAAAACACTTCCTTATCTGCAACATCACATTTGATATAATGATAGCTGTCATTTAACATCATTTTTTTACTAAACTTTTTATGGCTATACATATCACAAATGAAACTGAGCTTACTCAGAAATTCGTCATCATATTCACTGTAATCTTCAATGAGTTTATCGAAATTATTGACACCTAACTCATAGTTAGCATCAATAAAAAATTGTTTCATGCCATCCATATCACTGACTGAAAGCACATTGGGGACTTCATGTGATTCTTCAATCCCTAATTTTTTAAACGCATCTATAACCCCAAAATTTTTGGAAATATCAATAACTCGCATATCAATAGAAAACAATCGACTAAGAGTAGATCCACCTTCACTTTTAGACGTAAAATAATCAGATTTACCTGAATAAATAGTCAATGGACTGGAGAACGGTGTATTTCTCAATTGAATAATATAGGAGACACCATTATATTCTTTATTAGAAATATAAGATTTCAAATCCTTATTATTGTATTTCTTGCTTTTAATTTCTTTATAAAATTTTGTATCTTTTAAATGTTGAATAAAATTTTCATGATCATCACAGAATATTTTACCAAATTGTTCGAAATAGGCTTCTTTCATCAATTCATCCTCATGCGGTTTAATTCTAATGGCTAATCAAGACATCACGAGATGCCTTGAAAAATAAAGAGATCTATAAGTGTTAACGCTTAAAGAGACTTGCCACTGAATATTGTTGGTTGGTAGCACTGGAAGCCATCTCAGCAAAGTAAAGATGAACAGCATCACACAATGGACCAAATGATGGGTTGTTTTTGGACTGTTCTTCAATATATTCGCCAAGGTCTTGAATATCATCAGTCAGGTTGCCATCCAGTTCTTCATTGAGATTACCGTCAGCATCAAAAAGAATGTGATGAAGTGCCATCTGAGCTGGATTGTCCACTTGGCAATAATGAGGGTCATAACCAAGAACCACGAAATTACCTTCGGCATTAAAAATAGATTCGAAAACTTTTTGCTTGGTCATAGTGACCTCCACTTAGTGAGAGATTGAGTAGAAAGCTTTCTTTAACATCTCATTGATGTCGTGTTTGGAAAGCTTATCTGAATAGGGTTTAACATCGCAAGCCTTACCTGCGATGAGTTTTTGGTTGGCAGAGCGAATCTGTTCGATAGAAATTTTGGGCACTGTTTTCACCTAATAAGCTTATGCAATGCCCTATTTTAACACGTACAAGCTGTGATAACAATCAATTTCTTTTTCTAGCCAGTTTTTTCATTAAATCATACTCAAATTTTCTAACATCACGTCCTTGATTTAAGATGTTTTGATACATCGTAGAGATATCAGTATTTTGCATAATGATTTTTTGATCGATTTTTTTGGCCGGTTGAAGATCTTTTTTGTTTAACATAATGGAATTATCATCAATGTAAAGATCAACGTGTTTGACAAATAATTTGTGTAACCCAATGGCAAAAAGAAATGAAATGCCGACTGTAAAGAATAAATAAATAAGAGAAAAACTTGTCTTTGTTTTTCCGATTCTATAATCAACCAACATAGAATGAACAGTCTCAGTAGGCATGGTGCGACCACGTAGATAATAATTAGTTACAAATTCAGATGTCCACAAGTAATCTAATCCAAAATAAGTAATAACGATAAAAAATAAAAGGGATATATTTTTAATTTTCTTTAAATGTTTGTCATAAATTGTTAATTCTTTTTCTAATGAATTCAAGGAAGATAATGAAAAAGGTGTATTAACCATCTCAGTGGTTGTTGTTTTTGTGATCATGATAATCTCCGTATATTATAAAAACAATTCATAAAGAGTATACGATATACAAAACTATATGCAAATGGATAGTTGATTGACATTTTAATCATAAGGTAATAGGATAAATTAAAGGAAGGTTAAATACTATGAAAGAGAAATTAGCAAAAAAAGATTTTATAAAAAATTTCGAATATTTTAAAAGAAATCCAGAAGAATATGACAAGAAAAGAAATTCAAAATACTTCAAGGTAACGATGTTTTTAATCGCTCCACTCATAGTAATGATGACAGCGTTGATACTCCCGTTATTTTTAATTCCACATTGGTATATTTATTTAATGGGAATTTATGCTGCAGTTACCGTGCCCTTGATCCTAATCATTATGGTCATTTATGATTTTAAAAATATGAAAGCCATTACATTTGATAACATGATTTACAAGGGAAAGCTCACTGACTTGTTTGGCGACCTTAGTCATCCAGCCATCGAAAAAGCCAAACACCTCATTGAATCTGATATTGAAAGGAAAGGTGGTTTGAGTGGTGGAATTGCTTACTATCTTTACGAAGAAATAAATAAGCCAGAATATACAGTAAAGACTATTGATCTTAAAAGTAGCGATGAAAAAGTAACAATGGAATTAGAAACACCAGAAGAAATTGAAAACAAGTGACAAATTGAAGGCAATAAAAAAGACATCATAAGATGTCTTTTTTTAGTTTTAAAGTTGGAGGCTGATGAGGGAATCGAACCCCCATACTCGGATTTGCAATCCGGTACATGACCATTCTGCCAATCAGCCATTTTACAACATTGATAGCGTGTCGCTTTGCTTATTCAATGTAGATATTCTATCAAACCTTTTATCAAAAAGCAAACATTTTTTCTATTATTCTGACAAAATTTTCTTGATTGCATTGTAATCATTTTTTCCCAAATTAAAATCAACATTGCCTACTTTCATCTTATGGATAGCATCATTAAATGTCACTTCATTATTGCCAACTCTGATATTGAAAATATTTGAATTAACTGAGAACACAATAGTAGTAACACCATCAAAATCAAACAACAAGTAATCACCTACAATTTCAATGAGACTAGACTTATAGTGTGAGTAAACATGAATAAGCTCAGTTTTTGAAATACTAGGGTTTCCTGCGGTATTAAACTTAACATCAGACCAGTCAATGACTTTCAAAATTTTAGCAACTTCTGGTTGAGCGGCTGCGATGAATATGTGTGAGGCATCAGCAATATCTGCAAACACTTTTGGATCTTTAATCGCACCAGCTTTCGCACCAACACGTTGAAAAGCAAAATCAGCAGAATGACGATCTGTAAATGTAAAATCTACTGAAACAATAGCTTTTTCATGTTTTTCACGTAATTCAGGTTTTTTTACCCATACTTGGAAAACACAAGGAACATCCACAACTTCTTTTTTGATGTTGAAAGAGTTTACAGGTACATCCCATTCAAAAACAAGGTGCATGTTTTTATCTAATTTATTTTGAACACTATCTTTCTTAAAAGTTTTAGGAACAATAAAGGCGACAACTTGTGATGCCAGAGCACATTTATTAAAGAATTTAATAGCGAGACTAGAGTTCTTTCCAAAAGGTGGATTACCGATAGTAATGTATTCTTCATTTTGAAGGTCGTATTCAAGAAAATCAGATTTGATAACATTTTCAATTTTAGGATCAATGTCAATACCTAGTTTTTCTTCTTTAATAATAGAAAAAAATGCACCAGCACCTGCTGATGGTTCAAGCCATGTGCTGGGTTTAATATTATGTTCTTTCAATAAGCCTTTCAATAGTTCGTAACATTGTAAAGCAATATCTTTATTGGTGTAAAATTGATCTAATTCTCTTTCAAAATTCATTATCATTTCCTGTTTTTTTAAATTTTCTTGATTCACTAAAAATTGATAGGGGTAAACATAAAACTTTGTAATTATCTTTATGAACGGTATAGCAATCAGGAAATGCACTGTACAAATGATTAATATTCATACTACATTGTAGCCTTCTCTGTCTTTCGCTATCAATCTTTGGATTTAATATGATATTACTTGAATAGGTGTTTTGCAAGACCTCTTTATGTTCTTTTGCAAAAATTCTTGCCTCAACATGTTTTCCGACTGGGAATGATTTTAACTTCTCATGAAAATCAACAACAACTTCATAAGGCATTTGACCTTTGAGGTAATCTAAAATCTTTTTATCAATAAACACTTCATGTATTTCATTAAAGATCTTTTTCAATCCTTTTTGTTCATATCTACAAATAAGTAATCTAAATTCATTGGTATTCTCAAAAAATCTTCTAGCATCAGCTAATTCTATATTACCTTTTTTAGAAGTTTTAATTGATGTGCTTAAATGCCGTTCTTTATCAAATATAGCTTCTATATCAAATCGTGAAGACAAAGATCTAGAACAATCAGCAGAGCCTTGAAAAGCACTCTTAATCATGTCCTCTATTGTCTTACCATGTAATTGATTTATTCCTTTTAACATTATAAATACCTTAAAATTAACATAATTATACATTAATGTAATAAGGTGTCAAGTTAATGATTTAATTAATCATTCTCAAAAAAGTTAACTTGTCTATTTTGAATACTTGTTGAACCATCACCGTAAATAGAATCAAGTAACTCAACAATCTCTTTGGCTTCCTTTGTATCTTTAAAGGCTGTTAAATTTTCATCTACTTCTTTATTTACATCAAATGGACGTTCAAATGATTTGAGAGCATTTTTATCTGAGTAGGTGTTTAATAGTTTTGCGGTGTCCTTAGTAAAATTAGAATCGTATTTTTCATCTACCTGACATTCAGCTTTGACGCCACATCCAGAACAATAAACATGATCGAATTTAATATCATAATCTAAATTATTACAATCTTGATTCTGACATTTTCTAACAAGGTATTTGAAAATAATATGTTGCTTGATAAGAGGGGTCAACCAACCTTCATTCGAAAACTTTGGAATAAAAATTAAATCACCTTCTGGAATATCATTAAAGGGGTAAATAAGAATATCATCCATTTCTTTACTGACATCACTCACGAATACGTTACGCTTTTTCTCAATGTTAAACGTGCTGCAACGAGAACCACAATGCGGACAAAATGAATCAAAGAAGCCTCTATCACCATAAGCTTTACACAATTTATTGCCACAAGTTTCATAAACTTTTTCAGTCACCGTAATTTTCATACGTGTTGGCAATTGTTTTACAACAAAGGTGGGGCCAAAGTATTCATTAATGTAATACATGTAATTCTCCAAAATGTCATACATTATACCATTCTAAAAATTAATATTCAATGAAAAACCCAACACTTGGTTGGGTTTCTTTTATTACAATAAATTTAAGTCAGGTGAATAGTTCTTGACTCAGTGACGTGCTCAATCAAATCAACACCCACAATTTGAAAGTTCTTAGGGTCTGCAAGAGCGTCCTCAATCGTTTCAGTATAATAACATTGATTAGCCATATCAGTCACAACCATCAGTTGGTTATAGTTTTTAACCAGATCCTCAATACGGCCCATTAAGTTATCAAGAAATTCTTCTGTATTCTTGGGGACAGCATTTACATAGAAAGTAATGGCATTCTTCATGCCTTGATGATTCTCCACTTCGATTTTGTTAATAACATAACCTGAGAACATTTTTTCCTGCATTTCATATTCTTTTAACAGTTCATAGCAATATGGGCGAGAATATTGTCCAGTAAATGCATTAGAGTCGATACGCACTTTAACTTCATCAATCAATGTAGAATTGTCAATTTTATCAACAATAACATAGAATTTTTTGAAAAACTGAGACTTGATTTTAGCTCGAACTTCGGAATCTAATTCGTGACCAGAAAAAATGATATGTGGAAAATTACTATCGTAAAATGATTTAACACCTGAACACAATGCATAAGGCTCATCATTATCAGCACCTTTGAAACAAGTATTTTTTCTCCACCAAGAATAGTAAGTGTTTTCAGCCTGTTTTTCGGTTGCATACGCGGCCATAACATCTTCAACACCATGACTACAATCACCTTCACAGACTACTTTCTTTGCAACATGACTAGAAATATAACCACCAATTGCATGATAAATCTCACGAATATCTTGGTTTGTTTTTACAACGATTTCATAAGTTTTAGTAGTCATATATCTATCCTCAAAATGATAAGTTATTATACCATTCTGAGGACGGATATTCAAGCGTAATCAAGAAAGCCACTACCATTGATTAATGTTTAGCCAATGTGAAGAACATCTTTCAAGAAATCATCAGAGGGCTTGATGTTATGAACTTTTACATAGTGAGACAATCCAACCGGCCACTTCCAGTTCTTGTAGGAAAATTCCATAGCTCCGTTTTCAGCACCACAGCAACGGCAAATAGAAAACCCTTTAAAGTAGACACAAGTGCCTGCCCGGTCTTTATGCCGATAAATGTCTGTTTCAAGTTTTTCAAGAGCCGCGACCACGGCTTCTTTACCTTCAAATTCAACATCAGAACTGATTGGTTTTGGAAAGTGTGGTTCACGCTCTGACCACCAGAAGCCTTCAAAACGTTGTGGTTTATTCTTATTGCCCATAATAAATCTCCATGAATGTAAGGTGTGAGTTGTAGTATACGCTATTTTTTTGTTAACTGAAATACAATCTTCTTAAAAAAGGGCTTTTTTGGCGGGCATGATAAATCTTTTCTAACCAGATTTCACTGCCAGTGCCACCACGAAATTCAGTGTAATGACATTTGATGCAACCAAACTTAGCTTCGGCTGACATGCCACTGTCTTGACTGATACGATGTCTCATACATCCACCACATTGTGGACAAGGATCTTTTTCCTCATCAGTAGGAAAGACATGTTCAATCTTGCGGTAAATATTCTTGATACGTCTAGAAAGGCGGTTTATCATTATGAACTCCAAATTTATTGATAAATTCAATGATTTGAGCAACTTCCATTAAATTGAGTCGATTGTCTTTATTCAGCTCGTTATACAGTTGGATAAGGTTTTTATCTCTGGATGTCTTAATATAATTGGTTAATGCATACAAATTATCATCAGAAAGGTAAGTAAAGTTCCGCATTACATTATTTTTTTCAAAATTGACCAAGTATTTTTCATTATTTTTTTGACGTGCGACTGCAAAGTAATAGTAAGCAGGCTGATAACGGTCTTGTTCAGCTATCTGAACATAATAGTCGTCATATTTTTTAGACACAATCAAACTTTTAATCTGCGGATTAAAGATAGACATGATAGAAGAGAAGAACACTACGGCTAGAACTAACGAAACACCTAATTTTAAAAGGCTAATACCATCAGTGGTGATTAAATATTGTCGAGACTTAAACAGCACAAGAACAGATAATCCACCAGCAACAGCCAAAAGGATTAAAAAGAAGAAGGGCAATGTATCAAAAGGATTGATAACAGCCGCATTAATACAAAAAGAAATAAGAGCAAGCAATAAAACGATAATCATCGCTTTAAAATAATGAGTGTTCGCTTGTTCCATAATTTTCTCCAAAAAAAAGGCTTACACAATCGTAAGCCTCACACTAGATCGGGGACTCGAACCCCGCCAATCGCCGCTGAACCTAAAGATGATCTAACCTTGCTGTGAGGCGATTGCATCGTCATCTCTACCTAGTGGTTCCATATTAACAAAAGAGCCATTGAAAGTCAACAATTATTTAGAAGCTGTTGTGTCATCCAGTTGCTTAGCATACCAAGCCGTGACTTCATTGTTAAACACATTGGTTAAATGTTCTCGGTAATAATAGATGAACGTTTTGTTAGTCGCTGTATCACAGGAATACATCAGTAAATTATTGGTACCGGCTGTGGGTTCTTGAAGCATGAAGACCATGTTTGATTCATCTGCTGGACTAAAATAAGTTTGTACAGGATGCCCAAATCGTTTGTCGATAAAGGATCTGAACGTTACATTATCTTTCTGACAATTAGGCGACTGACCTTCTAGATAAAAGGTGTAGAGCTGTTGACTAATCGGTGTAACACCTATTTCATATCGAGTAAAAGGATAGATTTCTTTTGCTGGTTTGAGTGTGAAATAACCTAGCTTGTTAAGTGGTTCATATGTGCTGGTGTTAATAATCGCTCCTATCTGTAATCCTGATTGGCCTCTTAGAAAATCCCCGATAGCTTTAATGTCTTGCTGCTCAAGACTATTTGGCTGTTGAGCGAAACAAACACCAGATAATAAACCCACTAACGCCATATATTTTAATTTTTTAATCATATTAAATCTCCAAACAATGGAAAAAAGTATACCTCAAATTAGGTTTTCGTCAAATAATGATAAAAAAGTTATAAACAACAAAAATTTAATTGCTAACATTACTTTTTAGGCGTATAATCATCGAAACTTTAACAGGAGTATTAATATTGAAAATCGTTAAAATGATGTGTGCATTGGTTCTGGCTGCTGCAGTTGTTGGTTGTTCAAGTCATGCTCCCAATAGTAATTATGATACCATTATTGGAAACAAAAACCCCGAAGTGGTGACTGCAAGCTTTATTCAGTGGAATGAAGAGTATGCCGTAACCGCCAAGCACAATAAATACCCAGAATCGCCTGAGTATGTGAGTGAGACGGTTGATCTCGTGTTCTTCAAAAACAAACCGAATGATAAATTCAATCCAAACATTGAATGGAGAACACCAAAAGATGATGAAGAAGTTATTCATGTAGGCCCAAAGCCAAATGGTCTATCGGTTGAACTACGTGGTAAGTTCATCAGAGACGAAGTTGAGTTCAAAGATGGTCGCTATGCAATTAGTGATTCCAAAACGATTGGTGGTATGTCAGGTGGGCCAGTCTACTCAGCAGACAAATCAGCCATCCTTGGTATGTCAGTCGGTCGAGATCATGACATCAAGATTAAGGATGTAGTTTATGAAAACATTGCTGTCTTTGTTGATTCCGAAACCATCAAAGAAGAGTGGGCTAAGTTTCAAAAACAGTAAGTGACGATCAAACAAAAAAGACCTTTTAGAAGGTCTTTTTTTTATTTAAAAATTAGTTTTTATTCAATTCAATTTTATTAAATAATGCAGTGTTAGCATAAAATGAAGACATTTCACTACAAGGAACTGAAATCTCTTTAAAGTAACCAGCATCAGAAGTTAATACAGGGGCGGCTGCTATTGAATAACGTTTAACTAGAGTATTTGTTTTATACAAATCAATATAGTTATATTTTTTCAAATCATTCATGGCAGTAGGTGGTGTTACTCCACCCGGAGTCCAACCTGTTTTGGCAGTCATCGCAAATCTTATTGAACAAACGGTCATTGCGTTATAATAAGCGTGTGAGTAATAATACATCAATATACGCACACCATTCTCATTCAATACGGTTGTTCCAAGTGAAATACCAGCATTGGTTCTTGCATAAAGACCAACAATTGTATCACCACCCACAGCGGATGACTTACCTGCCGCAAAACTAAAGGAAAATGAAACTTTAGTGCCAGTCATTTGTTTTGTATACGTCAAATGTTCTTCAATGTCAGTTTCTTCTACTGGAGTTCCAACATTTCTGTATTCTTGTGTTTGATTGTTTTGTTCTCTTTCTTGAACAGTGCGGGAACGATTACGTGAGCATTCAGTTAAAGTTTGAGTAAATGGTATAGCATCTGGTTGTGATTCAACAGTCGGTAGAGCGGATTGGCAGTTAAAATAGTCACCCACAGAAGCCCATTCGCTGTACGTTGGCGTAGAAGCAAGCCATTCTACAACAGGTTCGTTAGGTTTACTTGTAAATGAGATGTTGTTTTTATCAAGAAAGTAATTAACTTTATAATCAGCAAGCGTTATTAAAGGAACTAATGACATAGACAAAGCCAATGTCGTTTTTAAATATCTATTCATGTCTTTTTATTTTTATTGTTACAATACATTATATAGGTATTAAAATATTTATCAATTTTAAATAAATAAAAAGTCTAATTTTTAATATTAGTCACACTCTTCCAATAGTCATCACGTTTCTTAACATTAGCCACACCTTCTTGTTTTGATTGCTCAATAAGTTTGTCATCAAAAAAGTAGAGCTTGTTATTGTAACCGTAGGCAAAACAAGAAACGAAAACTCTTTTGTTGGGATAGTAAAAAGTATAACTATCATAATTTTCACTGAGATCTGTTTTGTAAGGTTTCTTAAAATTAGATGACAATATATCTGCAGTTCGCTTGGCTTCTTTACTACAAACGACGCTATCCTTTTCTAATATGATTGAATAGATCTTATTGGTATTTGGCGTTGTTTCAATTCGTAAACCAGAATAGCCACCGAAGCTGTGTGTCGGTACAAAGAACTCGTTATGATCATCAGTTTTGACATAACGTTTGTTTAACATAGTACTTGGAATGACATCGCCAAGATAATAACCAGCAACACCAACCTTCTCAGAAGCTTTCTGGATAACAAAATCTTTCTTTTCTTCCGCCATCAATGGAGTAGATATAAGAAGTCCTATTAAAATAATTTTTTTCATATGCGAAACTCCTAAATTGAAGAAAGTATGGCACACAAAATCAATATTTCAATAATATAAAAACAAAAAAAGACCCGAAGGTCTTCTTTCTTTGACAGTCTTTCACTATCATACCGGATTTGCCGACACACATTCAGTCGTCTAATTACCATTACTGGCGAGGTAGCCACCGGACTATTACCTATCAGTCTTAACCATACAGGGATACGGGCTAGACAGGCTCAATTCGTTAAATCATTAAAACGTTTCATAAAATCAGAATGATGCGAATTAATATTTGCAAGTTTACGAGATTTATCATCTTTAAAATGTTTAAATTCTTCAACAATATTGAGAATCACGCTTGAAAGCATCTCTTTTTTATCTTGTCTCACTTCTTTACAGAATTCATCCATTTTTGCCGAATCTAAAACAGCCAAATCAAATAAAAGTCCGCGTTCAGCCGATTTTGTAGTAAAACTTTTTTCAATAAGACTAATGTAATTGTTGCCAGCTTCTTCAAGTTCACTACGAACTAGGCGTTGGAGTTCCATAAAGATAACATAACAATGTTTCAAATAGTCTGCGTATTCTTTGTCTTTTGGATTAAGGTTACGAATATGATCCATCAAATAAACAATACTATCCGAATTTTCGTAATCATCAAGGGCATAAAGGAAATCATGGCCGATGTGTTTAGTATAATACTCACGATGGTTTGCATTAAGCACATCAATAAGAATATTTAACTTGGTAAGTTCTTTAGATTTCATACAAAAATCTCCTAAATATTTTTTGGTGGGATAATTTCAAAGTAAGCCATGTCTTTAACTTCAAAGACTGCATCTTCGCCTACTGGTTGACCATTCTCATACATATGCAATAAACCATCATGTTCAGCCAGAACATCAACACCAGTCGTTTCAAGCTGAGGCCAAAGTTTTAGCATATCTTCACCACCAAAAACTTTTCTTTTAAATCCACTGATGTCATTAACTCGAACCTTTATATACATGTTTCACCTTATATGTTTAGCTGTTAAGACCGCAATAATAACATAATTTCTATTGTATTGCAAGAATGTTATGATGTTTAACAATGTTTTATTTTGCTAATAGGCTTTAATCGCTTAATCATTTTTTTCAAGAATAGAATTTGATTAGCCTCACTGGTGCCATCAAGCATTTGCAACAGTTCTCGACTCGATCTTAGAGTCCTCATGGAGTTAAGATATCCTTCCCGAGTTTCTTGTGCATACAAGCGAGATTCGATTTGGCTAATAAGCGATTGAGCCTCGCTACGAAGCTCATACAGGTTATCCCGAGGCTTTTTAATCCAACTGAATAACGAACTCAACTTAGCCATTATTCCACCTCAAAAGCAGGCTCAACGCCATACTCTCGAAACAGAGCCAGCAACTCAGCTTCATCCATGTCATTCATGCCTTTGAGGCCGTTCCTGATAAGACTGGCTAGTTCGTCATAGTCATCCCGATAAAAACAAATCATATCGTGTAGCAAATCATCTTTTGAACGTTGTGTAATAGTGGGCATAGGAACTCCTAATTTAAAATGGTTAAATGATTATGTAAAATTCAATAAACGTGCATTTCAACAACTTTCATTTCATCGGGTGTCGCTTTGTTAAATTTAAAACCACAATCTTTAAGGCTAGTAACAAAGCGTTTAGCTTCATGGAAACGTTCATCAAAATAGAAATCATCCCCCACAAAGACAACTTTACCAAAGGGTGTTAAGACACGAATAGCCGAAAAATAACTATGGTCAGCTTCTTCAATAAAATCTTTCTTAAATTTGAAATCAATATCGAAATTAAAATGTTTTTCATCAGGAAACAGTTTGCGGAGTTGATTAATCAATGTCGATTCACGAGAACGAAATGACATCGTGCTTAAAAAGACGACAATATTGAAAATTGAAAGCACACCGATACTGATAAAGTTGATCAAATATTCTTCGGGTGCTGTAAACGATGTAAACAATAGCAGCACACTGAGCAAATGGAATGTCCATGCACCGTTGGAATAGAACTTATCTCGCGGCATCATGAAAATATTCAATACATTCAAGACCACTGCAAAACCTAACATCACCGAAGTGACACCACCGACAGCAAAGAAAAACTGATTGCTATTGACTGTTACATACTGAAAGGAAGCCACAGCACAATAAATAGCACACGCCAACATAATGAAAGAAGCGAGGTTTAATTGACGTAAGATGTTTAGCGGTTTCATAAATACCTCATGGCATTATTTAAAATAGAACTTGATTATACACTATTACTAGCTAATTTAATAGCTCAAAATAGCATGTTTCAATGCTTCTAGACACAAAACATTTCCAAAACTTTCGCATCTTCTGGTGTTGATGTATCCATGTCAATCTCGCAAGATCGGTAACCAGAAATAAAGTTAGCTATCTCATAAGTCTTACCATTCAGATAAAAGAATTTTCCATCAAAAAGTAGATTTCCAAGCGTCGTGATAATTTTATAAGCTCTTGGTTCATACCGTGGGGAATCAGTGGGTTTCAAAAAAGTGTAATCATAATCAATCTTGATGTGTTTGACATCAGGTAGCAATTTACGGAGCTTTTGCAGTTCAGGAACCACAACTAGATTAGAAAGGTTTGATTGCATTTTAAAACACAGATATATATTAAAAATACTTAATAATAGAGCAGGTGCCAACATGAAATATATATGAAAGCCTTTCATTAAAACAGTATACACAATCAAAAAAAGACTGAATAGATAGTTTAGACTCGCCACTTTTGAATAGTAAGTAATATTTTTGATTTCTGTACGGCCATCCGCACACATAACAAGCATAACCAAGGCTAAGCAACCTGTTACCACAATTCCAATGATATCAGATTCTACAATGCCTGAGTTAGCTATTCCAAAAAAAATAGAAAAAATAATAGCCATCAAAGACACAGAATATGAGACAAACAAACGTTGACAAAAAAATATAATTTTATTCATAGGTAAACCCTTAGTTAACGTAATTAATATCGGATCATTTCAAACAGTTTAAAATCATCATCCGTGGCGGTGTATAAATCTAGATCATGGGTTTCAAAGTATTTGGTGAGATGATACAAATCATAATCTACACCATTAAAGGAAAGTGTATCAAAGTAAATAGTCACGAAACCATTAGGCATGATAACATTTAATTTATGGCCCATTGAAAGCTTGAACTTAAAATGATTTTTAACAGTGGTAAGTTTTCGCAAAGCACTCCAATCATGAGAATAGTTTGATCGAAAGTTCAAAATGTGTAACAGGACACACAAGTTAAAAATATTCACAAAGAAAAAGATCATTGAAATAGCTATCATAGCCTTATGGTCAATAAACAAAGCATAAGGTAACAGCAAAATAGCAGCCCCATAATTGATAGCTGTTGACCAACTGTAATAATGATCGGGAAGCTGAGCTTTAGTTGTCATCCAAAGAATGAACAAAAACAAACAAAAGGAGGTGATACCATTAAAAGCAGTAAAGGTGATAATCTCACGGCTTTGAACATCAAGGCCATAGGCAAAAACTCCGGCCATAACAACAATACAAATGGTTTCATGGACAAATGCTGAAATAATAAACTCTGAAAGTTTATAACGTTTGATGAGTTCTTTAATTTTACTCAAAGGACCGTTTAATTGAGGGCTAAGTGAAATCATGGTAGACATCCTTTTATCATGAAGAATGCCTAATTATACCATGAATATAGAAGTTTTTACAGCATTTTTTCTAGTTTATCGCATAAATCAGTAGCATCTACAACGGAATAGGATGTGCCAGAATTGTCCACATAAGTCGTCACAGGGAATGACCAGATGGAATCAATTTTTAGCTTTGCGTAATCATCACACGTTCTGGAAACTGAAACATCTTTATAGATCTCATGAGTAATCAGGTCTTCAAGCGTAACACTAAAACCATAAGGTTCATCGTATTCCAAAACGATAAATTCACGCGGGGCTTCACTGATTACAGTATCACCACCACACCCAGATAAGAAGGCTATAATGCCAAATAAACTAATAATTTTAAACAATGTAAATCTCCATAATTAAAATAGTATAACTATGCATTTAAAAAAAAACAAGCACCGAAATGCTTGTTCTAGATGAATTGCCATCATTTTTTTATATTTTAATTATATTGATATTATGACGATATCATAAGAATTAACGAACTTTCATCAACTCAGTTTCAGGAGACACCACCAGTGTTTTGTATTTGAATTTAATCACTGTTTTCAAGCTGTTTTTTCTAAAAGTAAGCTTTTCCCAAATATTAGCAGGCACTTCTTTTGTTTCCACAGACTGAACAACACCAAGAAAGTCAATATCCTTAATATAAACTTCACGGTTGCGAGAATTAACCTGTGCAACAACTTCATCATTCTTTTGACGGCAAAGGTGGAATCCTGTACGGACTTTATCTGCAGTCACACCACGAATAACAACTGTTTGATCCATTTTTTCTGTCGTGTTGAAAATAATGTTATTAGGGTTTTCAGTTTGCACTACCAAGCCATCTTCACTCATTTTAGTAAGCAGAGTAAGGATAGGTGCGTAGATGCTCACCGCATTTTTAGGGATAGAATAGTTCCCATGACGGCGTAAGGTCGTGAAAATTTTATCTTCAAGATTTTCGATTTCATGATTTTTCGACATGACAATGACCCTCCCTAATTAAGAAGGCCATTATAACACAGTAGGACGAAAAATCAATAGACTAAGAAATCATTTTAGAGATTTTAGCTGATTCTCTGCAGCCATGTAAACGGCAAATGCTTGTGGGTTACTCCACGATTCTGGTTCAGTCAAAGGGCCAGAAACAAAGTAACTGCCCTTAATGCCTTTCTGGACAATACAAGCCGTTTCAACAATCAAGGCTTTCCAGTCAGGTTGAACGTTATCAGGCACTTCATAGAACAGATGGTTAAACGAAGCACGGGACAGGTCTTGAAATGTAGGGATCTGACTGTCAAAGAAAAAGAATTGATTAGCCGCAATTTTCTTCATGTTGGCTTGTTTGAATTTATCAAGACTTTGCTCAAATCTGATTTGCAAATGATAGGCATCTGTCATCTGAGGAATGTCATAATCTTTTGTGAGTTCCAGCATTTCATTCATCGACTGAATAATTCTATTCTCACCCAGATCAGTTTCTTGATAATGTTCAGCATTGCCTTCAAGACACCCATCGGATGTCCAATAACAGCCATTGCCATTCACCAGAAAAAGGTGTTCCATTACTCGCCAACGAGTGGAAAAGGACAAGTTATATTTAGCAATGATAGAGTTAATGACAGTAATGGCTTTCATTAAGCTGGAATCCTTTGTGGTTTAAGGGTTTCAAGTCGCTCAGAGACTTTAACATAGGCTGTATGATAGCACACTTCTTGCCACGATGCACGCTCAATAGGACGTGTAAGGCAATGATGTAGGCCATAATGATTCCAAAGCAAATGTTTCACCTTCTCCAAGACATCAATAGCGGCTTTAAAGACATCGACAGGATAAGAATCATCAATCAACCAGACAGGGGATTCATCCAAACATAAAGCTAAATCATCAAGAGAGGGCTTAAGGTATTCGATATAGACACATTTTGTATTAACAATCACATCAATATTTTCTTTGATGAAATCATTCATCAACAACTTCATGCCATAATCCAGTTCACCTGTTTCAGTGACAGCCAGCGTTTTGTAGAGTTCAAGATATCGCTCATTGATAACAGGACTTTCTTTGACTTCAAAGGGGCATTGAATTTCGGAGTTAGCAAACATAAATCCAGAGTTCACATCAAGGAAAATAGAGGCATAACACTGCCAAGTCGTTGGATAAAGATGGGGTGCAGAAAGGATCATATTTTTCAAAATGAGATCAAGACTGGTCATGGTAGTTCCTCTAAGATTTCGTTGATTATAACACAAACGAAGAAAAGACTCAATCTGGAATGAAGAGATTGATGTAGGCTTTACAAATATCGAGATAAATGTTTTTACGGACTTCCTCATAAGGTCGTCTACTGGTATTAAAATAAATATCCATATTCATATCAATAGGACAGGCTACTGGAGTTAATGCATAGTGCGGGACATTTAAATCGTCTACCCAGTGACCCGGCTTCATCAAGTTCATATCCATTTTCATTAACAATCGCATAGTAGCTTTGTCATTGAAACATAAGTTAGCAATGGAATCAAAAATAGAAAATCGATCCTCAAATTGCTCAACAGACATTAAGCGAGTATCTGTACGGATGTAACTGACTAATTTATCTTCATATAAGCTATTTAACATTTCATGAACATCAATGAAACGGGATTTTTTATGAATAGCATAATAGCTGTCATTAGTCATCCAACCACCGGCACCATAAGGATCTCTTTCAAATGGGTTTACGGGTTTGTATTTTTCGACAAAATCATGATAGACAGGAATAATCATTTACCACTTCCTTTTTGAAAAAAGAAAGATTTGATCAAGTCCTGAGATTTGTCAGAATTGGTGTTATACCTTGAATTTTGATTGTTGAAATGATGGACACTAATCCCAAAAATCATCATACCAATAAAAATACCAACAAAAGAAAAAACAGCTACAAAAAGTAATTGATTAGTTTTCTTTCTGGTTAGTGGAATGGTTTTAGGCACAATAACAACCTCTTAAATTATTGAAGATACCAACAAATAGTTAAAAAAAAGACCCACAACTGTGAGCCTTATATAAACTGGTGCGGAAAGTGGGACTCGAACCCACACGCCTTGCGGCACTGGTACCTAAAACCAGAGTGTCTGCCATTCCACCATTTCCGCGATTTGATAATTATAGTGTAACACCAACACAAAGTCAACCATTTTCTTTTAATTGTAGTAAAATTCTATCTTATTTTTATTGTAGGTGTAATCAATGTTGGTCAATTTAAATTTGTATTTCCGAATCAATGCTGCAAAACTTGGAACAAGATCTTGGGACATCGAAATCATCGGTTTTCTAGTGCCAAGGTATTCAAAAGCCAACTCAAAAAGCTCAGTAGCAACGCCTTGTTTACGATATTCAGGAAGCACAACAATGTTGCAAACTTTCTTTTCGCCATCCATATCTTTCAAAATAAGGATGCCAGCAATCTTATTTCCATCCATAGCCAGAATAATGTCACGACGAACGTCTTCCATTAAAACTTCAACGAAGATTTTCCCAAACCAGTCGTCAAAATTAGGATATTTAATTTCCATCGTTTTGAAGACATCAAGAATAGTATCTTTGATTTTATAACTTTGAATGCCCAATGCACTAGCCACTGCTTGTGCATTGTTAGACAGCGAAATATACTTCATGCGAAGGCTTCCTTAACCATTTCAAGCATTCTAGCCTCAGAAACTTCATCTTGATCAAGACGATAAACAGCACGAGCCACTTTCAAAAGAGCTGTAGTTCCTTTCTCTTTTTCTTTTTTAACATGACGATCCATTGCTTCGTTCATCAATCGCTGCATAGTAACAAAATCACCATCTTGTACAAGGCCGATAAACGCATCTTTGTAATAAACACTACTGACTTGTTGCATAGGCAAATGTGTAATTGTGATAAGGTTCATTATTCAGCCTCAGTTGAAAGTGGGGAAAAACTTACAAGGTGCATTTTTCAGCAATAAAACGTTTCAAAATGGACTTGTTATGACCTTTCTGGCCCATTTCATAAGCAATGTCGGCCACTTTTTCGCACGCTTCACGAACAATTGCCATAGAGTCTGCTTTTGAAGTTTGACGTGCAATATAGATATCAATGGCTCCATCAATAATCATAGCCAGCGTCTCTGTATCACCATCTTCGAAACACCCAACAAGCACATCTCGATACATGACATTATTGGCATTGCCAACTTTTTTAATAGTAATTACACGTTTAGTCATTGTTTAATCCTCAAGCGAAGCGTGGCGTTTACGGCGTTTGTTGCGAAAGCTTTGATCTTGACGATTATGTTTAGCCTTTTCGGTGTCTTTTTTCTTACCACCCCGAAAACGTTCTGTTGCATCACCAAATGAACCTTGCATTTTATTCACCTTTATTGATTGGTTGTTTACGTGTCAATATTATCAAATTTAACAATATTCGTCAACAAAATTATACTGCAATTTCTTCATACAAACGGTCAAATCAGCAACAACGTCATCTACATTAAAATTAGGCATAGTTTTAAACTCATGGTTGTGATTTAGGCTTGTATTATAATACACCTTATGAAAAATAACAATAAAAAAACCATCCGAAGATGGTCTTTTTAAACAATGTGTCGTCTATTATGTCGCAGTCAAAAATTCCATCTGAGCACCAAAAAGAGCTTTGATTTTGCCTTCATAAGCATAAATAACTTCTTCAACTGGCAAAGTATCGCCAAACTGAGCAAAGTAAGTCATGGAAGTTTCAAGTTCTTTAATACGGTCGTTCAGAGCTTTCAGAACAACCATTTTGGCGTAGGCATCGACTTCATCAATCACATGGCCTTCTTCGGTAAACAATTCAATAACGCTTTCAAGCTTATCAGTCACAGCATCATTGATACGTTGGTAGGGTTCAGCACCATCTTCCATCAGAACAGCAATATCACCATTGAAACAAGTGAGCTTAGTAACAACACTGTTAAGTGATTCCACGATAAGAGCTTGAGTTGGTTGAGACATTTCTTTAAACATTGTTAAATCTCCAATAGTATGATTGCAAGATTATACCAGTAAAAAATGGTTTATGCAATGAAAATGTTTAAATATGAGGGTTTAAGGTAAACTCTGGATTAAGTCCCACATGGCGATCATTATTAAGAACATAAGAACGTAAAATGATAGTTCGGTCATGTTCTGACCACGTTGTCATCACATGGTGAATCGTATCCGTAAAAACCATGCGTGGAAAATCTTTATTTAAAGCACCAAAAAAAAGAATTTCACACATTTTTTTCTGAATGGTGTCTTCAATCAGTTTTTTGATATGCCGAGGATCAGCTTCTCGATCCATCAAACGATCAAGAAAGTGATCACGAATAGCCACACGAAAACAAAGCTCAGTGGGCATTTGTTGTCTAATTTTCCGATTGAGTTCTTTCTGCCAATCAGAAAATTCCATTCGTGCATGGGTTCTATTCCGAAACTTCGGTTTGTAGAGTTGCACTTCTTCTTTTTTGAGCTTGGTATTCATGACAAAATAGCCTCAATTTTATCTGACGTATCCAAATGCTTAGTGGTTGTCTTTGAGTAGTTAGATTCCATGATTTCAAGCTGTTCTGGTGTGAGTGCTTCGTTGATGTTGCACTTAGGATAGCGACCACCCTCATTGATTTTAACCAACACACCATCCGTTACAATGAATTTAGCTGCAGCATAGACGACATCAGACAATTCGCCATTGACTTTAAGCAGGCTGGTTGTAGGGTCAGTCACACAAGTGCGATTAAGTGTAGTGGTGTCACGGTTGAAAATAGAAAGATAATGAGTTTTCATTGGGGCGTCCTCAAATTATTTAACTAATGATATCACAAAATGGAAAATTCTTCAAGATTAAACTGAGTTCTTGGGCCACTTGTCCACTTACGGGCTTCTTCATGCTCATCAAGATTAAGATTCTTATCAAACCCCTGCATCGACAAAGACTGTTTATCCCGATAATGATAGAATGGACGTTTACCACTAAACATATCCGGTGTGCCATTGAACGGTTGAACTGTTTTGAAAAAACGAATAATAGTGCCACATTCGTCTAAATCGAAACAATAAATGAACTTATCGAGGTAAAAACAAAAACCCATACTGACAATACCAAAGACCATACCATCTTCGTTTTCTTCTTCATCATGTTCTGCAGCATCAGAATCGCCATAGGTGCTGTAGACAAAAATAGTCTTCCCATCGAGTTCAAAAGTAAAGCAGCCATAAGCACCAACAGGTTTAGCGTCGAAATACGCACACACTTCTTTCATGGGTTCAAAATCAAAGTTAAATTCTAAACCATTGAGTCGATTGTTTTTAAAAGCAGTCACAAAACTGCTAATAATAATATTGATAATTTGATTGGTATTATTCATATGGGTAAAACCCCTGTGAGTGCCAGAAATTACAGCTATAACGAGATCCACGACCCACTTTCAAGCTAGTGGATACTTTCATCTCATCAATGAGTTTTTTACCTATGCCACGATTACGATAACTGGTGCGGACAAAGATCATCAAATCATAATAAGATGATAAATAGTTAGTAGGAACGCCATCCGTGATAAGAACAGCAACACCAACTGGAATATCATCTTCGTAATGAAGGTTAACCCGAGCTTCCAAAATACCAGCACGAATATCTTTAAGCACACCAGACAACAGAAAGCCTGAGACATAAAGTCTACCACGAAGGGCAATGTTCGCATTCACTTGCGAGTCTGTCCATTCTGTTTTTGGTTGCATATTGATAATCTCTGTAAAATGATGAGTTATTATACCATAATCTAAAAAATAAGGCAAAAAAAAGACGCTCCGAAGAACGTCATTGATGAATCATATTGGTTACAATTTTGGCATGATTAAAGTAATATCACGAGTTTGTTCAAACTCAGTCAAAATAGCAACAGCACCGGCTGAATTGCGGTATGATTTTGAGAAATTATCAATAATTGAATTAACATCATAAGTATCAAACAAATGATTCAAAATTGATGCATAAAACTCTGACAAGAAATAATACATAAGGTTTGCATATTGTAAATACAATTCACCCTCAAACTCGTTCCAAGCCCTAGCATCAAAACCAGAAGGTATCATGTGTGGATAAAAGATGATATCCATGCCACGCTCAGAATTATAGCTAACGGTAAAGTAATAGGTATCTGATCCTTTTTGGTATTCCAAGGCGTAATGTTTGTAACGTCTGAAGGTATCAAAAACAAAACTACTCTTGGTAATGTTATAGGCTTTTAAAAAGTCATTGTAAGAAGCACAATAAAGATAATTAAGAATGTCAGCAGGGGGTTTGAACCCATTATTATCCATCTGCAAATCGCGGAAGATTTGAGCATTATACACCCAGTGATCAATCCGAACGGCATGATGTTCAATGTGTTCTGAATTCAAACCTGATTTAATGGTTTTAATGGTTGGTTTGTCGGTAACTAAATTAATCACTATTGAAGACCTCATAATATTTTTTGATTGTCGCTATAATAGCATGTCAAAACCAATAAAGCAAAAAAAAGACGCTAGGAAAGCGTCAATTTATTATAAATCAGAACTAATCTTTATCAAACAATTCTAATTGTTTTGGAGAATTCACTTGTTTTTTTGGAACAACAGGATCAGGATTTAAGAAAACACCACAAAGCAATAGAAAAAAACAAGAGAGTAAAATTCCAAAAAAAATGGAAAATACTGTTAGAGCGTCATCGGTTGAAGCACTGGCTACCATAAATAAAATAATACTTCCAACAGGAACTAGCATAAAAAATAAAACAGGAAATACGGTGGGTACATCAGTATTGTGGTACTCCAATTTAACAATAATACAAAGAGTCCAAACAAAAAGAATTAACCAGCCTGTAAAAATTTTACCCAAGTGTTCAAATAAGAAATCTTTAAATGGAACGAAAACAGTCATAAAAGAACTGACATTAGTTACAATAATTGACCAAACATTAGCAACTGAAGACCAGTTGTTAGCAATAAAGCCAACAGAAAGATAAAATAAATAAATACCAGCCACTGCCAGCAATACATTCTTTGTACATGACAGCATAACAGAAGTGACACTCTTTTTAACTTCATCCATATATTATATCTCCAATAAGTTGACTATATAATATTATTGATAAAAAAAAAGTCAACAATGGGTCGTGTAAATAAACATTTATCTTAAAACAAAAAAAGACATTCCGAAGAATGCCTTTTATCAATTATTGCGGTGTATTGTTGAATAAATCTAACTGTTCTGGACTACTTTCTACGGGGGTTAGTGTCCCCGGAAACAAAAGACAAGAAGATATAATCAAAAAAGTGAATAACATTAGGAAAGCAATAATAACACAGACTGCACTGATAAACCATGAATCCAAAACCGTAGCTGACATAAATAAGATCAAACTGCCAGTAGGTATGAGCATGAATGCGAGGGCACTTAAAGCAGCAGGAGTCTTAATTGTAACATCTGAGACTTCAATTTTGTAGAGAATGCAACAACTCCAAACTGAAAGAATTAACCAACCTATAAATATTTTACCTAAGTGTTCAAATAGGAACGTTTTAAGAGGTTTAAAAATCATCAAAAAAGACATGAAATTGTTACTTATAGAAGTCCAATTATCAGTTACAAATAGGAACGAAAAATAAACCAAACAAATACCTGCTATGGTTAACAATACATTTTTTGTGCATGACATCATAACAGAACTGAAACTATCGTTAACTTTTTCCATAATGTGTATCTCCAATCATAGAAATGAATTGATTAAAAAAGACGTTCCGAAGAACGTCTTATATTGATGCTAGTGATTAATCTTCGTCTACGGGAACTTCATCATCAGAATCATCAATCCCTGTGAAGTTGCCCAAGTCAACTTGCTCCAAAGACCAGACTTCTTTCAAACGGTTGCGTTCATAGTAATCCAAGTAATCAACTTCTTTACCGCGAGCGGTAGTCATGATGAAAGAGAAATATGGATGACCCAAGTAAGTGGTTGCCAAGGTTTTGAAATCAACACCTTCATGCTGAGCCAAAATATCTGCAACGTCTTTCTTAATGCCTTCAATTTCTGCTTTAATCGTATCATTGATGTAATGGATGTGAGTCAAATCAGCGTCTTTTGCATGTAATGCAACAAATGCAATGTAGTCGTCAATTTTCTCGGATAAAACCAAGCGAGCAATGTCACGAATACGCACGAATGTTACTGCGTGGTGTAAGTTAACATACCAAGTCGTTTTTACCTTAACCATATTACCGTTAGAGAACTGAATAACGTAACCTTCAATCCCTTCTACAGTATCCAACGAATGCAACAATGCTTTCAAGTCGAAACCTTTACCAAACAATGGAACGTTAACTGGAATATCAAACTCTTTTGCCAAAGCTGCGACTTCATCTGGCATAAAATAAGCACCAGTAATGGTATGACGCACATGCAACAACGTCATTTTTTCTTCATCGTAACGCAACACGATACGGTTGTTTGGCGAAGTGTATTCAAAGATTGGTGTCAAATCCAAGGATGCACAATGCTTAATAAAATCTTCGTATTTCTGGTTTGCTTTAACATACGCCAAAGCCGACACAGCCACATCAGATTCAAAAGACTTTTTGGATTTTACAAAAACATCTCCATGAAACACACCAGCAGTAATCATGGAACCATCCATCTTATCGAAGACAGCAACCACATCATCCCAGTTAATGTTGTGTGGCAATACTTCTTCACGCTCTGCCAAGTTGAAAAACTTGTGCAAAGGACGGTTTACAATTTTACCATCACGGTCAAAGGTGATACCACGGCATTCTTTTTCAAAAGGCGTAGCAAAGGATTCACCGTTGCTGATGTTGTAGCAAAGAACGGTTGCACCGTTAGATTGCTTGTTCACACCGATATAGGTTTTACCTGCCAAAGCTGGCAAAATATCATTGATGTGTTCGATGTTTGGAAAAAGATTCATGTTCGTGTATCTCCGTTGTTTTCAATTGACTTAGTATACCAAAATGAGGATTTTAAAGCAACCTATTTTTTAAGAAATCAAAATTACCACTTTAAATAAAATAATATCCTTTAAATCATCATCATTTTAGCTAATGAAATACGGCTTTTAAATTCTTCTGAATTAAAGTCATAGGCAGAAGGAATGTAAAATTCAGGAACTGTCTCGATAATAGATGGATTATGTCTATATTTAATAAATTCAATTAAGATGGTTTCATCATCAATTGACAACATATTTTCTTTAATTCTATTAAAATGGAATGGTTCTTCATCACCATTACTGACTTCTGAACTATGGATGGTATGTAGTTCTGAATTAATATCAAATTGAAAGGTCGTTATTAAATAATATTTTTTTCCTGTTTTTTCGTTTGTGATATTTAAATGAGAACTAGATTGTAAATTTACAAAATTTAAATCACCATCAAACATAATAGAACAAGAATGATCATTATTCCATAGTTTTTTTAAGAACTCTTGTTGATGTATAAAGTCAAATGTCATCAAGAAACTTTTAGAATCATCTTGTGATGTGTTAATAAAATTAACAGAACACAATGGGAGTCCAGAAGAATCATTGATTACAACAGAACAAAAAACAGAATCCATTTCATCATCAGTAATATGTAAACAATTTATAAAGTCTTCTGGAAAGCCTAGCTTCAAACAGGTTTCTTTAATTTTAATTATATTTTCTTGCATTATTTCTCCTAAATAGTAATCATTTTAGTTAAATCTATACGAATTTTAAATTCATCTGAATTGAAATCGTAAGCGGATGGTATATAGAACTCAGGAACATAGGCCACAATGGCAGGATTGTACTGATATTGAAGAAATTCAATTAACAATAGTTCATCTGATGTTGGCAGAAAATTTTCTTTGTTTTTCTCAATACAAAATAAATTCTGACCTATATCAGAATATCCTTGAATATTAAATTTTAACAAATCTAAATTGATGTCAAAATAAAACCATATATCCATATTATAAGGATACTTGAGTTGTTCTGCTTTCATATATAGATTATCAAATAATGAAAAATATAAAAAATTAAAATCAAGATCAAATTCAACACAACAATAAGTGTATAGTCTTTCTTTATTGTAAGTCGTTATAGAAATGTTTTGAATGAATACTTGAGATTCTGCAAAACAGAAAGAAATATATCTTGTATTCTTTTCAGGAGCACAGCTAATATTTAAATGGCCTAATTTAATACCATTTTTGTCAATTATTTCTTCAACTATGCGGGAATATTTATCATCAGGATAGAGATGGTTAAATCGTAGGCAATCAACAAATGATTGTAGAAAGCCTAACTGAAGAAGATTTTGTTTAATTTTAAAAATATGCTCGTTCACGAGAATTAAGCTTCAGGTTTAACTTCTGTAGCTACGATAAAAAGTGCATTACCATCCGACAACTTAACTTTCACTTGTTTGCCAAGTTTAACATCGCCAATCCATTGAAGGTCAGTGGTTTCTAAAACAGAAAGACTGTTTGAAAAATCACATGTTTCGCTAAGTTTATAGGGGTCATGTGGATTTTCAGAATCAAGATAGTCTTTTTTATTATAAACTAACATCAATTTAATCTCATCATCTTTAATAGTAACTGGATAAATTGTAGCCGTAATGCCAATATTAACTTCTTGTTTAACATCAAATTTTGTCTTACCATCTACATCATCTAATGTAATTGAACAGGTGGTCGCTTTTTCTTTATCTTCTTGTGTAACCTGAATAGGCATTATTTTACCAATAGGCGTTATCAAAGAAAAAGCCACAGTGCCATTGGCATCTCTAAAATCAAAGTTATACAATTTTGGTATTTCATTAACGGCATAAGCTGACATGGATGCTATAAGCAAAGATCCTGCAATAAAAATTTGTTTTAACATTGTAATTCTCCTATAAAGTATAAATTATATCTTTAAAAAGGAGAAATACAATCATATTAAAATATAGATTTAATTATTCTGGATAACCTTCGAGGACTTCCATATAAAGCTCATTATTATTAGGAAGTTTTATAGTTTTCTTTTCACCTACATTAATATCGCCAGCCCAGTTCACGTCAATTAAAGTGGCTACATTATTAGCAATGGTACATTTATCATTAATTTTAATAGCGTTTTCAGTGGAAAAGTCTTCTTCATATTTAAGCGAGATAATCACATGAAATGTATCTCTAATTTTTGAAATCGTAAAAACAGAAACGAAAGTATCTGAGTCGGCTGCTGAATAAATTTCAATAGGCATAGGTGGAGCTAAAGGATCATCAACGTCAATAACACAATTAGAAATCTTATTACTATCTTTCATTGAACCTGCAGCACCATAAGAAATACTGCCCACATTAAGCAACTGCAATCCTGTAATCTTGTTATGTTTGTCAGTAAAGCTAACCGTATAGTCAGTCTGTTGTATTTCTGCCGCATGAAGTAATCCTGAACTCAACAATACACCAATAGCCAATAATGATTTAAACATAATGAAGTCTCCGAAGTTTACAAGTATTATACTCTCTTAACTTAAATATACAATGGATAGCTATTTAGATTTGTTTATCTGTAAATATAACTCATTGCCATCAGGTGTAAAAATAATAGTTGTTTGTCCAATATTAAGATTACCAAGCCATTTAGTGGTGGGAGAGACACTGTTTAAGAAATCACAACGATGATTGTTATTGGTTAAATTATCTTCTAATCTTATTTCTGGTTTTGTGTAAACCACCATAACTTTAAACTGATCGTTATTCTTAGATAAAGTATAAATAGATATATCAGCACCAATTCGTTTAATATTATAAACAGATGTTTTGACATTTAAATCATCAATTTCACCTAAACTGACCAGACAGTCTATCAAGGTGTCTTCTTTACCTTCTCCGATAGAAGCATAGGATATTTTTCCAAGGCTCGCTGGAATAATAAGATTAACCGTTTTATATTTATCAGTGACTGTGATGTCATAGTTAGGGGATACTATATCAGGGTCATTAGCCGTCACCAGCATACTACTCAATAGCACAATAATCAGGATTAGAAAATATTTCATGAAGTCCCCCTATTTTACAAGACATTATATAGTATTAAAATAAATAAAGCAATCATACTTTGTGTATATATACTATAATGATGAAACATTGTGTACTCCTTATAAATCAACATTATTTAATAAAATATAGCCTGAATTTTTGACTTAAGTTTTCTTTGTTATATTATGCGATAAGGAGAATTTAAATATGAAAACAGCCATCATTAGTCAGTGTCAAAAATACCGTTATGAATTAGGTAGAGACTTCGTAGAAAACGCCAGTAATCCAGCAATATTTTGTATGCTAAATCCAAGTACTGCTGATGCCATGCTTGATGACCCCACGATTAGACGATGTATTCAATTTGCAAAAGATAATGGATACGATTCTCTCAAAGTAGTCAATCTTTATGCGTATCGTTCACCAACACCAAAAAGCCTTTGGTTAACAGAAGATCCTGTGGGTTCTGAAAATGATGAATATTTAACAAACCTGTTCACACAGAATAAAAAGATTATTTGTGCTTGGGGTGTAAATGCCAAGATGAATAGAGTGATTGAAGTCTACAACATGCTGAGTGAGTTAGGTGTTGAAATGTATTGTTTAGGCACAACAAAAGCCGGTATGCCGAAACACCCATTGTACATAAAAGGCGATCAGCCATTCATAGAATTTAACTTAGGGGGTAAAGAATGAAACTAATAGGTAATAAAGTGATGTGCAATTTATTAGCTATCAATATCATATACATTATTATCGGATATTTTGGCATACTTGATACAACAGGATATTTAGGTGTTCATAACTATTATGATGGAATCGTAAATGGAACACCATCAGAATATTGGAAAGTTACATTAAGTTATTATTACAGTATAACTTACTTAATGCTTCCTATATTAAATATCATAACTATTCTTTTATATAAAGGATCTAGTGATGTTACAAAAAAAATAGCATTATCACTAAAAATACAGATCATATCATTTATTTTAATTAATATAGTATTTAATATTTTAAAAGTTAAAACTGAGACATACTATACAGAATACAATTTGGAATTGATTCCTGTAATAAAAGAAGGTTTTTTTAGATATTATGATTTCTTTATTCTAATATTAAGTGTACTATTTGTGATGAGAAAGGATATTAAGAATATAAAAATAGTAAGCGTTGTTTTATTGACTTCTTTAATTGTATTAGGCTTAACAAATTTTCATTCTAACATTCATAGAGCGGAAATGATTAATAGAGTAATAGACGCTCAAAGTCATTACATACCAGACGGCAATCCTTTAATAAAATTAAAACCAAATGTCTTTAATATAGAAATTATACCTGATGGATTTACATCATTTGAAAGATCAACTAAAAATTATAAAAGTCTTATGTATATGGTAGTATATATGGGCACTAATACACCATCAAATAAAGAAATTTTTGAATTGACTGACAAGATTTATTCAAATTATAAACCACAAGATGACACGTATATAAAAAGTAAATTAGGTGAACTTTATACAGCAACAATGCTAGATAGATATAATCAAATAATTAAATTCAAAGAAAATGATTTATACTTGTTAGATATCTATAAAAGAAAAGGGTTAGATGAAGCAATGATTGAATTGCAGAATTTAGATGAAAATAGAAAGCGAAGTTTAATTAATATGTTTATACACATAGTCAAGTCGAAAAAAGAGGATAATCAAGATATGGATAAAAGCAGTTCAAATGAAAATAACAAACAATAAGCTGTAAAATAAAAAAGGAGTTTCAATCACTCCTTTTTTTCATTTAAAATTGTAATTCACTCAAATATTTTTCGATTTTTGTCTTAACATACATAATGTCACTTTGTGGGCCATACAAAACAAACTTGTTTTCGAAAATCCACATGGACTCTTGATATTGAATAGGCCAGCCCTTGTTTTCAATAATATCATCCAAGTATTGACGAACCGTTCGCAGGTAATACCATCCAATATAGAAGGTGGTTGAAATCATTTCAGTGGATTCGCCGCGACTCATGTGTTATCTCCTTTGCTTCAAAGCAATGCAAGTCATTAGCCTCATTATAACAGAACCACAATAATTAAACAATAAAAAACCCCACCGAAGTGAGGTCTTTTTTCTAACAGAACGCTACAATTAAATTATTCAGCTTTCGCCAAAAACTTATCATACAACGCTTTCAAGCTAACATACACTTTTGAATACTCGTAGTAGTTGAAGTAGTAATCTGGTTCTTCGTCAAATGAATGCTTTTGAACCATTGCTTCTATTACTGAACTGTCAACGTCATCACGACCTAGACTTCTCAACAATCCCAACACTTCTTGGGTAATCTCTTGTTCACCTTCACTGTCCACGGTTCTATTCAAATACTCATAGCAATCGTTGCCTGAGACACCACCAGAAACCCAAACCTTTTCAATCACAGTAGTTTCCAGCACTTTGTCATCTAACGCTTCAATACACTGTTCAGTTAACGAGTAATCACGCGAATTTAAAACATCCACGGACACATTTGCAAACACTACGGCTTTTTTTACAAACTCTTTAAACTCAATCATAATTTTTCTCCTGATATAATCGCATAAGATTCATAGGATATAATTATTAATTGTTATTGCTTACTCATCATTGTCGCCATACACCACATCATACAACTCTTTCAAATTCACATAAAGCCGTGCATAGTTGGTGTAGTTACCATAATAGTCACTGGAATCACTCAACGAAGTCGATTTAACCAGCGGATGAACGGTTGCCATATAAGTCACAAAGCCAATATCTGACTTACCAACAGCCAGCAGCACTTTAGCCACATCAGGCGTGATATCTTCTGGTGTATCACCACTACGTGAGTAGCCTTCGCCACCCCAGCAGCTTTTACCCGTATGCCCACCAGAAGCCCAAGTACGCTCAAACAAAAGAGATTCCAGTTCAGTATCACTCAGTGATTCAAATTCTTTTCTAGAAACTGTCCCATAAACAGCCTGAGTATCTTTATATAAAGTAACAACTTCGAAAGCTTTTTCAACAAATTCTCTAAATTCCATACTTACTCCTTTGACCGCTCCCCGGCCAATGCAAAAAGATTATCAAATGTCTTCGAGGTGATGTTGAACCACATCGAAGGTTTATCATAGCTTACAACAATTTCGGCTTCCAAACCTTTTACAGAAATCGTAAAAGTAGTGTCCATGTCTTCTCTTGTCTCAATGCTATCAAGAATACGTGGAAGAGCATTGGTCAAATGAATACGCATGGTACCCACGCCGTCTTCATATTTCATGAAAGAAAAATGTTTGACCGGCTCAAAACTATCCTGAACTTGTCGGCCACCACGAAACAATTGAGTGATCAGCTTGTTGATTGGTTGGTTAGCCAAAAAATGAGTGACCGCTTCTTGAATGACAATGTGTGCAATTTTCATGATAGGTATCTCGTTCTGTTTGAATGTGATTAATTATAGCAAAAATCCGAATATAAGGCAATTACTATTCTTGATGTTTAGCCACTTCTGCTCGATCTTGTGCCACTTGTTGACGACGCAAGATTTCTTCTTTGCGGTCAGAAAACTTAACCACCTCATCCAGTTCTTGATATTCTTTCATGATCTGTTTTTGCTCAGCCATTGAAGTAGCCGAAGATTGATTCTTAATCATAGCGGCCAACAGTTCTTGTTCTTTTCTGTAAAGACGTGTCAAGTCCATTGCAATAACTTGTTCATCATAATAGTTCAACGGTTCTGAAATCATTGTATATACTCCAAAAATTAAGGTAATAATGTTACTTCAAGTCAACCACTTTAAAGTTGAATTCTGGGTTAATGTTGTCTGGATAGCCCACAGGCTCACACACCACATGAACATCGCCCAACATAAAATCAACAGAAGTGTGCATATGACCATGAATAGCCACCTTAGCCAAAGAATTACCAATGAAGTTGTCCAAGTTATTGGTAAAGTAATGGTTCATCTTTAAATCTGATGGATGGTTACGGTAGCTGGGGTGAACACTTTGGTGAGAAAAACCATAATGAGTCACCAATACCTTCACATAGCCATTTTCATCATACAAAGCGTTTTTCAAATAATCATATGACTGTTCAAACTCTGCATAAACTTCTTGTGCAGTGATGTATTCATCATTATTAGCATTAAAGATTTTACGAAAATCTTTGATTTCAATAGACGCATTATACATGGTGTGAAAATCTTGACGGTTAAAATCTACCCACAAAGTAGAACCAATAAACTCAATGTCGTCAATGACCACAGATGAGTTATCCAAAAAGTGAAAGTTATCAATCTTGACAGAACTCCAAAAATCACGGACTTCTTTCAAGGTGAAACCATAAAATTCATGGTTGCCCAAGATATAAATGACCGTGTATTTACTGGCACAGTCTTTGATAAATTCAAGGTGAGACTGGTTACTGCCAATATCCCCGGCCAAGATCAAAAACTTCACACCATCAATCACAGGAATATTAATTCTATTCCCGTATTCAAGGTGAAGATCGCTCATAATTAAGGCTTTTGCAGTGGACATGACAGTCTCCAAATCAATTAAGTTCGTGTATTATACACAAAACCGCTGACTAGATCAAGATTTACTTTTTTTCTTGAAAAATAAACGGTCGGGAATACCATATTTTTTACGTTTGGAGAAGTCATTATCATAGACAGCAATAACGAAAATAAAGAAATAGAGGGCGGAAAGAGAGTTTGCCATGTCAGCGTCTGGAACTTCCAGAACATACTTGAAAAAGGGTATTACAAATACCATGTAAGTCGGAATAAGAACAACAAACATGCGGGTAACGGTGTTATACCAGAACCAAGTCCATGCAGCACCAAGGCCAAACAGAATTTTGCTCATCATCGTCATTACCCTCAAATGTGTGTAGAGTATTATACCACAATCAAACGAATTCCACCATACCTTCATGATGACGACTATAAGTATACCAGCTTTTTGCGGTATCTTTCCACTTGTTAGAATTGTAAGGTGCCACAACAGGGCAGAACGATGGCATTTCAGCTTGAACAAGGTCAAACGTTTTCCCAGTAGCGGCTAACATGTGAACATGCGTATCATCGCTGACATAGAGGTCTTGAAGTTGTTCATTCAAAACACTCATCATGGCATGTCCAATACCTTTCTTACGAAATTCAGGTTTAACGTATGTGCCAACCAGACCAATCATCGTATAACGACGTTTTTTATTGTTCAAGGTGAACTTTGGATCAATGGTGTCATTAACAATGTAATGTTCCAGAACAAGCAAGCCAACTGGTTTTTTGTCAACACGACAAACAACAGTCGAAAAATGACTGACTTTAATGAAGGTAACATCACCCATAGGGCGAACTTCATCCCCTTCCAAGATGTAGAAAGCGTTGTTCTCAAAACGGCTAGAGCGATGCTCTTTTTCAAAAAGCTTATGACGCTTGATGAGATTAGCCATTTTGCGGTTGTCATGAATTTCCGTATACTTAATGTCGAACATAATTACGCTCTCTAAAAGGATGTCTAATTATAACATAATCGCAAAAAAAACAAAAGTAAAATTAAAAGCTAAAACATTATAATGCCATTGACAATTATACCAAAAAGTCATATGATAAAGGTCTTGGTAGGGTATATCGGATTTTTTTATTGAGTAGTTTCATGCCGTATACTTTTTGTTGTAAAAAAAAACTCACTGTTGAAAGGTTTTTTTCGTCTCGAAGATTTTTTCCTCGTTAACAGTAGATAATAGAAAATCTGACATTCTAACTGGGTGTGGTTGATCTGGGAGGGAGTTGTGAAAATAACCAGTGATATGGTAGCCACCAAGGGCCATTATAACACGGGATCAATAGGGGTTCTTTATCCGGCAATTCATCGCCGCTCTTACCTATTATCAAAGCCCTGCTCGAAAGAGCGGGGTTTTTTATTTGGATTTTTTAACAGGTGGCTTAACATCTTCTTTTACAGGTACGACTTCAACAGGTGCTGGATATAAGACATCAAGTTTAAAACCAATACAATGATTATATTCGTGTTTGATTTTTAAATTCTTGATGGAGAAAACAATACCGGATCTGATTTCAAAGTGACGTTTAATCACCTCAAGTTCAGCACTGGATATATTAAGAACCTGATAAGGTATCGGAATGAACAACATATCATTAGGCAACTTTTTCTCATAATGAAGACGATAGTCAAGCTCTGTGGCTCGCTCTATAATATCTCTTTTTGAAAAAAGGTCATGAGCTGTTTTCACTTTTTTAATCAAGCCAGTGATGGTGTCAATGGCTTTAACAATATCTGGTGTATGTGTGAGCTGTGGAAGCAAAGGAACAATGTCAGTCATTAGTAGTGCCTTGCATTCTCAATAAGATGAGTCATAGGAACTTGTACAAAAACAAAAGTTTGATCATCATCAGTAATATGTATCCACAACTTCAATGGCGAATCTTTAAAACTATATTCCAACATACTGAGTGTAGGTGATTTACATGGTTTCAAAGTCGGTAAATCAGAGATGTTTATGTACAATGATTCTGCGTCTAATCCAAAATCATAATCGTCTGAAAATATATCGTCACCCTCTACCATACTGGCTGTTCTGATCGTTGATTCAACCATGTAGATGTCATATAAATCATCAAGTGCTCTAAAATTTTCAATAGTGCTCGTTATTTCTGATAATGCTGCTTTGTAAGTGTCGGTGAAACGAATTGATACTTTTGGAATTCCGGCCATTTTCATTCTCCTTAAAAGATTTACTATAGCAGAAAAAACAAAAAAGCCAACACAAGTGCTGGCTGATTTTATACATTTAAAGAATTATAGTTGAACGTCTACTTTTTTTGGACTTTCAACGTTATCTCTTATCTTTTCAAGTACAGGATTAAACATGACATAATGAATTGATGTTTCATCACAAGCAATATAGGCGGAATAACTATCAGTCCCCTCTTCAACGGTATACGCATACATAGCACCATTTTGAACACTAGGTTGAGCATTGGTATAGGTCTTCAAAAAAGTGTCATTTAATGAATTGGCAATATCGACACAACTGTATTTGCCCGAGGTTAAATCACCAGTAGCTTCTACTTTGCGAACAAGTTGATCGTCATTAAAATAGACATTGTATTCATTGAAGAAGTCTTCAACGGGTTGTGGTGGCTGAACTTTAACAGGTTCAAGGACAGTGGGTTGGAGATTTTTTGGATAGAACGAACTTTGTTCTCCAATTTTGATTCCGAAGGGTGCAAAATCGGCTGCATGAACAGCTAAGGAACTACTGATCAAAAGACACGCTAATAAGGTTTTCTTTAACATATAAACTCCTAGTTGTTTTCTTTTAACTTCGGTTCAGTATACTATAATCTGAATGAAAGTCAAAATTAACAACTAAGAGTATGATGAAAGGTTAATTAATACCAACCTTTGGTATTCAGTTCGCTTTTGATATAATTAACGATACTGCGGTTCTTAATATCGCCTTTGAGTTCATAGAAATACTGCAGACCACTCTTATCAGCAATCGCAATGGCAATGGCAGCCGATTTTGCAGAACTGTGAAAGATATAAAGACACAGATCACCTTTAAAAGACAATTCAGACACTTTGCTATAAAAGTCATCACGAATGAACGAGTCTGCCGAAACATTACGCTGCATGAAATCAGTGAAGATATTCATGTCACGTTGGTGCAGTTCGCCTGTTTTAAAGTCATAACCGTTGCATTCCACATTATGAACACCACGAACATACATGGAACGCTGAACGGTTGAGAAGACATTGCCACTCAAAATGGATTCGCTTTCCATGATTTTGTTGAAGCCTTTGTGCAAAGTAGTCATAATGTATCTCCGATGAAAAAGTATGGTCTATTATAGCAGTTTAGAGCGTTTTATACAAGGTTATGATGGATAATGTAGCAAATTAACAGCAAGGAATTACGAAGACGGTCACTTTTACCGCCGCCATAACTGGTGCGATACCGAAGACTATCCAGCGAACGAACCTTTACATAGGCACCCACACTGTCAAAGCTGATATCAAGTGTCGAAGTGTCTTCACCATCATTATCATCTTGTAGGCGAGAGTAAACAAACCCATCCAGCACTTCTGGGTAATCTTGTTCTTCAACAATGGCATTGATGAGTTCGATTGGATTTTTCAAATCAACACCACTGGAAATACGCCCCAACATGTTGTCCATACCAATGCCCCGAGCGGCGATTTTCAAGAAACCGGTCAGTGTTGGATATTGTTCAAAGGAAAAGAACATGTCTTGATAAATATCATTCATGTTGCCATCGGCATCACGAAGAGTTGTAACATCTGGATTCATGCAAGGCATCACATGAATATCGCAGTCATGGGCAATACAGATAGCGAATTCTGAAATTTGGTCATTAGGAACGGTTGGGAATACGGAGAAATAATCAACCCCATCAAAACCGATATTGTAAAAGGAGTTGAGAAGTTTAACAATTTTTTCGTTCATGAGTAATAACACCTTTGATTTTTGATAAGGCATTATACCATAGTAGAATGAAAAAAGGAACCTTTCGGCTCCTTTTAAAGTTATTGATATTCAAATCGTTCGCCATAATCACAAATTTTTGATTTGCCACGGTCGGAATAAACAAGTGGTATTTCATCAGGCAATAATTTACGCATGTCAGCGTCAAATGCACCTTCAAAACCATCAGCAAGGATTTTACTCAAGTAGAAGTCGTGCTGAGTAGAATTTGCAATTTCTTGCGAGATAACTGCAGCTTCTTCGGCTTTAAATTTAACGCCATCACGCCACATGGTAATCCATGTAAAAGAGTCTTCTGAACTCCAATCCACTTGCAAATTATGTTTCAATGCGACTAATCCAACAGCCGCTTTAATTTCTGTACACGTTAGTTTACTCATGATATACCTCAAAGAAAGAGGAACCCGAAGGTTCCTATCAGTTTAGTTCTGTTCCACCTTTACGAGAAAGGTAAGCTGTCGAAACACTTTTCAATACAACACGTCCAATAGTAGAATCTCGACGTTGAACAAGTGGTTCAATCACAACACCCTCACGAATGTGTGTTTCCTTGCCCGAATAAGTTTCCAAGCCATCAGTGTATTGCAACATGACTTCTTTGCTGAATGGCCCCTTGTAAAGCACAGGAACACGCTTCAAGTTGAACTCAGTCAACAAGGCTTCAAGTTCATCATCATTAACAGGGAACACACCACTGGCTTCTGTGCGGGAACCAAGAAAGACGTTGAACACACGGAAATCAAACACACCATTGTCCAAACCATACGTCAAATCTTGAACAGCACCGAATGTCTCACCTGAAATGTAAGCATTAGTTTTGTAGCGATCTGCAAGGATAGCTGTAATTTCGTAAAGATTGAACTTTTTAGCAACACGAATGTAAATGTTATGAGCATTTTGATCGTTATCACGAAGCACCAAACCTTTGTTGAAGAAACCTTTGCTACTCACGAATGAGCGACCATCAACCACATGTGGAATAGGGTCTTTGCCATAAACGCTACCAGCAACAGTGAAAGTACCATGAAGTTTTTCAGTCATGGAGACAAGCTCACCATCAACCAACACATCAGGGTAACGCTTGACGTTTTCAATGTCAAAGTGGAAAGTGTTTTCAATACCCACGTTAGAAATCTCACCATTCATGGAAGCTGGAATAGGAGCTTCATACTTGATGATACCCAATTCTTCGGCTTTATCGTCACCAATAGCCCAGCCATCACGGGCTTTGAAGCAAAGACCTTGACTGAGAATGCCACGAAGCATGGAAGGCTTCAAACGGTTTTTCTTGGAACCTGCCAATTTACCAAGGCAACCTACTTCTTCTTGAATGAAATCAGGAACAAGAGCACCTTCTGGAATATAAACAGCCAAATCACCTGTTTTCAGGTATCCTTTTTGGATGATCGAGAAGAAATCCCCGACGCGAGCCAGTTCAATCGCATCAGCGTTAGGATGTGGCTCAACAATGACTGGAAGAACGGTCGCTTTAAACGTAGACATTTTTATGTAATCCTCTTTTATTTTCAATCTCGTAATTATACTAAAGAAATCACTCCACGTCAAGAAAAAACGAGAAACGTGCTAGATTTTAACCATTTCAACCAGTTTCAAAACGTTATCGTCAATTTCATTCACTGGAATATTGAGGAATTTACCAATTTCATCGGCATAATATGCCAACATAGGTTCTCTGAGTGATTCAAAATCTCGATAATAAACATCCATATTGAGGTATTTAATAGATCCCTTCATTTCTGTATTTCTATAAAATCTAGGCTGTGCAGGTTCAGTATGAAAATTCACCATAAGGCGTGTAGATGTGCTGATCAATTCTAATTGATAATAAGCCACATCGTGAACACTGGTATACCCTTCTTTCAATACAATGTTTTGAATGTTGTGAAGGATGAATTGATCAAAGAAGTCGGCGGAAAGAAACCCCTCTAAACTATCTTCAACGACTTCACCCAAAAAATCGGTTAAGCGGGTGACTAGCTTTTTCACATGAAAATGTTTAAAAGGTTTTAAGACAAGTGGAGCAACCAAATCAGCATCCAGTTGAAAGAGCAGAACCGGATCAAAATTATAATTGTAGAAACTTAGCAGTTTGACTGCACAATAACGTCCCACCGTTATATCGTGTTCCTTAGCGAACACAGTAAACAGTTCTTTAAAGCTATCTGTTTCAGCCGCATTGACATTCATATTTTGATCCGTAGCTAAGAGTTGAAATTATTAAAAAAACTGTTCAAGAAAAAAATCTATGGAGTTATTTTTTCAAATAAATATCTCGACCAAACATAAAATGATGATAATCACCCCAAGCAATACCAAGATATTCGTGAAGTTCCATATTTAATGAAGGGGTATCATGCCATAATTCGACTTTATCGTCAAGGTGATTTACAGAAGTGATACTGTAACCATGTTCAACCATGACTTGATTAAAGACACGCTGATATTCTATCAATTCTTCCTTAGTCAATTCACCAAAGGAATGTTGAATAGCAGTTAAAAGTGTGTCATCACGAAATTTAAACCAAGAAAAATCATTGGATACCGAGTGAGTTTCAAACAGAGCAATAAACTTTTCAGTCATTGAGCGGATAGCGTTAACAAAACTTTCATTGTCTTTCTGAGCTATTGTCATATGAGTTCTCCCATAGGTTGGTTAGTTTTGGTTGTTACCTAGAATTATATCAATTCTTTCTAGGCTACTTAATGTAGTATCTTCTAATTGCTTATCTCTGAGTGCTATTCGATCTTGCATTCTTTTGTCGGCTTCTTTACTTTCTAGATTAAATGAATAAAAAATCATACCAAATCCGGCAGACAAACCAATCAGTAATGGCATAAGGAATAAAGCGAACATTAGGAGGTGAGAATCCCCTTCAAATGCTTTCCAGACCATAAACCGACCTGTCGAGAGCATATAACTATTCCAGAAGAAAAGTGAGAATGACACAGATCCCAAGATACTGCATAAGCCTGCTTTAAATACTTGTTTTGAATTGATCATAATTAAGCCCAAAGAATATTTAAGTTTTTCTTGTATGCCTGATCAATGATTTCAAGCATATCACTGAGAGCACCCTGAATATAATCCATAGAGGCACCACCATCATAGAAGTTGCCATTTTGTGATGGCTCAACGGCATGGCCTTCGTTGACCTTATTCAAGGCCATAAAGACTTTCTTGCGGAACACTTGAAGGTCAGCATGATTGATAGCATAGTAGCCACCATCAGCTTGTGTAGCAATACGGATATTACGATCTACCAGATCCAACAACAAATAAAAATTAGCGTAGCTGAAATCACGACTTTGTTTGAAGTCAATGACACGTTCCATCTGGTAATGGCGTTGAGTGTCTTCATCGAATGGGCAATACCCTTCAAGCTTGAAATACTCTTCATCCAAATCGGGATAAAGATCAGCCATGAACACCTTCTGTTGAGGGTAATCATCGTGATTGATTTGAGCCTGAAATGTCACACCCATGATAATGACCTCTATAAATTAAGAAGTCATTATAGCATGGAATGAAAAAAAAATCAACCACTATAATATGAATTCGCCTTTTTGTCGTGGTGTTCTATTTTGCACGTTTGGCATTTGTGTTGTATCTGATGAAAAGCTTGCACTTACACTTTTACAGTTTTCCACGTAACTAAAAGAAAAATAGTATTTAGAAGGCCCAAAGAAAATATCTTCTCTAGTCAGGTTATAGTAAAGTGCAGGATTAGCATTCATAGGTTCTGATGCACAAACAAATGATCCCAGTTTGAGATTATCAGCATCCATGACGCCAACCAACCATGTGTTGGAATTTTGGTCAAATGTTCGATTGATTGTAAAGATGTCTTGCCGAACCTTATAAGTTGTTTCTGAAGATGGAACTTCAAAAATAAACAAACTCAAAAAAAGGAATGCCAACGCAATCATAGCTCCACCCATAACAGCTAAAAGAATTCTTTCAAATGTATCAGGCTTCTGGTTTTCAATACACATGTCAAATACCTCATTTTAAAAAGTTAAAGATATATTATTTTTTGAAAGAGTAGGCCGAAAAACTATCCCAATCACAGGATGAACGGGTCAAAAGAGATTTAAACTGTTGATAAGCACACGAAGCTGAATCACTCAGGTGTAAGAAATTAAAGCGGTGAGCGGCATAAATAGTCACAGGGTAATAGTATTCCGCCCCTGTATGTAAATCAGCCTTAATAGATTTTACTCCATTTTTAAGGGTCATATTCTTGTTCACATAAGGCAACAAGGCATCATTATTAGTTACTTTTTCAAATGTGTCGTAAATACTGACACGATGTTCATATTCCACCACAATCACTTTTTTGAACAGGAAATTAAGCATTAAGTCATTCTCCGAAAGAAAAGGATGACCGAAGCCATCCTTTATGTTGTTATTTTCTTGATTTCAGTTTGTTGTCGAGGACTTCTTTTTTGTAGTTGTTCAATCCTACCACAACCCAACTGATCTTTTCATCAATGGCTGAAATAATTTTGTCAGCTTGATCGTTATAAAACTCAACACATTCATCTTTGTTATCAAAAACGTGAAGCGGTGTGCCTGTAAAACTACGATAACCTGTATTGTCAAAAATACCAATCATTTTGCTACTCGCTTCACCATTTTTACCAATAGGTCTGAAATGAGTTTCTGAATAATAGATTTTTTTATTAGTCGTGTTTTCTGCGTTTGATACAATAAACACTTCTGTTGGTGGGACATGACGGATAGCTTTCTTATCCAAGTCAGGTTGACGATAATCACAAATCCAAACTTTTTGGCCGACATGCGGACCTAATTCTTTCACAACCTTAATATCTAACTCCATAAAATTCACCTCTTAAAGAGCGAGTATTTTAACATATTTAAAATAAAAAATCAATAAATTTATCTATTTTTGTCAATATTTTCATGGTTTTTTGATGGACTAAAAGTTTAAAATAAGGTATAATAAAAAGATATTAAAATTGAGGATTTTCAATGTATCTTTCATTTCCAAATTACGAAGAATTATCAAGAAACCCCAACCTTGCGAAAGACCAAGAAGGTAAGGTGTGGGAATTATTGTACGAAAAATTTGTAAAAATGAATAATAATCAAAATATCACAAACGAAGATATTCAAAGTAACCTTGGGATTTATGGAACAACTACCAAATTTTATAACACTAAGGATTACTGTACAGTTAACTTTGCTATTAATTTTTTCGATTGTTATATTGTAATACCTGTACATTTATATTTTAATCAACATGGACAATACAATAGATGGCATTCAACATATATGGGATCAAAAAATGATTTAAGTGTAATGAATCTTTTAAATATTAATCATTTTAATGACGATTTTTCTAAATTAGAGTTTTCATTAGATGAAGATACAAACAATAAAACTATATATGAAATCATCAAAGAAAATTATATAAAAACACCAGAATATCCAAAAATAAGAACTACTTTAAAATATCGTTTTGACACTGAGCATAAGGTTTATTTACGTGGGTTTGAATCAAAAATTAATAATTCAAGTTCTAATTATTCAATGGAAGGTTTTGAGAAGTTTGAAACCGAACTTATGTTTTTAAAGTTTGTAAAACATGTCATAACTGAAAGAGATTTTGTTGATGCCTCATTTATCAATTACAATGATATAGATTTTACACAATCAGAATGGATGCGGGACGTTCATAAATACTTTTTCAGAAGCTTAACAGGTGACAAACGAACAGCGTTCTTAGATTATATGAATGTAATAGACATGATAGCAATTTAACAAAAGACAGGGTTTATGATGAAATTATATTTTCCACATTTTGAAGATTTATCTACAAATAATAAGCTCAAAGACAAACACTTTGAAATTATTAGGGCCATGATGTGTGAAAAATTAATAGCAATTAACAATAATCCAAATTTAACCAAAGAGTTAATTGAAGAACATCTTCATTTAGTAAAAGATGAAACCTCTTTTTATGTATCGGAAAAAGCCAGTGATTGCATTATCATTACTTTTAAATTTAACCTATTTGAATTGTTTGACTGTGAATTTGATTTGTCCATGTATGTATATTACGATGATACTGGTCAACAAACTCATTACACTGCTCAATATAAGGGTGATTTAATGGAATCAACATTAATCAATTACTTAAACTTAAATCATTTTAATAACGGTGCCAACCAGTTAGAGTTTTATATACAGAAAGATTACTATGGTTCAACGTATGCCATCAAGCAAAAACACTGGGTTATTTTGTTGCATTTAAGAAAGATAGCGAATATGACATATTTCTTCGACAAAGACCATAAAATTTGCCGTAAAACATTTGAATTGAAAAATATAGTTAAATCTAGTGGTACAAGTTACTCACTAAACTCTAATGGTGATGTTGAAACAGAAATGATGTTGTTAAGATTTACCAAACACGTCATGAATGTAAAATCAGAGGTAGACTCAAGCTTCTTTAATCCTAAAACTATTAACTTAGAAGACAACAATTGGTTTAAAGTGGTCAATAACTCATTTTATGATAATTTTAATGGTGATAACAAAGTAGCTTTTATGGATTACTTAAAACTGATTGAAATGATCGAAATATAACAAAACTGCATTATATTGCGTAAAAGGATACAAAAAAGCACCTAAATCTGCAATATAATGCCGATTAGATGCCATCTTTTAACATTAAGCAGTATTATATTGCCGATTTCAAATATCAATCATTCGCATCAAGGTTACTTGATCTGCAGTAAAAATATTTGTACTAAGGTCATAGCAATCATCAAATGTAATATCTTCAACAAAAGGAAATTGTTTTTTAATCTCTTTAAAATTCATGTTTTGTCCACGTCGCCTAGCCAACATATCCATTACACGCCACTCACCTTTCTTACGCTTGTCATAGATAATGTGAGACATCTCAAAGCAACCATCATTGCTACCTGCATACTGGAAAGTCCAGTAGTCACCCTCACGACGATCAACGAGTACTGGTTTCATGGGATTGTCACGAACAGCGTTGCTATTCACATACCAGCTAGTGGTGTTAAGCATACCATTTTTCAAATAGAACATAGTAGCAGGAAGATCATTTAATCTATGAAGCGTATAATTTTTTTCTCGTTTAATGTGAAAACCTTTGAATACAATAAGATCTTCACTCAATTGAAAGTGAATGGTGTGCAAGTTATCCAGTACATAAATATATTCTGATCGGTTTTCGGGTTTAATAATCTCACCCGATTTAACGAATTCTTGAACAGGTTTGATAAAGCGGCCAGTGTGCTCAACTGAGAACAGACAGTCTTTTAACTCTTCAATGGTATTGATTAATAGCATGGTTATTCCTTAAATAAGAATCATATCAATAATAGGTAGATAAGATTTAATCAATTTGCTTTTGTTGGTAAGGTTTTCAATTGATCGAACTTTACCTCTCAAAGCGGATGCAATTTCTGGATAGTCTGCTGCCAATTCGACCAATGTTATCTCCCGACCATTGCGTTTAAAGGTCATGTCAATAAGGTATTGGGATTGATCAGTGACTCTAATTTGGCTCACATAGGTTTTATCATAAACATAGCGATACTTAGCAATAAAAGATCCATAATTGCGGACAACACTTTCAGGTTTATTTCCACGGTTATAAGTATAAAATTGTTTTTCTTCCCACTCGTGACTACTTGAATCAAAACGAACTGATTGAATCACAAATTTTTTCAAATTAAGGATCGTTACATTATCAATGGCATATTTTTTCAATACAACAAAATGATCAATAATTAAGAAGTAAACACGAAAACCTTCATGGACAAAAAAGAAAGCAATCACATCTTTATGATAATTTTTCAAGTTAGCCAATAATTTATCACATTCATCATCAGTAGCAATAAAGTCACTGATAAGAATATCAGGAGCAACAAAAACCGGAGCATTGTAATCAAATGCAACTGATTTCAATTCTTCAATGGTGGTGACAGTAATTGATTTTCTCATAAAAAAATAAGCCCTCTAATGGGCCTATTTTATCACAAATGAATGAACAATGAAAGCATTATTTGGTCAAATCAATGACCAAAGAGCCAAAACTCATAGTTCTAGGAGCATCAACCACTGTGACGTAAATGGTCTGATTTCCCCCGGTAGAGGCATGTCCAGTAGACACTTCATTCAAGAAATCGTCAGTCATAATATAGGCCAAGAAATTATCGACCTTATAATTTTTAACGTTATCATGCCCAAACTTGATACTCTTAATAGCTTCTTTGTAGACTTCAACAATGTCACGCTCACCCAAATCAAATGTTTTAGAAAAATCGGATGAACCATCAACAGCAAAATCATCATCCGTATCAATTTCAATCAAGAGTTGGCGACTGCCCACAAGGCTTTGTGTTTTTTTGATTTCACCAAGAATAAGCTGGCTACTCACATCAGTGTTCAGGATAAGGTCATTAATGAGTTTGGACGCTACAATATTATGCATGGTGACACTCCGAATTAAGTAATGGCTTAGTATATCATGACAAGAAAATAAAGGCAAAAAAAAGATCAAGCGAACTTGACCTTTTTCATTGTTTTTAAGCTTTAAAGATATTTACGTTTTGTATCATAAGCCAACTGAGCAAACTCGTAAGCTTTTTTATCCGAGTTAAGAACAATAAAACCACGATGACGACGCTTCTTGGTATAACTGTCTTCTTCAAAGTAAGACCAGTTAAAGAAAGTGCAGTCCAGCCCTTTGTAAGTGCCAGCATAGATACCATCTGGCACTTCAATAAGGTCAACTGAAGCGGATGGAATATCAAAGCCTACCATATCTTGAAGCTCACCATGAAAATACCACCCCATTGCCGAAGCATAAAAGCCTTCTGGTGGATTATTCAGGTTATCGAACTCAATTACCGCATTAACTTGTGACATTGTAAATCCTTTTGGAAAATGAAGGGAATTAACGCTTACGTGCTTTTTCGTGTTGCGACCACATTTTTTCTTCTTGACGACGCTTGGTTTCAGCAACCTGTGCGTATGCTTGTTCGATTTCTTGTGCTTTTTTTGCTGAATTTACTGTTGCCATGATTGTGTTTCCTTCTTTGGTTAGTGTGGGGTTATTATATCAACGTTTTTATTTTAAAACAACTACTTTTTTAACAATTTCAAATTTATTTTTGAATTAACGAAACATGTAAACGGCTGGATAAGAACCATTGGTATTACTACCGTGGATACCAGCATAAAACAATTTAACGGCATCCGACAAAGCTGGAAAGTTCTTCAACTGGATATAGGCTTCAAGTTCATGACGAACTTCATCCAGCACATTACCATCCTTGTCAAACAAGAGTTCAAACAACTCAACATGGTTTTTATTATCATCATTACGACGATATGGATCAAAATAGTCAAGATTAAACTCTTGCAGATTAAACTTACCTTTCTTGGTAAATACGCGGTCAAAACGAACAGTCATACGGCTCATAACAGTTTCCTTATAGATTAAAGATAGCGACTAAGATCAGCATCTTTTTTGATTTTAATGTAAGCGTAAGTCACACTACTGCCATAATAGTCATTATGCCAATAAGTGTCATTAGCATGAATTTTAAGCATGTTGTCAACAAAAGAAACAACATTTTCTACTTGTGGATAATGTTCACGAACAAGTTCACGAATCTCGTAAAGTGGAACTTCAATGTCTACATCAGTGGTAGACTTATGGCAATAACCACCACATTCATCTCGATACGAATCGACAGGAGCCGTCTCAATGACTGGGTAATAAATCAATAAGTAGTCTTCCACAATTTTATCGTGAAATTTAATCTTGTTAGCCACATGAACTTCTGCGTTGTAGGCATCTTCTGGTTCATAATCCAGCATAAAACGAAGCTCTGGGAAAACTTCTCTAAGCATGTAACTGATGTCTTCATGCAACAGGCCATTTTCAATTTGCCAAACGAAGGCTTCACCTTGCTCAGCATTATGACCTGCAACGTAGTGGATGGACATGTTAAATTCCTTCAACTTTAATGGAATAGGATTGAAGTGAGATACGCTCACCGTAATAAAGATTAATATCGTGGTCAGTAATAACCGCGTCCTTTATCATTTTAGTGGCATCATTATAGCCCATTTCGGTCAATTGAGCAATCATTTCTTCCATAGGAACACAATAGGTATTAGTTTCAGAGTCCGAATGAGTATAGTCACCATCGCTGTCATTGTAGTCTTTGACAGAATAGGTGTAAGAATCTACAAAGTAGAAAACAATGTAATGAGATTCAACAAAATCTCGCATTTTTTTGACAACCGCGTCTGACAAGTAGTTCTTACGCTCCATATCATCGGATTTCAACTTATCAAAACAATCAATCATGACACCACATTCATAGATGGTTGGATGAAGTTTAAGAGTATCAGGAGTTGTAATAAGTTTAAGCGACATGGTAAAACACCTTGTTATAAATTAAGAAGGCCCATTATACCAAATGAGCCATCTTAAATCAACTGTTAATTAAACAAACATGTAAAGGCGGTCATGATGTCCATCGTAAGACACACCACAACGCACTAATTCCAGAATTTGTTCTTGGGTGATGACCTTAGCCAATTCTTCAATTTCAAAATCCAAGAAGATTTCATCATGTCCAGCGGCTGAAATCATGGTGTGACCATCAGGCATGATTTTATCCAACAAAATAAAAGCATGGAGGTCGTCACGTTTGCTAAATTTCACAGGAACTCGATCAAATTTATGAGGTTCATCGGATTCAGCGTACTCATTAAACAATTTCTTCAAGTCATCAGCAGTCATAAACAATTTCTCCATTATTAAAAGTTAAATGTGAGTATATCACAAACAAAAAAAGCCTGCAAAGTGTTTCCAACATATAGGATTATTATTTTTATATGGTATGATTTAATTAATAGGTTCGAGGTTAAAGAATGTCTAAATTTAATAAAATAGAAGAATTAAAAGAATATTTTGATGATAATCTTTATCAATCAAATGAATTTAAACACACAAAAGGTCTTTTTAGAAACTTTAAAAAGCACTATGAAAATAATAAAAAATTCATTACAGGTCTGATTGGAGCTATAGCTATCAATACAATGATATTTGGATCACCAATAGCCAATGCAGATACCGAACAATCAACACAAGTTAAAAGCCAAATTACTCATGACTTAGACGCCATCCATGTGCCAGTCAATCTTGATGACATTCCTGAAATACCAACATTAGATTCAATTAACAAATCTTATAACCTAGATGAAATTCCAACAAAGACAACAAAAACAACAAAGACATATGATTTAGACCAGCATGAAAGTGACATTTCTGCCATGATGTATAATTATAAGGATAGGCTACAAGAAAAAGACCCTATACAAAGAACCATAAACTTTATGAAAGATGTTGAGTTAGCCCATCAAATAAAAAATATTAAACACGCTAATGAGACGGTTCAAGAGATTACGGATGCGAACATTGACGCCATTATGAATTTAAAAGCTAACGAAATGATTGTGTTCAAAAATCCTTTCTGGGAAAATAATACAATTGAGGTGTATGGAGCAAGACCTGAAGATAACAGTCATTACCAACCAGTAGTTTTAAATACAGCTCATCAATCAACGATTTCAAATTCATTGTATTTATTAGATACTTCTGCTAATGAAATAAGAATGGCAAAAGACTTTATAACAGGTTCAGAAACTAAACAAGAACTATTTGACTTGTATAAATTCGTTATCTACCATGAAGCCACTCATGCGGCATTAAAGCAATCAATTAACTACGATCCAGTCAGTTGTCAGCTAAATCGTGCTGTGGATAGAGAGGCCCATTCAGATGTAGCCGCCCTGACTATGCTAGGCGTTGAATCGGGTGATTTATCACATTTTAATAAAATGGTAGACAGCATTATTAAAATGAGAGTGAATGAGGTGCTTCTTGGATTTCATTCACATAACACAATATATGTATTAACTGAATTAAAGAAAGCAATTAATGACAATCCAAGGTTATTGGAAATGGATAAACGAGATGTCATTGAATTTGCTTCTATGATAACCAACCATATATCCAATACAGCAATCATGCCAAATGGAGAAACCTATGCAATTGATTTAAAAGCAAACAACGAAGATATCAAAAAGAATATCATTGAAGGTGGTAATGTCAGGTTGTTATCATCTATTGTTAGCGAAATAGAAAAAATGCCTTTTGCTTCAATTGATAACTATACTGATGAAAATAAGAAACTAGACCCATTAGTAGAGAAAATATCAAATAATATAGCCTACGGTTTTAAATACAATCAAATAACATCTGCGATTTACGATCAAACATATGACCAATTTAAGAATGCTAAACACAACAGAGAGACTAGGAAAGAGAGAACACTGGAAAATTTTACGGAAAAATTCATTGAAACCATAAAAAAAGAAGTTGATAGTAGACCTATCATAACAAAAGAGATATTAGCAGGAGTCTCTAATAAAATATTTATAGACGAAGTTAATTATGACTACTCGAAAGTATTAAAGATTAAAGAAGAATTAAAAAATAAGACAATGAATGATCCTATAACACCATTAATTAAAAAACCAAAGATATGAAGGCACTTAATTGCCTTTATATTATTTTACGCCTAGTAATATCCATTTATTCTTCTGGTAGAAACTCAATATCAACACTGTTATTTGATAGAATAGACATGATATGAGAAGCATCTGATGCTTGGTTGGCTTCAATAAGATCATTATCTTTTGCTATAGACAAAAGAGCATCGTAAAGATCATTTTCATCAAGGTTGCTTTCAAGCAGATAGACATTGTTTTGTTCATCAAAAGTATACGACATTTTGCCACCTTATTTTAAGTAAAAGGATGTTAATATATTATTCTAGAAAACCGCCACGACCACTTTGACCATAACGCTTACAAACAGCACTTACGGCCTCAGAGCGTTCCATTTCAAGATTACGTTTTTGACTGTCAGTCTTGGCAGCTTTAACAGCCGCATCAAAACGTTTATGAACATCAGCGACATCATCATGAATACGCGATTTACCACCACCTTCAAAAAAAGACATAATCATTCTCTCACTTAATTAATATGTTTAAATTATAGCAAATATTCTATAAATAAGCAATGTTTTTATTGTTTATGTAACCAAAAACAGCATTGTTTTAAAGGTGAACTCTATAATTATTATTTTAATATGTTAAAATATAAAAAATAACACTTATAATGGAGATTAACTATGTCCAAGCTCTCAGAGATAAAAGAACTCAAAGAAGAATTTGCTAACAATCTTAATCAATCAGATAAATTTGAAAACACAAAAGGGATTCTTCAAAGCTTTAAAAGTTTTTGTGCTAACCATAAACTCTTGATAGCTGGGCTTGCAATTCCTACTGCACTCATGATAAACATGAGTTTATCAGACTCTCAACCAACTCAACCAAAAAAATCTTTTGATGATATGGTTGTTAATTCTGTCCAACGATTAGTTGATGAAGAATATGACAAAATGGCTAAAATGAGTGAATCTGAAAAAACTGAGTATACAGCAGAAAAAAGAGCAAAATTAAACCCTACAAGAATTGTAATTCATGAAATTAATTATGATTTGGCTGACGTAAATGCTGTTTTAGCTGAAAGGGCACAAGGTATTAAAAAAGAAGTAAAATTAGGATTTACCGTAATCAAAAATAATAAAACACAACACTGAAAAAAGGCACCTAAGTGCCTTTTTTGTTGTCTTCAAATTTTTAATGCATCATGTTACCAACAATAATAGCAATCAAGATGATAGGAACAATGTTAACCAAAACCAACGACCAACCACGTTCACCTGAAATGTTTTCGAAATCCATGTAGATACGAGTTCTTTTCTCTCGTTCAACTTCACCCCAACCTTTAACCATTTTTGTTTCAAATGATTCAGTCATAGCGGCTCGCAACATGAAAATCCAGATACCGATAACAACCAGAATAAAAAACAGACCAAGAATATTCATTGCAAACACTTTCCAAATAATCACACCAGCCGTCAACATACCTGCGGGTGAAGCCAAAAAGGTGTTGGCTGCAACACCCAACTCATTGGCTGCGATACCTAGAGAACTTGCAAACTCTTTGGAGATAGTCGCAAACTCGCCAAGGTTCTTGATATTTTCAGACGCTACACCGGAAACTGATGCTTGTTGTTCTTTGTCTTTAACACAAAGATCCATCATTTGTTTTACAACTTCTGGTGAAAGTCCATCGGTTGAAATGTTACAACCTGTGGTTTGTGGTGCTCCGTAAGCAGCAAAACTCATACTGAGGAACAACATGAGTGTAAACATAATTCGCTTCATTGTAGAACTCCTAGTTTATTTTTGAGACATTATAATAACACAAAGTTATTTTTTAAGCAACCATTTCCAAATTATTGTACACTTCAAAACCATTGATAACACTGTGAATCACTTTCTTAATACCATAATGGTTAATGCACGACGAACACCCCTCACAAGGCTTGCTGGTGGCTAATGTGTGGTGCAACAGGCGTTGACGATACTTACTCTTAACCGAAGACAACCGAACCACCAGCAGCGTAGCTTTACTAAGCTTATCTGCACCAAGGATTTTTAACGCTTTATGGATAGCACTGGTTTCTGCGTGAAAGAAAATAGCATGTTCGTTTTTAGCAAAACGTTTTTGAAAGGTATGGCTTTTATCAACGTTGTGTTCAAGACTGATGATTTTATTTTTATAAACAATCGCTGCAGCCACTTTGTGCTGAAAACCATTGTCATCAATATGTTTAGCAAAGTTTACGACCTTATCAATATGAAGTCGTTCTTTGTGAGTAATACCATCATTCATTGTCAATAAGCCGTTATAGGAATTGGAGAGTTTCATTATAACAAAAAAGACCTGATCGCTCAAGTCTTTAATTGTTAACGGTGTAGTAATAAGGTATCAGACTTCTTTATGGATAAGTTCAGCAGATTTTTTTTCTTGATGAAGTGCCAAAGCCGTCTTGTAGTTTTCCAGCATAGAACACGTTCCAGTAACCCAGATAGGGTCGTAGTTCACAGGGAAATTAGCCCACCCAGAAGCCGCCCCATGTGGACTTATTGTAAGCCCCAAAGCTTTTTCAATAGTGTTTAGCTGGCCTGTCATAACCATCATTAAAAGCATCATTTGACGCTCACCATTAGCCACAGGATGACCACACGCAACATGGCAATCACCGGGGATGGATTGTTTGAACGGACATTCAACACAAGGACTGGAATTGGACATTGTAGTCTCCTACGAAATTTGAGCTATTATAGCATAATTTTTAAAATTTACAATAATAACAAAAGGCACCGAAGTGCCCTTTGATAAACCTGATTTAAATCTCAGCTTCTACATAAGAACCTTTGATTTCACGGTTGAAGAACTCACCTTTCGATGGGGACTTCAACAGTTGGTCATACTTTGCACGAGGCACTTTACGGAACTCATAAAGACGACCGGAATTGAACTGAACTTGCATAACACGACGACGATAGCCGACTTGAAAGATTGAGCTGGATTCTACAGTATTCATTTTGATAGTCATATTTGCTCTCCTGTTTGTGTGAGAGTATTATACCAAGAAAATCATAAAAAAGCAAGTTTTTATAAAAATACACAAGGATTTAAACCCTTTAAAATCAAATACTTACAAAGTATTTTAATCTTTTTTGTGGTGTGAAAAAACACATAAAAATCAACTATTTAAACTCGTTTTTTTCAAAGAAAAATAAAAGAATTTTGAAAAATAATGGAATAATGACGAATGGTATGCTAAAAACACCCAAGAACATCAATACACTTTTTTCTGGAAGATGGTAAAAGACTGCAAGACAGATGAAGAAAGCAATAAAGAAAATCCCAGCATGGGATTCGATGAGCATTAGATAATTTCTGATAAAGTGTGCCAATGTTTGTTACCTAAAAAATGTTAAGAAATAATACGCTTCCAATCGTCATCAGTCAGCTTCCCAGCATGGGTTAAAACAGGAAATCCAAACAATCTATGTACAACATCCTTTTCAATATCAGTGTAAGTAATCTCATCATCAATAATACGAAAAGTTCCTAAAATTAGCGTTTTTTTGCTATAGCAAGACCCTAGCATCTTAATAAAAAGAGCATAAGCTAATTTCAGTAATAATAGCCCCAAAAAATTAAGGGTTTGAGATGAAGATTTCAAAACAGATGGCTCCTAAATATGGTGAAATTATACCATCAAATTTGATCACAATCAACAATTTAAGCGAATGAAATCGTGTGATTTTGATACGTCCGCTCAATGACTTCATGATGTTCTGAAAACCCACCAGTAGGCGTACAGGCTACATCAGAAGCGATCATAATAGGTATGACCACATGAACGTAGAGATCTTTTAATTCATCAGTTGTAAAGCGTCTGGAACAAGCAAACCCAATTGAAAATTCGCCGTCTTCATTATCAATAATTCGTTCTAGTCCGTCAATCGTCTTATAGTTATAGCCTTCTTCCTCATGTTCTTTAAACAGAAGAATCGTTTCATAAACTGAATACTGATGGTCTGTGAGCAATGACTTCAAGTCGTCGCTTGAATGAAGTTTCTTAAAAAAAGAATCTGAAATGTCTTCAATTGATAATGAACCACTCAATTTAAAAGAGAATGTATAAATACCACCATTATAGACTTTTGACATGATTATTTCCTTTAATGCTTCATTAGTATTAAGAAGCGATTATTGTATCAAAATAATTAATTAATATCAACGAAAAAAGCCTATTGCTAGGCTTATTATTGTAAAAATAATTATCGGTTAATTGTAATGGTGGATGACCTGCAACAACAAGTCAAAATCACTAAAAAGATTACCAGCGTCATCAGACTGCAAGTTAAATCCACGCGACGAATCATAAACCAAGCCATCATCGTCTGCAAAGTTCTGAAGGTAATGCTGAGCCGATTTATCATACCCATCATGTTCAACCATCACTGGATAGGTAGTAGGGCCATAGGAACGACCGATATAATACTGAGCCATTTCCAAATAGTTCGTACAATCGTCAACCATCTCAGAATAGTAGAAATCATCATGTTCAGCTTTCACTTCTCGGGCAGCTTTCCACACTTTGTAACGACCAGTTGCTTTTTCAAAGACGTAAGCATACAGAGTGTTCTGGCTACGTTGTGACATCAACAGATGAGTGTCCGTTTCTTCAAGATAAGCATAGTTATCAGCGTCATTAAATGCAAACTGTTTATCAGCAGTAGCTTTCTTTTTACGAAGCAAGCTTTTCCATACTTTGAAAGCGTCTTCAAGCGTCTTTTGAGAACCTTCAACTTTCTGAAAACTGCTTTTTTTGTTCTCATCAATAAAGGCAAGCTGTTCTTCACTAAAAGCTTCTGGAAATTGGTCACACAGATCAAGAAGGTCTTTTGAAACATAAGCCACTGGATAGTAGGTGCTTAGGCGAGCAATACCATACTCACTAAACTCATTAGAACTATAACGATCTTTGTTGGTAAAGGTAATAAACGATTGTTGTGGATAAAGGCTAGTCAATTCAACGAAACGCTCATGAATAAGATCAACATCATAAATAAGAGGCTCTTTAAATTTCTCTGGAAGTGCAGAAAAATCAGGAGCTTTATATTTTGAATAGACAGTGTAATCCTTAACTGATTGTTTAACATGATAGCGAAATCCATCAATGTTAAAAATAAGAGAATTGGTTGCATCTTCTTCAGAAAATTTACGAAGTGTTTGCATTGACAACTTATCGACCAATTCAAGTTGTTCAGGGGTTGCTGTTTTATCAATAATAGCTCTCATCAATTCCATTGTCATGACAACAGGTTCTTCGATTGGTGTATATTTTTTGAACTCGACAATACTCTGATCAAGTTTATCCGAAAACAGATAATCAGTCAGAGCATTAACGATGGAAACAACTTGTTGGTTGGCACTGGTAGTCATTACACATTTCCCTGTTTAATAGCGGATTCGGTTTGTTCTTGTTCATATTTAGCTTTCAATTTATCATGATAAGCCGAGACTTTTGCATCAAATTCGACAAGATCACTATCATCAAGATTGCCTTTTTCTTCTTCACGATCCACCAAATGACCAACGGCTTCATCAGGATACCAACCGCTTGGAACAAGACCACTCAAAATACCAAACTCCATTGCCAAATCAAAAGCAATATTCTCTTTGGTTTCATCTTTGGCACAGGCATCAGGAATCAAGCTAACCACATGGGCCAGCCATACATCATGAGTCATAATATATTGAATAGTCATTGTTTGGTATCCTTAATAATTTTGGCTAAATTTATAAGTGCATTGTTTGTGGCACAAGTGTGTAACTTCATTTTTCTCTAATGCCAACAGAGAACCAAAAGCGACTGAAAGAACAGCAGCCCAAATACTCCCCGTTACAACAAGTGTCAAAACGCTAACAACAATGAGAACTTTCAACAGTAACATACGCATTTTCCATCCTCCATACTACCTTATATGGTAGTTATTGGAAAGAATTATACCACTTTTATCAAAAATCGTCAATAAAAAAAGGCCCACTAATGAGCCTTTTGTCGTATTTTAATACTTATGAATTGTAGTAGAGTAAGTCGTTTTCAAGTTCCATCTTCCAACCAAGACGAACAAAATCATTTGCTTCCTGTTCGGTATGAAAGCGTTTGCCTAAAGAATAGTTATCCACACCATAAATTAAGACAATCCACTCACCTTTTTCAATAACATCCTTCTCTGTGTCAAATTCAAAAGTTCCACTTTTAAAAATATGAACAGAAACAAACTCCTTTTTATCAGGCATACTAAATGCAGCAGAATGCAACGTAATCAAATTATTCAAAATAAAATGGTTTTCGTTAGGTATTTCAACAAAACCCACGAAACTTGTTTTACCAGCTTTGCGGTCATCTGTATCAAAATAGAATGAAGGAGTCAAATAATCTTTGAAATGTTCAGGCATGTCAGGAATATCGGCAATTTGTTTCAATTCCAAAGAAATGGTCGAGCGAGCAATCGCATCATCAATATCTTGTTGAGCCATCATCAACCTTGGACGTGTAATGACTTCTGCAATCCCTTGAGCATAACGCAGTTTTTCAACAGACTTTCCAACACGGACTTCGGAGACAACACCTGTATAATCAACCAAAATGGCGACTTCTGCAACGGTATGGTCAATAACATCAATGCCCGTCCGCTCTTTAAAGGCTTCTGGAGTCTCAGCATAGACCTCAACAGCCATCACTTTGTTACCATAACGGAAATATGCTTTTCTACCGATCATGTTGTCACCTGTTTATTTAATTAAGATAGTGATTATACCATAGTATAAGAGTTATGGAAAGAAAAAAGCAGCCCGAAGACTGCTTTTTTAACTATCAATATTAATTTTCGATGGCAGGTTCAACGAATTTTGCAAGGCGTTTACTTTCATCGTAGAAGTAAAGGTCAATGTCTTCAACAGCACGACCTTCAAAGCGTTTGATGAACTCAGCCATTACAGCCGTAGGAACCATCTTAAACTCTACACTGCCATCATCCCTTTCCTTCACATAGAAGGGCTTATCAAAGGGTTTACGAAGCGTGAAAGCTTCCAGACGAACATTATAGCCAAGTGGTGCAATAGCGTCCAAAATAGCCTCTTTCTTGTAGTCGCCTTGTTCAAAGACAAGTTCATCAGAAGAAAGGCTATACACACACGAAACATCCACACCGGCTTTAATCAACTTATCAGCAATCTGGTTCATCATGAAGTATTGAACCTTTTGTTGACGTTTCGGGTTCAAGTTACCAAACAAGATTTGGCGAGTAATTTTACTGATGAGCATGTATTCGTTAAAACCACGACTAATCGCAAATTCAGTATAATCGGTATGACCACCAAAAATGGTCGGCTCTACCAGCAACAGCGACTGGAAGTTGGCTTTAACCAAATCAATGCTGTAAAACTTTTTATCAGCCTTATCCGACTTGTAAAGGTCTTTTGCACTGATTTTGATTTCTTTGTTGAATACACTCATATCCATTGCGTTAAAACGAGCGTATTCAGGCGAAGCCGAGATCATATCAAGGGTGCCGTTCACTGTTTTACGGTTGTGTTCAAAGAAGAATTGACTACCGAACGCTTCAAAGTCACGCTTAAAGGTTTCGTATTTTTCAACGGAACCATAATAAGGACTGGTCAATTCAAGGTAATGTTCAAAATAGGGAGACTTATCCACTGCAATTGGCAGTTTAAGGTCTTTGATGAAGTTTTTGTTAAAATCGGAAGCTTTCATGTTTGTTCACTCTGCTTGAAATATGGAGCTATTATACCATGAATGAAGGTTTTCGTCTACAGCGACTACTGTTTTTTGCGGTTATCCCAATCCTCAATTTCTTTCTTGTTGATAACTTTCTCGTTAACCACTCGTCTAACAGGTGGGCCTTTTGGTTTCACAGGTGGAATTGGTTTTGTTTTATCGTTCATTAAAAGCTCCTTATGTAGTTAATAGATTGGAAATACATCAAACAAAATTTTCCTGAACAGGTTCATTCTTTTTATCAATGATTTTTTGCATTTCACTTAAAGTCGCAAACATCTCTTCCTCAGTGCCAAACACTTTAAGTCGAGAATACTGTTCAATCAGCAGCCAATAACTGATAAACTCTTCTTTGAAGTCAGCCATTGTCATTGCAAACAACTTATCAGTCTTCATGAGTTCTGGATCATCAAGTTCATTTAATGTTTTTTCATATTTGTCAACCAAGTTAACAAATGCAATAAAAGTTTTATTGGACATAGAAAAGGCTCCGTTGTTGGAGCCAATTATAGCAGGTTTTATTATTTTTGCAAATTGAGTTTTTCTTCGCCATGTTTTTCGTGCTCTGCAGGCTTGTCTGAATTAGGCAATATCTTATTCAAACTGAGCAATGTGGTGACATATTTACCCACTAAATTACTCTCTGGAACGTAACCCCAGAAACGGCTATCGTAGGAGTGATTAATATTATCACCAATAGCAAAATAGTAACCGACTGGAACAACAGCTTTCTTCATGTTAGGCATGTCAGTTGGTATTTCATTAATTTTAAATGAATGATCGTTGAAATAAACAGTATCACCCGCTACTGCCACAATACGTTTTACATAATTGGTGCTTTCATCCAGTGGCATTCTAAACACAGCAATATCACCACGTTCTGGATGACCTGTTTTTAAAATCTCAATTTTAGTAAAAGGTATTTTCAGGCCATAACTATGAACATCGACCAGTATAAATGATTTCTCATCAATGGTAGGTATCATTGATCCAGTAGGCACATAAGATGGATTATACGCAAAAGACTTGAAGGATAAGATAGCAACAAGTATAAGAATAGTTGTTTTATCTAATTTTATATAATTAATAAATTTTCTGAACAATTTGATGGCTCCATTAGTGTAAATAAAAGAGTAGCACTCTTACAGAAAAAATCAAGTTAATTAAAATTCATAAAAAAAGCCTCCGAAGAGGCTTTACAGCTTAAAAGTTAGTTTTTAGGAATTTTAACCTGTAACATTTTGAATTGCTTCTTCAATATGAGGCATAAAAAAAGAACCTTCGTAAGTTGTGCGATAATGCTGAACTTGACTTGCAGTATATTTAACTGGGTCAGTATTCGTCCAAGCGGGATGCACCACCAACATTTTTGGAACATGCTCAATCAACCATTCATGAAAAGCTTGATCCAAGCGAGAAAATTGCTCACCAAAAATAGTTTTGATGATTTCATTATTTTCTTCTGCGGTTAACTGACTGCCACTGTCCTTTGCATAAGAAAGGTAAAGCAAGTTGGCAGCCATATCGTAAAAGATTTCGGGTAAAGACACACACAGCAAGTGACTTTGAGTGACAGTGTTGGTCAATTCTTTAACTCGCATCATGTGCAGAATGTCATCATCCTTGAATACGCAACTAGCCACATCCCAACGGTAATTAGACTGACGACGCATTTCAACCGGAACAGCTTCGTCAGAATCCCGTTCTACCCAACGAGAAGATGCTTCCTCATCAAGAACGGTAATAATAGCATGAAGACGTTGTTCTGGTGTTTCGAACTTCTTGCGTTTAACAAGTTCAAGGTTTTCAATCAAAGGGTATTCGGTTTCAGTGGTCATATCATTTACCTTCAAGATGGCATAATTGGGATAAGATAACTCGTTTAATTGAAGCTATTATACCACAATCATGCCGTCTTGACTATCACTCTTTAACAGAATCGTCGGTTGAAGATTCGTCATCAGATTGTTCAGGTTCATCTTCTTCTGAAGTGGCGGCATTCGCGGATGAAGTGGCGTTCATAACAGCAATACCTGTCATGATGGGAATCAGACTAGTAGCAGTCGTATCAGGCTGGCTAGCTTTGGGGGCTTGCACACGGGCCGGTGGTGGCGTTACTTTGACAGTCGGAGTAACAGGAGCAACACGCACAGGTGCAACATAAACTCTTGGCATCACAACCATAGGACCAGCCAGAGCAACGGTTTGAAAAGCACACAGAGCAAGAGTGACAGCCGAGAACATCAGTTTAATCATTTTGTTTTTTCCTTTACTAAGAGAGTTAAATTTATTTATTAAACAACTTGTGTTGCATTTGTGGAAACTCTTTAAAATTGTTACTGGCAACCATTTCTTCGAACATAATGAAACTGAAAGCACCACCAAAGTTATTAAAAAAGCGATCAATGAGTGGGTGAAACAATTTTTCAACATCATTGTAATTTTGAAGATACTTGTCTTCCCAGTAATCAGCTTTAATTTCTGATGAACTATCCAGAATCTCATTCAGATTGAATTCAATAACAAGATCGTCACCTACAACCCGGCTATTATAATTCAAAAGCTTACCAGAAATCAAGCCACGATTAAGATCTACATAGTTCCAAGGGTTCTTATAATCTTCTGGTGTTGCATTAGCTAGCGTTTCATCAACTATCTTAGACCAATTTTCAATGATTATGTTGGTGACTCGTTTCAAATCATCATGAGTCATGAAAGGCTCAATCTTTTGCTTAAACGTAATCGAATACATGAGTGGTGCAGAGTTCATAGAATTCACCTTTATTCTTTGATGAATACGTTATTATAATTCGCTTTCAAAGGGTTCAATCCTTTTACTTCCTGTGCGGTGGCAGGTTGGCAATAACGCAAATAAGACATGATAGGACACATACTGGAAATGAATGAACGCTTCCTGTCAGCTACACAAACCGTTTGCCAAGCAAGGGCTGTCTGTGCTTGTCCACTATTACAAATGGTAAACATATAACTACCGGCTGGTTCTACATTGTATGACTTTTCTTTTGCTTCAATCTTTACCGCCACAACAGGTTCAGCTACTGGTTCAACCTCGGGGTCATCAATAATGCTAGAAGCGGCAACTGTATTGATAATAGAAGTGCTAACACTAGTATTAGCATAAGCACCCAAGCTCATTAAGCACAAGGACATAAGCATTAGACCAACAATTTTCTTCATCATTTTAAAGCTCCTAGTTAAATGGTTTTTGTATACAACATGCCACGCGATTTTTCTACTTTTACAGAGTTACTTAATGTCCAAGCAAAATGTTCTACAACATGGTTGTTAGGACGAATAACAATCAAATTCTCAGCCACTGTTGAAAGTCCATAAAGCATAGTATTCAAGTAAGACGATTCAACAAGGTCAATGGCATAGCTAAAAACAATCACATCAACCTTGGGCATCTCAAAGTTGCCATTAGCAATATCCTCGAAAGAATATTGAAAGCATTCATTATGGGTTTCTTTTATATAACGGGAAAATAGAAATTTATCACAGCCAACAATGCTATCTACGGATTGAGTTTTAGCAAGGTGCTTAGAGACAAGGCCATCACCACAAGCAAAATCCAGCACGCTTTTAAAGTCTTTTTCCCAAAGTTGGTCAAGACAGTTCAATGCGAAGGCAGCATGAGGATTATGATACGTTTCAGCATGATCGCTGTAATAGGTATCAACCCCCAAGGTTTCGTATTCTTTGCGTATGGATAAAGTCATGATTAGCCTCTACTCTCATGTGTGGCCTGTATTATATCACAAGGCTACCAATTACTAAAGACATCATTAAATTTATTGCTATAAAAATTGATAAAATCATTCGCACTTTCATCAAAACCAGTCGGTATATCAATAGCGGCAATCTTTTTTCTAATTTTATTCAATTCATCATGTTTTAACTTTTCAATGTCATAAAAATCACGTTGTTCGGCAATAAACATAACCATCTCAGAAAAAGCTTCCAAGTCAAAAACTCTGGCTGAATAACTGTCTTGTCCTTCTCGACCAGCCGCATAACAAGCCATAACAATTTTATCTTTAAACGTAACATAAAAAAGTTGCCATACTCGCCGGCCATCATAACAGAAATCTTCAAAAATATGAATTTTGATGGCTTCATTATTTTTAAAATTTCTTGGAAAATCAACCAACTCACCAATTTGAATAGACAAATAGTCTTCAACATCATCATCATCTGAAACGATTGATTGAACAGGTTGTTCAAGAAGCTCTTTGAATGAAATGTAACTCTGCATTTAGATCTCACATTTTTTCAATTGTGTAGCGGGCTTGGAAATAGGGCCACACAAGGTCACCGGGAAGAGAATATCAATAACAATACGTTCAGCCGCTTGCACTTGGGTCATACCAAACATAAGACAAAGAGCCAACAATGATTTTTTCATGTGAAATATCTCCAATAAGGTGCCTGAGTATAACAGAAAGATGGAAATGAAGCAATCAAATACTGATCATATCCGACAATACCCCAAGTCTTTTATAGTCAATTTCTTGGCCGTCTTCGTTAAGTCCCCATACATTTAGCATACGTTCCTTATAATGTTGAATATCATTAGTAATACTGTCGCCTGTAATTGAGTAAATACAATTAAAACCAGATGGTTCATAAAAATGTTGAATGGCTGTCTGTTTGGTCGTTAAATAATAAGCCTCACCTGTTGATCTAAGAGAAATTTTAAAACTAACCTGAATAGTAATGCTATTAGTTTCTTTCATATATTTAAACACAAGCCAAGGTTTAACATTGGGTAAAACTGGCAAATGTTCAATGTGATCGTTAGTCAGACGAAAACTTTCAGTAATGCCTAAATATTGATTGACATCTTTCAACATAGTCTGAATGATAGGCGATTTTAAGGCGGATGAAACGATTCCATTATCAAGCGTAATGATGTTGTCAAATGCAAAACAAACATCACCAAAGCCAGATAAATAGATATTAACATCATGCCCATCATCTGATTTTGCAGTGTATTCACCAAATAAAGATGGTTCCATATTATGAATAGAGATATTTAGATGCTCAAAAATCAATTGTTTAACATCCATAACCTTTTCACGAGTTGATTTCTGAGGTTCAGGCGTAAAAACAAACTCTCGTAATGCTCGTCCATACGATGATTCTTCTTGTTCTTCATTAGATTTAATAGCATCAGTCATCATCAAGTCCTTAAATATTAATCATGTCAGTTAAATCGCCAAGACGTTTATAGTCAATATCACTACTATTTTCATCAATATTCCAAACCTTTAAAAGTCTAGTTTTGTAAGTCAACAAATCACTGAAATAGTTCGAACCATTTGCATGATAGACGGCTTTAAAACCAGCGGGTTCATAACCATGTTGAATAATGATATCTTTTGTTGTGATGTAAATAGAATCTTCTGATTCAATACTGGGGTTTAAGTCAAGATGAATCATCATATCATCACACTCAATATTATATTTGAAAATAATAGAAGGTTTAATATTATCTAAAATAGAATAGAATACATCTTTATACCACGTTGTAAAACGTAAGGCGTCGAAAATATAAAAGAAAGAGTTCATATCTCTTACGAACTCATTAATCATAGGATCATTGAGTTTTGAAACTAAAAGACCATTTTCAAGATGCAATAAATTTTTAATCCCAATGTATAGATCGGTGTGGTTTAAAGCATAAATATCGACAGGATATTTCCCAGAAGCCACATAGTCTCCGTGGCTTTCACGGGTTACATTAGTAAAGTCAATGCCAAATTTAGCAACCAGAATTTTACGTGCAGACTCAATACTAGTAAGATGGATGGGGTCCGATTCGTTATAGCTTTTCATATCATCACCATATCATTAAGGGCTGTTAATCTCACAACATCATCCATTGTCATCTTTTTAGATTTAAAGTAATCATGCACAAAATGGAAGGCTTGATCAATGCCATACATTGACTGAAAAGTATCTCGAATATAGGAGATTTGGAATTCTTTTTGACACCCCGGATAATCAACTTCATCCAGAAACACAAACTTGGCATAATGGGGATAAGGAACAGCCTTAAAAACAATTTGTGGGTTTTTTAAAGCATAGCTAACAATGAATTTAAGCGTAAACTTAGTATCTTCGAAGAAATGGATATGTTTACCACCCATCGTTTTCAATTTAACCACATTAAGCACCATCGCTCGTTCATTAATATCATCAACAATGGGCTGAAGGTTAGAACCATCTTTCTTTAAATTGAGATTTTGACCATCAAAAACGATACTTGATGTGAAAGTGATGTTAGCACACATATTGTGAATATAAATACGAGCGGGGCCAAGAGATGTCTTGGCTGTATAAATAGTATGTTGATTTTTAACCAAACACATACTGATAATGTCAATATCATAGACAGATTTCATACGATCCACAACGGTCTTCAATTGTTCTTCATGTGCCATGTAATAACACTCCAAAAAGTTTGGTTGATTATAGCATGAAATTAAATTAAAGACAATAAAAATGCCAACATCACATCGCTATGAGTTGGCATTATATTAAATTGGTCCACCGCAACGGAGTCGAACCGTTCCCTTTAGCTTTTAGAGGGCCAAGGTCAGCCTTAGCGGCAGTTTTTTTTGCAACGAGGCCATTATACGACAATTCATGGCCTTTGACAACAGCTTATTCATTAAAAAATCATTTATTTTCGTAGGAATCAACAACATCTTTATGATTTTTGGCAATTGTATCAAAATTGAAAGTCTGTTCATCTTCCACATATTTTCTGATTGCCTTAATGAATTCTGCTGGCGTCATATTACCATTGATTAGGTTTTCAGTCGGCATATCTTCATAGAACCCGCCCAGATTAAATTCAATCTCGTCTTTTTCAAGTTCAAGCAAACGTGCCAAGGGTTCACCAAAATGACCAGAAAACTTGTAATTATAGAAGTCTGCATCAGATTCAGGAACAATTTCACTGACAAAAAGCGATTCTTTATCTGGATGGTTGAAGATGAAATAGATAAATGAAAATACCAACGGTTGATAGCGACGTACAAATTCTTGGTTGTCATTCTCATACGCTTTAATCTCTTTCAGAACAAGCTGTTTAGTATCACCATTACGAATGAATACTGCTGCTTTACGAAGTGCTCGAACAGCTTCATGGTAGGTTAGATAAAATTCTTCGGCTTTTTCCACATAATTATTGACGATTGTAACGGCTTCAAGAACAGACATATCTTTAGTAATCATTATTAAATCCTCTTAAATAGTGAACAATGGGTTAAATTTTAACATTTCAATAATAGGTGCATAGTATATCACAAACCGGGCAGGTTTGTCAGTAACTTGTTAGCACATTACCATGTCAATAACGGGCCTAATATTAGCCTTAAAATAGTCATAATATTCTTTTGTTAAAGTCACTGGAACATCATCATTGATTTCATACTTTTCTTGTAAATCTTCAAGAAACGGCATTAAATATGCGACAACTGTTTTACGATCATCATTGATTGAAATATCATATTCGTTAAAAATAATAATGTCATTATGTATTAACCGAGTATTGAAAACATAGGCATTATCAAGATTAATATTAAAACTGTCTATGTTATGTGGAATCTTAAGTTTTATAGCTTCATCTTGGCCCATACGAAGTGTTCTGACTTGTAATTCGAGTTTTTTATTGTGAGCTTTTTCACGTTGACTAAAATCAATTTTAGACGTTTTTTCATTGTAGGGAAACAGAAATGATAGAAACGGAAAAGTTCCTTTCACACTCGAACTTTCATAAGCAATGGATTGTACAACAGGCATTTTCCAGCTACCATTGGGCATAATAAGGTTGTCAATAATAAAATGTGGGCGATTTAATTCCAAAGTAGACATAATATTTTCAATAAATAACATTTCATTATGTTCTTTAAAAAACAACATAGATGATTCAGTTACAGAGAAATAGATATGCTCAAAAACAATCATAGACGTTGGTAAAATAGGTTGAAGTTCCTCATAATAGCGATCTGCTTCTTTAATGACTTCCTCCATTTTATCTTTTGGCCCAAGACCTCGCATTTTCTTTAAATGCTCCTTAATGGTTGTCATAATAATATCTTTATAATCACCAACATTACTATGTGTTAAATGATAGATTTGAGCATTATCAAAACCGAATCGTTGGCTTGTTTCATCAAGAAAAGACAACAAGTTAGCAGATAATGTTCTTTTAGACGATCTTTGGACAGTGGTTTTATTATGATGAATGATTTGCATTAACAATGCCTCTTAATATGAATAAATATTTTGAGATAATACCACATTTACAATAAAAAATAAACCAAAATTTTAATGTTTTCATAAATTATTGACATTTAATAGGATAGTGGTCTAATTATGCAAAGGAGAATTTTCATGAACGAAGACAAAAGAGAAAAAAAACTATTATTTGGGTGTTTTATAGGAATATTTCTATACACATGTTTAATGAGTTTAGGTATGGGATTAACAAATGGGATCATGGAAATCGTCACCTTATTTGATAATTCTGAGAGTTACACTAAATATTTAAGTTTAACGACAGGTTCAGCATTTGATCTGTTTAGAAGCCAACTTAATTTGGTGTATGCTATTTTTTTCATATTTTTACTTGTATTCAAGTATTATGTTCTAGGAAAACCCTATAAAACTGCGTACTTACAATTAACGTCTAAATCAATACTCTTATGTATGATTACTTATTCAGTAGGCCAAATAGCCACCGACTTGAATCCAGAAAAAACAGAAGCAATACTCACATTAACCTACATAATGTATGCCTTTATTATTGTTTTGGCATTGTTTTGTGCTAACAAATTTTTTCATGATGAATTGAGTGTCAATAAAGGGTTCTTGAAACTAGCCGTGACATTTAGTGTTATTGCTGCTCTTATCGTAGCAACAGAACAACAACTTGAAAATGATAAAGTAAACAAAAGACATGAACTTTCGGCAAAATTATGTGGTGCTCCCAGTTATAATAAGATATCAGGTGCTCTTGGTATAGAAGTGACCGAAGTTGTTGTCAATGATTACATTGAAAAACTAGATGGTTTGGGTGAAATTAACTATTTTAAAAATAATTATGAAAAATTTAGCAATGAAGAGTTGATCGGATTGAGGAAAGAATTTCTAAATTATTATACCGCCAATAAATCAGATTACCTCCAAACAAAATACCCAGAAGAGTATAAGAAGTCTATACTGGCAATTAGACGGAATATAACTGACGGTCAACTAACTCGTGACATAGCAACTATCAAGGCTTTCGAGAAAGGTGGCGTCAATGCGGTCGCTGAACTGATTAATAACCAGACAGAAGGATTAACTAACTTACAACAAATATTAATATTGAAAAATAAAGACAGTGTTAAATTCAATAAAGAGCATGGCTTGTTGATTACAACGTGTGATTGAATAGATTTAAAAGAATAAAAAAGCCATCCGAAGATGGCTTTTTTGTTAACACAATTTAAACTTTGTAACAAGTAACGGTTACTTTTGAATCTTCATAAAACATGTCATCAATAGCCGTATCTAACAGAGCCTGTGATTCATCTGACAAACTACCATCGGGAAGAATGCCAAGTCGATCTTTAACCTTCTCAGAGAAGTCTTCCAACATCTGTTCTTTACCAGAGTCAGTCGCTTTATAGGTGCGAATAGTATCTGTCACACCTTGCCACATATACACCAAGACATAACTGGGTTGATAATTACTATCCAAAGATGCTTCCAGAGAATGAATGTCATCATGACCTAGCAATTTAGCCACTGTATCACGGTAAGTTTCCAAACTTGGTTTCTCATTAGCCGTAGCTACCATAGCCGCATGGGACTCTTCAGTTTTCTTGATGAAGTCTTGAAATGATTGATACATAGTCTATTTCTCCAAATAAGTTAAGTTTATATTTTAAAGTTGTCAAGATCAGCTTTAATTTTAGAAATTAGCCTGTTTTTTCCATCAATAACCTCACGCTCAATTCTGTTTGAATTATAGATGAAAGGCAGTGAAATAGCAAGGTTTACAAGCACTCCAACGGTCGGATAATCATAAACAATAAGACCACTGCCAACAAGACTAATCAAGGTGGAAATCAAAGATTGAGGGACAATAGATTTGTCTCTTGCCGTATTAATAACTTCATCATTTATTAGCGAATAGTCGTCGCTTTCAAATAGTGGTGCAAGAGCATAAAATAAATACATTAAAGTATTAAAAAATGGAATATTTAATACCACCAATGCAATAAATGATATGAAGATATTAGGTTTTGACCGCACATGACTTAAATCATCCAAGACTTCTGCTGAATGATTATTATTCTTGTTAGCTTTATAGGCAACAATTTCACCATCAATGAAAGTGAAAGCTGTTTTTTTGTTAAGTTCAATGTCTAGTTTTTGATTTTTCACCTTATGATTAATGCCATCTCCATCCTCAGTCTTCAAACTATACACTGAATAGTAGTTTTGATAATCATCAATGATTTCGGTATCTTTATCGACCAACGTAAACACAACGGTTTGTAATCGACCAGTAACCACAGCTTTATTCTTTCCACCTACAACTGATATTGTGCTCATTATTAACATTTCTCCAATAGAATGTTTAAAGATTATAGGCGTTTAAATGAAGAAATCAATGAAAATGTTGAAATATATGCTTGATTTAATAAGGATCACATGCTAGAATGGCGACATTCAATAGTAATGAATGACTCTTATGGATTGGTACTGATTACCAATAGGAGAATTACTAATGAATATGCAAAACGAAGTAAATGCAACATTGAACAGAATGGTAGGTGAAACTATCGAGTCTGTGAGCGGTAACCGTAACGATTCTGAGTTTGTAGTGCGTACAACAAGTGGTTTGGTGTTTACGTTCTTACATCACCAAGATTGCTGTGAAGACGTGTATTTAGAAGAGATCATTGGCGACATTGATGATTTAGTCGGGCACACTGTCGTTATGGCTGAGGAAACTTCTAACAGCGATTTGATTGTTGGATCGTCATGTTATCAAGGAGAATCATTTACTTGGACTTATTATCGAATGGCGACTGAGCGAGGATTGGTGGTATTACGATTCTTCGGGTCTTCAAATGGTTATTACGGCGAATCAGTGGATGTATCAGTAACACAACAATAAGGAACTTGAAAGAGTTCCTTTTTTTTCGACTAAATAAATAAAAATACACTTTTTTAATGGTTGTTAAATAAAAATAAGACAATAAAAAACCATCCTAGGATGGTTTTCTTACGCTTAAATTAATTATTTCTTCAAATCTTCTGCAACCGCTCCAATCCAACGATCAGCTCGACTAGAAAGAGTAGTAGCTAATTGCACTTGATCCAGTGCTTTCATATTTTCCGTATACATTTTTCGATTGATTTCAACTGCACTATTCAACTTGGCTAACAATTTACTGTTAGCTTCCTTTTCCTCATCTGTCTCACCTTGCAAAGTATTAACCAGACTATTTAAAAGGCTGCATTCTTCTTGAAGGTTTCGCATGGTGGATTCAATAGCGATCTTAATCTGGTAGAGATTGAGACTGGATTTAGATAGGCATTCTTCTGCGTCTTTTAAAGCGAGATCGGTCAATCGAGACATAATGGTTTATCCTCATGAGTAATGGCCTATATTTTATCAAAATAATGAGTGCCTGACAAGTCTTATTTTCGTTGTCAATCCTCATGGAATGTGCTATAATTCTTGAAATTATTTAGGAGATACACCATGACTACTACTGAAAAGAGCTTTGAAGAAATTAAAGATTTTCTGGATGGTTTGTATGACACCACACTTATCAAACGTAGCCTGAAAAAACAAGGTGACTCGTTCATTCAAGAAGTCTTGACTCATGTGAAAGAAGAAAAAGATCAACGTGACATCACCATGCTTTATTCTTATTACGTTGAAAATGGTAGTGAGCTTGTTATTAAAGCCATTAATGAATATGCACACTCTCACAAACTGCATGACGCTCTCGAAGTGTTTCCACTCACTGACGATGACATGACTGCCTTGGCTGAGCAAGCTGTTTCTAACATTTTGTTCTATGACCGTAAAGGCGATGAAGAAATCAACGTAGAACGTATTGAATCGCACTTCCGAAACACCCCAGATGCTATTGATGTGCTGGTCGCTAAATTTCGTCAAGCTCTTGAAGAAAGTTCGGTTAACAATGCTGATGCCGAAGACGATTCTGAATAATATTTGAATGAGGTTACTTTCATGAGTGAATATGATTACCGTTATCCAGAGACACCAGAAGAAGTTGAAAACTTTAAAGCCAAGATTTCTGTTGCAACGTCTGAGCAAAAGAGACTATTTGCCCGTTTCATGGCGGGTGATTATGAATGGGCAGAGTTTCAAGCCGACAATGGTTTTAAAACGTTGGTTGAATTAGGTTATTGGATCTCTACTCGTCCGGCTATTGAATCTATTATCGCGGCATACTCTGATTTTGGCATTATAGCTGAACACGTCAAAGGTCGTGCATGGCATAATGAATCAATGGTAGCGGTCACTCATGATGGCATTCAATATGGACTTGATGATTATGGTCGATATGTTACTGACAAGGATAAAAACAGTATTGAACACGCTATCAAGCATTTTAAATTACTCAGCACTCATTATCATGAACGAGTAAATGATATCCATAATCATTTAATCTCCAAGACTGATGAACCTATTTGGGTGTTAGCGGGTGGTGGTTATCAAATACAAGCCTCATTTGGTAACAAGAATGGTTATATTGCTACGCTTGATCTGGATATAAACAGCTTTGTAAAAGTAGGTGTTGAAAATTCACAAAGAGCAAAAGCAATTAGCAATAAAAAATACGAAATCTCCATGAACGCCAATAATTTCAATGATTTTTTTAGCGATTTTAAATTAAACGACTTTATTGTAAAGGTTCAATAAATGAAAACTGATGAAACGGTAACATTCGACTACTTGAATCCTGACTTTTCTATTTTAAAAGATAGACGAATAGTCATGGTTAAACTGCAACCAGAATATCAATTTTATTTTAAACATAGGATTGTTCATTGGTTTAATCAAATTAATCAATCGTTTGACTCAGAAACAAATTTTGATGCAGTTCGAATTGAGCGTTATATGGTAGGTGATAATGGAACCGCCATCGTCGTCTACGGTTTTCAAAATCTTGCTGGTAATCTTCGCTTTAATTACGATAAATTGGGAAATTTTAAAAATATAAGCTTTTCGACTGAGGTTGGTATTTATAATAACCGTGTAAAGTTCCCAGCGACAAGTCAATTCTTTACCGTAGACGCTGATATAAATGCACATAATGACATGCTCGATTATGATGTAGAGCGTTCAATTGATATGACAGACACATCGTATGATGATTTCATGGTAAGGTATTCGTTTACTGCAGATGGACAGAAAACAAAAGATTTATTAGTTCTCTACGATTACAAATCGAATAATGAAGACATGGTTTTTAAAGCTGATGTTGAAAGTATAGATAACTTTGATGAATTTTTTAACAAAAATATAAACGTTATTTTACAATCATTAGAGACGTTCATCGATCTGTATCCACAATTCAGTATTAGAAATGTTGATAGTAATGAAACATTAGAGCTATTTTATACAGAAATGAAAAAATTATATAAAACTGGCGTATTTGATAGCGGACTAGATGAAAATCTGACCATTATTAAAATGATGGCAATTTAAATAAGAAAAAAGCACCTTCAGGTGCTTTATTTGCACTCAATAAAAATTTAAGCCATCTGATATAGACCTTCTGACAACTCATGAATGTTCTTTGCAAATTCGTTGTTAATCGTAAAACCATTTGATTCGAGGTCATTCACAAGTATATGAGCATCTTTGGAGGTTAACGGCATTCCATTTTTTTCAATAACATCAAGCAATGAGTAATCCATTCCACTGGACTCCATAAAATAACCATTAACACTAATACGAGAAACAATGTCTTCAATATCATTAGGATCATCATACATTTTATGAGTATCCCAAGTGTCTTTAGTGACTGCTGCAACACAAACAACGTCTTGTGATGTATCAATGATAACTGCAAGGTATAGATATTTTTGAATACTCATAAATAGTCTCCTATATTTATATGGCCTCTACGGTTGGATTCGAACCAACGACCGTTCGCTTCGGAAGCGAGCACTCTATCCAACTGAGCTACGCAGAGATATTTGAAAATTGAAAAAGTATCTGACAATATAGACAATTAATAAGCTGTCGTCAATATTGAATTAGTATTATACATTTATCAAAGCCGTCAACAACCACTTATCGCATGTAGGTGGTGCTGTGTATGATTTTATCAGTATCCAATAAATCAGTGCAGGCTGTAATAAAGATGTAATTTTTTAGAACACCATCGAAGTGATAGCCTTTATCATTGACATCAGGTCGTTTTTCAAGCGGAAAAAAGTTTTTGGTTTCATTGTAGATTTGTTCGGCTGCCGCATTACAGCTTCTGAAATGTGGGTATTGGTAGCGGCTTTCTACTGAATATATTTTATCATTACGGACACTGACCACAATAGAGATCTGTCTTGGGTCGTTATTTTTGTTTTTAACGGTGTAATAAGTCACATCATCTTCTTTTCTCAAGAAAGTATAATGTGGGTCTTTTGAAATGTTATCCATATTATCATATAGCTTATACCCCAGCATCGTTCTATTTTCGGGATCGAACATTGCTTTACCTTGTGGTTCAAGATTTTCAGTTAAATGACCATTAGGGCTACATCCAGTCATAATAGCATAAAAGCTGACTAATATAAGTTTAATAAATAATTCTAACATTAAATAGGAATCTCTTGTTGATAACTAAAGTTTAAGGCATCGAACCTTAAAGTCAATAAGTTATCAACAAAAGACAATGTGTTAAGCCTTAAGTTGTACACTACCTCGTTGATAGAGATACTTATACTGCATATGAGTCATACCTAAAGCATCATAGATATTATCGGTGGAACTCATAATGTCTTCTGTTTGAAGAAGTGACTTAGCAGCAACTTCATCCAATGAGTTAAAATCAATATCACGTTTATGTTTGAAGAAGGTAACAATGCGTTCACGATAAACAGCAAACTTTACACGTTTAATACTGTGTTCTTTGTACAATGCTTTTTTGCGTTCTTTAATGGTTTCAAGAAGTTCTTGTGATTCGGTATCAATCATTTGATTAGTATCGAATTCTTTTGGTTTTCCGCTAGCAATAGAATCCATCATTAACTTAAGATTGAAATCCTGAATTTTCGAGAACACACCAAATTTCCAAAAAAGCTCCCATGCAAATCCTGAACGTTGGTCTTTAAGGGCAGCTTCAAAAGCCGCATCAATCACTTGTATGGCCTGTTCTTTTTTACTCAAAGTCATTTTAAATCTCCAAGAGAATAGTTGTCCAGCATTTGCATGGATTAGATGGTTTATTATACATCAATTCTCAAAAAATATCAATTTATTTAGAAAAAATGAATATTTACAATGAATAAAAAAGTGATAAAGTTATATAAAAACAATGAGGACCATTATGAAAGTCACTCCTAGAATTGCCAAGTATATAATCAATCAAGAACCAGAAGATGACCAGATAATTAATGATCTCTACATTCAACTGAAATTAAATTATTATGAAAAGATGATAGATTTATCAAGAATTGAAATGCATGAAGACTTAGAATTATTTCATTATTTTGGAATACATATCTTTAAAGAAAATGATGCTTATCGTGTTATAACGGGACGTGGACATATGCACGAAATTTACAAGGGAGACAATCATTATGGAGACGCTTTCATTATCGATCAAAATAAAGAACATCTAAATCCTAGAATGAACATATCAATTTATGAAAAAATGGAAATGGACAAAACATATAAAATTATCGACATCCCCAAAATAGTATTTGACTTCAATCAGCTATTCAAAGATGTCGAAAAAGAAAAACTAGCCCTTGAAATCAGACTGATTTAAGGATCTTACTAATGATTTTTTCAGCCAGTTGAACCGTTTCTTTTTGGCTTTCAACATAAGCATCAATCACGGGTTGCGTAACCATGCGAGCGACCAACTCTACTTTTGATTCTTCAATGCTTTTTTTGTAAAAGTTGATAGCTCCATCAAAAATGGAATACTCAATACTGGTTAATGGTTCATATTCTGTTTTTAAAACAAAACTTCTAATTTTACGAAACAATCCATCAAAAGCTCGATCTTCAACTAGCAAAGCTTCATAAGCCATCTGTTGGGCTACTTTTGGTGCAAAATCATGAGCTTCCCGAAGGTTGTTGAACAATCTTTCGTTATGGTTATGATAAGGCCGCAAAACCTTCAAATTAATACGTTCAGCATGGGAATTATTCACTATGAAGCCTCCTGAATTTTAATTTTGTATGTGGCTTTGAAATGATGAAAAGCAACCAACCACAACTTAATGAGTTTATGCGGTGATCGTGATATATAGACATCATTTTTAATAATAGGATTGTGTTGATGTATATGGGTCGAGTAAATACCAGTAGGATCAATAGAAATACTCAGAAAAGGATAGTTGGCATACGAACCTGATTTCTGGTTGTAGTCATTGTTCAAAGTATAACGCAACACGTTATGATCAGAATCAACCAGCCGGACTTCTACGACTTTAAATCCCATGAATTTGAGCATAAATTTTAACCAAAGAAACTTTAATCTCATGTCATCACCTATCCGTAATATTAGCTAATGTGGTAGATCTTAGGAACCATATCTTTTGCTTGATCCCAGAAACTACCAAGGCAAGCAAGGTTAAAGGTAACAATTGTCAAAATAACGAACTTACAGAAGGGAATTTTCCCCTGTTTAAGCTTATGCTTACCATTGTAGTATATATGATAAAAGAAATTTTGAACAAATAAGAAAATCATGGCACAAAATCCCCAAAATATAAATCTAACTAAATTTTTAGGTCTGTGAGTGGTGTTGATTTTTGACATGAGATGTCTCCATTTATTTTGAATTTTAGAGTGGTGATTATATATCATTTTCGTCATAAAATCAACAAAATATAAGACTTCAGGTTGTTTTTTGCACAGAGTTATGTATAATAATATTAAAAAAACAACAATCAAATGAGATATGAATAAAAAAATAATATTGCTGTCCGTCTTGACAGTATCAATCGCGTCTGCGGGTTATGTCGCCACGTTCAGATTAGATCCTAAATATATCAATATAGACACACCTGATGAAATTACAGGGGTTATTGAACTGGCACCTGCAACCATCAATCGTGGTGAATCAACAGCCTTAAACTGGAATTACAATTATATAAAAAGTTTAAAGGTCGTTTCATCCGATGAAAGCTTTAATGAGACAGCCTATTTTGGTTCGTATCCATTATCGCCATTAAAGACGACTAATTACGATATCACATTAGACAACAATAAAAAAATTGAAGAAAAAACTTTAAAACTGACAGTGATACAGCCTACGCCTGTGGTTAGCTTTACGGCGGATAAAACAAAGATTGGTGAAGGCCAGTCTTCTAAGCTTACATGGAATGTCTCAGATGCTGAATCAGCTTTACTTGAAAATGCAGGAATCAGTGGGTTAAATAGCTCCTATACCGTCTCGCCGGTTAATGATACAACCTACAAGCTTAATGTGACAGGTTACAACAATGAGAATAATACCAGTAAATCAATTTCAATTGATGTTGTAAAGGATTCTGCAATAGGCAGTTTTCAATCTGACAAGACCAAAGTAAGCATTGGTGATGATATCACCTTTAACTGGACAACCAATGACAGTGAAGGCTTAGAGTTAATTCCTTTCGGTACCGTAGATAAAACATCAACCAGTAAAGCAGTAACAATGGGAACCGTAGGTGACTTTACATATTCATTGAAAACAACCAGTTTTAGTGGAATGACGAAAACATCAAATCCTATTGACGTGAGTGTTTATGGTCTTCCAACCATCACTTCATATAAAGTTAACAACAGTGACACATCGGTAACAGTTGAAGCGAATGATCCATTAGCCTTCACATGGACTGGTGCAAACAATATTAGTTATGACATCAATGGAGTCGCTGTGTCAAATGGAACCTACACGGTGAATGCAGACGCTTCAACAGGCACGAAGAACTATGTCTTAACAGGTGTGAATGGAGCGGGTAAAACAATCAATAAATCAGTCAGTGTCAATGTAGTGGGTGCAGGTAACATTCCATCGTTCTCAACAGTGCCAACAACATTTGCTAATACACCTATTGTTCTAAACTGGACAGGAACTAATATCAATAACTATAAATTATCAGGTGTTGCAGGTTCAGGTATAAGTGGTTCACAAGATGTAGGAACTGCTTTAACCTATACAACAACACCAACCGCAGTAGGTAGTTTAGAATACACATTAACAGGAACTAATGCTGCAAGCAAAACAACAGTGAAGAAAACCAGTGTTATGGTGGAAGCTGATCCAACGATGGCAGGAATGACAGTAAATGGTCAATCATCTATTACGGTATCTCCAAACCAAGCTTTATCATTTGTGGGAACTGGTTTGAGCAGTGGAGCTACATTGGTAGGTAAAACTTCTGGTGGAGTGACAAGCTTATTACCATCAAATGCGTCAGCTTCTGCTGGGTTTTCAACTTATTATGGTGCTGGAACTAAGACTATAAATGGAGTAACCAGAGACAGTGCATTAAGATCAGTCACAGTTTCGGTTATAAATGCTCCAACGATTGGTGCCATATCAACACCAACCATCATCAACTATGGTTCGGGATTTACATTATCATGGAGTGGAACTGATGTTGCAAGCTACACAGTTAAAGGGAACGTTGCGGCTTCTGGTGTAGCGGTAGCTGGAGTGTCAACTGGTGCCGGTGCAGCATTAGGTGTAACACCACAAGCAGCAGGAACCTATAATTATACAGTGACAGCAACAAACGCCGCTGGAATATCAACGGCCAGAACATCTGGAAACGTTAAGGTCGAGCAGTGGGTTGCAATCGCTCCTACTTACACTGGATGGGTTAACAGCAGTGGTTTCTACAGTTGTACAGCATTCTCACCAGCCGTAAGTGAAGTAAACTCAGGAACAGGTTTTTATCAAACACAATACTGTTACTTGAACCAATCAAGAACACGTCAAGATCGTATACAAGAAGTAGCAACAGGTGAAGTAAGAAATACAACAGCCGTGGGGGAATCTCAAACATTGAGCAACCAACCCAATACACAATATGCTATTGGTACCAAACCAACCATCGTGTGTCGATATGACTCGGGTAACCAGTGGCAGACAGTTGTTGTAGGTGGTGCCAACTCATTGGTTAACGTAGTTTGGAATGGCGGAACAAAAGCAACCTCATCACAATATCCGGGTGCTGGTGCCATGAACGTGACTCAAATCACTGGTTGGGATGGTAAGTCATACACAAGAGGGCCAAACGTCACAGGTGGATTCTGGCAAGTTTGTAGTACGCCTTGATAGTTAGAAAACAAAAAAGAGACTCTTTGGAGTCTCTTTTTTATTATAATTTACAAAATTTTTATGCAATTTTTTCAAAGTCTTCTTTAACAAAAGCATGATGAACACGAAGTTCTCCAATGACGGCACCATTACGATGGACATCAAAGATTGTTTTTTCTTCGGTGACATCGGTAACAATAAGAGTATCAGTGGTGATGACAAATTCGCCATTCGGAACTTTCCACCAATCATCACCTAACACTTTGTAATTTTCTTTAATTTTCATCATGCTTCCTTATTGAGTTGTTGACTTATTAAGAGGCATTATAATATCATTTATTTGTTTTTAAGTCAACAAAAAAACCCTTCGAAAAGGGGCTTTTGTCATACAATAAAAGAACAATAATCTCAATAAAGAGAAGATTGAGCTGTCAATTTTTCAAGTTTTGAATTCAACTTATCAAGCGTTCCAGTTTTGTAAATAGGTCTGAAGACTCTGTATGGACCACTGATAATGTTTTTTGAGACTGAATGAACATCTTGATAAACTTCCCAGAAACCAAGTTCGTACTTTTTACGAAAATTCTTTTCGTTGTAGTTCATTTCAAGACGGCCAGTCTTCAAAAGTTGTTTAGTTATACTGATAGTATTTAAGAACATTTTATATCACCTTTATTTTTTAGTTTAGTTAATCAAGCAGAGCTATGGTTATACCAACAGCTCAATAAATTATATTAAATAGTTACATTTTTTGAGATAAATTAGAAATTCGCTAATTTGTAACCACATTATATCAAGTATTTCAGGGAAATCAACTACCAAAATGTGTCATATAGTTACACAATTCAGACATGTAACACTATTTTAGGTCTTTTTATGGCAAAGTAACACATTATCGAGAGTTTTACTCGTCGTAACTCAAAGTAACAGGATAATAATATTAAAATATATTTTTAATTTAATATTGACCATAATTTAAACAATAATGGATGGTAAAAATAGGATGGAATAGAAAACAATTATTAATGATGTACATAATGTAAAAATAATGTAAAAAAAATGTGAAATTTTCGTGAAAGAAAATTGTTTTTTAGCTAAATTGTGGTATAATATTATTATAAAAACAACATCTATAGAGATATGAATAAGAAAATAATATTACTGTCAGTCTTGACAGTTTCAATAGCCTCTGCCGGTTACATGGTAAGAATGCCATTAGATCCACAACACATGAATATTGACACGCCAGATGAAATTACAGGAACAATAGACTTTGCACCTGCTACGATTAATCGTGGTGAATCTACTGCATTAAACTGGAATTATAACTATATTAAAAGTTTAAAAGTAATTTCATCTGATAAGAACTTTGATGAGTCTTCTTCATTTGGTTCATATCCATTATCCCCATTAGTAACCACTGATTATATTATTACTTTGGACAACGAGAAAAAAATAGAAGAAAAGACTTTAAAACTTACAGTAATACAACCAACGCCTGTTGTCAGTTTCAATGCTGATAAATTGAAAGTAGGATTTGGTCAACCAGTCAAACTGAATTGGAATGTGACTGATGCCGAAGCGGTAAGCATAGATAATGCCATTGGTAACGTAAGCCTGTCTGGCAACTTCTCAGTTGTTCCAACCCAAGATACAACTTACAAAATGTCTGTAACAGGTTACAACAACGAAAACAACACGAACAGAATGCTGTCAATTGACGTGGTTAACACTTCAAAAGTAAACAGCTTTACAAGTGACAAGACGAAGGTAACTATTGGCGACAACGTAACATTTAATTGGTCGGTCAATGACAGTGAAGGTTTAGAGTTAAGTCCGTTTGGTGCAGTCAATACAACAGACACTTCTAAAACAGTAACAGTTGGAAGTGTAGGGAGTTTCGACTACACATTGAAAACAACCAGTTTAAGTGGTCTTGAAGATACAAGTAGTCCAATCAACGTAACTGTTTATGGTCTTCCAACCATTGCTTCTTATAAAATAAACAACAGCGATGCAGCGATAACGGTTGAACAGAATGCCGCATTAGATTTCACATGGACTGGTTCTAACAACGAAAGTTACTCATTGAATGGAACAACAGTTGCTAATGGTCATCACACGGCGGTTGCTGATACAACAGGTTCCCAAAACTATGTGTTAGTTGGCACTAATGGGGCTGGAAAAACAATTGATAAAACAATCAGTGTTAACGTAGTCGGTGCAGGTGCATTACCATCCTTCTCGGGTCCAGTCAGTAGCTTCACCAATGCTCCTGTTGTTTTCAACTGGTCAGGTAGTAACATATCCAACTACAAGTTGTCATCAAATGGTTCAGAATCTGGTGTGAGTGGTTCACAAGATGTCGGAACGGCAACAACGTATACTGTTACACCAACAGCCACTGGTAGTTTTGAATATACGATTACAGGCACTAACCTTGTTAACAAAGAATTGGTTAAGACAACAACAGTTGCTGTTGAAGCTGACCCAACATTAGGTAGCTTTACTGTAAACGGGCAAGCAGCGGTGACGGTAGCTCCTAACGCTGCATTGTCCTTTGTGGGTTCAGGTGCAAGTACTGGTGCAGTTGCTCAACCAAGAACAAGTGCAAATGATGCAGTAGCTTCACACCCATCAAATGCTCCAATGGGAATAGGCAGTTACAGCTATTACATGGCGGCTACTAAAACAGTTAACGGTGTAACAAGATACAGTCCAGTAAGAGCAGTAACAGTTAACGTAGCAAGCAATCCAGTAATGGGTAACTTAACAGCTCCATCTGTTGTGAACATCAACACATCTTTCACACTTAGCTGGACAGGTAATGATATTGTCAGTTACACTGTTTCATCAAACAACAATGGTTCAGGCGTATCGACATCTGGTATGGTCGTTGCTGCAGCTAATTCATTAGCTATCAATCCAACAGCCGCTGGAACATTTACCTACACTGTAACAGGATCAAGTATTGCTGGAACAACTGTGTCTAAAACAATAAACGTTCAGGTTGAAAACTGGATAGCGACAACACCAACATATACATCATGGGTATTGGGTTCAGTAACATGTTCAGCATGGTCACCAACTGTAGCAAGCCAACCTGCTGGTAGTTCATTTACGCAAAGTAGAAGTTGTTCGCAACCTAATACAAGATATAGACAAGAAAGACAAATAGAAACAGGCACTAGTGCTATTAGAAATAATGGTGCCCAAATATTAGAAAGCTCACCTATAAACACAACACCAACCCAAAATGTAATAGGAACAGCTTATACTTGTCAAGCATACAGTTCAAGTAATTCATGGACAGTGGCACCTAACCCACTAATAAGAGTAATTTGGAACGGAGCTGTTGTAATAACACAGTCATATGGTGGAAATCCAACAACTGCATTAATTACAGCAAAAAACGTAACATCATTAAGAGCTTCTGATGGGTATCTATACACAAAACAAGCAGGTGCAGGTCCATTAAGTAGTGCCGTATGTAAAGGTTTGTAAAAGATAGATAAAAAATAAAAAGACCTTGAAAAAGGTCTTTTTTGTATTTAAAATTAAGTATCAATTAATGAGCAATGTCTTCTTCAATGTAAAGAAGTGCATGATTGCTCCAAAATTCAACACATCGATCATATTCTTCATCTGTGCGAATATTGGTATCATCGGGTTCACGTTCTGATTGTCCACCTACATAAGCGGTCAATAAGCGGTAAATGTTATTCTTACATCGTTTAACAACAAAGGTCAACTCATCAGAAGGCGTAGGGGTTCTGTTTTTAACCATTCTAGACTTCCATTTACGTCCCTTCCTCTTTGCATACACAATTTCATCTTCTGGCGTTGTTTTAACGCAAATAGTGGAGCCTATGATACGATCAAACGTAACCACAGTTTTCTGAATGGTTTCTTTTGTAGGTGTAAACATGGAAAAGGCTTCTTCAAGCAATGGATAAACATCAGTATGAACTTGCATATGCTTATTACTCAAAATAAGCACGTTATCATCACCAAAAAGTAAACGATTAAATTTAGGAGACTTCCGTACACTGATGTTATCCATAATATCCATCCTTATTTAAGCGAAGCGGCAAAGATATTGACTGGAAGGTCTGTGAAATACATCTCAGTAGTAATGGTAGATACACCCGCATAGCGTTTTCCAACTGAACACTCAACATTCATTGTAATTTTACCACCATCACTGTTGATGATACGAGATGTCTTACTAGGGTCAGCACGCCCCGGCCCTGTAGGATTATAATTCTGTTCGACTAGATAACGTTTGAAAATAGAATCGTTGATGCCTACAATCATTTTTTCACAATCCAACTCTAAACGATATTCAACGTTGCTGACCATTCGTTTCATTTTTTCATGCTCAAAAGTAACAGAAAGGTCATCTTTATGGCATTCTTCACCCATGCAGGAATAACCACGGGCGGTCAGAGCACTTTTTCCCATTGAAAAGTCAATCCCATTAAAGGACACCTTGTTCATTGGAATACTGGCTGCCGATACGATGGCAGAAAAAAGCATTGCAACAAAAATAACGAGAGGTTTAAACATGTGAACTCCGATGAGTGCTATTTATGAAGATAAATTATAGCACAATACTGCTATACCATCAATCACTTTATCATTGACTTAAAAGAAAAAATTGATATGATAACTTGCAAAATTAAGCATAAAGAGGTCTAAATGATGAAAATGAATAAACTTATCTTACTGAGTGCAGTCGTGGTGCTGGTATCAGCCTGTACAACGCATAAGGATTCAAAAGATAATGAAAAGAATGTTGAACCAGAGTATAAAATCTATTCATTGGAATCAGGATCAACCGCTATCGAAATACCTGAAAACAAGAAAACTATTAATGTCAGTTTAAACACAAAAATGTACAGTCCATCGATCAGTACAAGAGATAGAGCTATCACTGATGTGTATGAACAGATTTGTCTTTCCAAGAAAAATAAGACTGACCAAGATATCACTTTAATTGCGTGCTTTAACGAAAAAGGATTTCAACAAGACTCAATGAATACAGAAGAAAACATATTTACCAAAGATGATGTGTCAAAAGGTATTGAACGAATTTCAATTCCACAAGGACTAAAAATTGACACTTTTTCTTTTGATTTAGACAGTGACAAACAACCACAATACACAACTCGTAAAACAGAATCTTACGATCAACCAGAAACATACATGGTTATTAGACTACTAGCCAACAAAAATGTATGGTCTGGAAAAAGGATGTTATATATACAGGAAAATTAATCAACAATAAGGCGAGATGACTTGTTGGTCCGAGCATCAAATACATTGCGAACAATAGCAAGATTAGCAACAGGAACCGAACGAATGCCCGTAGCCGTTTGAACATCTGCAGTGTTACCAACAATCTGCGTAACAACACCTTTGAAGTGTTTTGCAAAATCTGAATGATTAGTGCGTTTAATAACACTCGCTTTCATCACAACTTCGTCTTTAACGTTAATGGTCATTTCGATAACTCCGCTCTGTTTAAGATGACCAATGATAACACAACAAATAAGCCATCACAATTTTTTTTCGAACAAACAGACGAAATAATAGATTAAATTGACACTATTTGGCCGCATGTTAAAATAAAGATAACAATAATAAAATAAAAAAAAATGAACATAAAACATCTTTCAACAGTGGTTTTCCTATTAACATGTCCAACAATCGCATTCAGTGCATATGAAGTAGTTATCAAAACAAATGTACCAATAAATTTTATTAATAATCCAGATGAAACACCAACAGTTCCAGAAGAACCGGAGCCAGATACTGGATTATCTGTTCATAATATAACCGTTGGCCTCCATCCAAACTATGCTGTCTGTGTTAGTAAATTAAAAGGATTTGCTATAAACTCTATTTGTGGTGGTATTGCCGGTAATTATGGGGGAATTGATAAAAACAGTATTAAAATAAATGATGTAAATGAAACAGTAGGACAAGTCTATGGTTATCCAAGTGGCGGTTCATGTGTTTATGCTTTTCAATTATTAAATAACGGACAATACGATAGCTTACCACCTTCTTTATCTATGAATTGGAATGGTGCTAGCTACACAGGAACAAAAAGTAATAGTGCATTCCCAACCTTCATCTCTTATCGTTTTACAAGCACTTGCGACATGTGGAATAGTTGGAGTGCGGGAACTAACTTAAACATCCAAATCCAACAATAACCAGATGAGTTTAAATGAGATAGAAAGGCACCTTAGTGCCTTTTTTATATTTTGTAGTTTTGTTTGTTGATATAGGTTTGAGATTCTTTTGCAATCTGTTGTAATCGAATATCGTTCACTTTTGACAAATCGTATTCTAAACCATCTATATGCACTTTTTGTTTAATAGGATCAATCACTGCTTGTGAAATGATCGGATGGGTTTTCACATTGTTGTGAATAGCCTTCGTCGTTCTGCCAACATCCCCACCATTATCTCTAAACATTAACGTACTGACAGCATCGAACTGCATATGGTCTTTCATTTCTTTTTCTATCTTTTTAGCAAAGTTTTCAATTCTTGAATCAATTCCACTCATGGTAATAGTTTCACTTCTGAAACCATAGTTATTGGTCAATTTAACACCAACTGAATCATATAAATCTAAATTTCTATTCGCTTTTAAATCATTGAAAATACTTTTTCTATCAAGCGTAATACCAAGTCGCTCTAATAATTGTAAATTATTTTGTTTAACATTTTCTTTGAAAAGAGTATCTGTTAAGATATACGAGAACTCTGCAATGTCAGTAACTTTCATCTTTAATAGATCAGGGTTTTCATTGATAACTTTCTTTAATTCACTAATCGCATAAGAGTCATTGTGACCATAATCACCAGCTTCTAAGGACTTAACTCTTAATTGCATAAGCATATCTGCTGCTTCATTAAATTCAGTTAAACTTCTAGATTCAACACCAATCATGGTTAATGCAGTGATATCTGAATGGACTTCGCCTTTTAAAAGATCCATATCAGAACCTAACCTAAATGCTTGCCTAAAAGAAGCATGTGCTGACTCATGGTAGACAATATATTTAGTCATCAAGTCAATATTGGTAGTTCCACTGTATTTTGCATATTCAATGGCTTGTTGATTATTGTAATATAATTTTTGTTCACTGTTATCAACTAACAATAATGAGTTCTTTGAAGTGGCTTCAAATGCATAAGGGTTAGGAAAGACAAACTGGTTGGACTGGTCTTTGGTTACATTTATTTCAATGTAGTTACCTTTCCAGAATGGGTTTTCAAACACTTTGACAGTGCCAGCTACATCATCTTTTAAGCCTTTAATGGTATCCGCATTAAGTTCATGAATTTCATGTCCAATATACTTATGATTCTGAATGGTGTTACCCAATTGAGCAGCCGCTTTGAAACTTTCTATTTTGGAATAAACATCCATACCACGGCGATTAATCAAATTAGAATCAAGTTTATTCTTCATTTGTTCGATCACAACAGGATTATTAAAGGTGGGTGCAGTAGCCGTATTATTGACTGGAAGAGCATTGGCAGCAATATTAAAAATTGACGCTCCTAATAAGCCATACAAAACGCCCTTGTTTTGTTCAAGATATGAACCAAAATCATAAAGTAATCCTTTTGTGATTTTAAAGTCTTCTGTTTGATAAAGTCTATCATCGAAGGCTTCTTTTATATTATGAAGTTTTTGAAAACTATCCATTTTTAATAAATTATTATTGTTTATTTATATCATACCATATAATTAAAACATTTGAATTTATTCAACGTAAATTAAAATCAAAAAAACTAAAAAGACTATAATATAATAAATAAAATTTGAATTGATTGTTTTAAATGGTAAGCTTTTTTAATCAATAATTAAAAAGGAGTTTACAATGTTTCATTTGGTTATCGCAGTTATGGCAATTATTATGGTTCTTTTTCTATCTTTTGCAACAGTTTACCATGCCGCTCCAGATAAGTTACCTGAATTCATCGCTTTATTTGTGGGATTAATTATACTTTCTACCATTTGTTCTTTTTGTCAGAAGAAGTACAATGCAAGAAAATATAAAAAAGTAGTTGAATTAAAAAAGAAAAAAATAAAAATGTTAAGAAATGATGAAATCAAAAATTATGTTGTGGACGCTCTTGTCAAACATGAATTTGACGCCAGTCATGTAAGAGAGTTGTTAAGTGTATTAACAATAGGAAAGATTAAGAAAGCAGAATTGGAAAAAGAGATCATAGAGGCATACAGAAAAACATTAGGTTATGAAAAAACTGAAATAGTAACAACAAGTAACAACCACTAATTTTAAAAATAGAGTAAAAAAGAAAAAACCCCAAGAAGGGGTTTTTTGTTTATGTCTCAATCAAGACTTACTTGCGAGAATTCTTTTCATGACGTGACCAGTCACGTTCTTTTTGGGCTTCAACTTCAGACTCACGTTTACGGTGGGCCAGTTCAATTTCACGTTTTACTTTTTCGCTTTGTGCCATGTTGTAGATCTCCAATTCTATTTAAGTTTGTTTGTTGCGGGTTAATTCTATCTCTATTATGCTTTGTTGTCAATATTATTTTTAAAATTTACATCTTAAAATACTCCAATATTAAGTGAATAAATAGTTCAAGATGCCGTAAAGTGTTCTATTGAACTGCTTGCCTACAAGCTGGTTTGTGGCGACTAGCATTTACGACCTTCGGTGTTTTCAACCTTTATTTACTGCCTTTGTTTAAGTGTTTGTATTCTATCAATGTTTTTTGAAAATGGCAACATCTTTTTTTATTTTTTAATGCTTTTTAGGGTAAAGAAAAAGCTGGATTTTTAAGTAAATTTGTGATAAGGTATAAGGTCTTTGGAGAACATTATGTCAAGACATAAAATAACAATAAATTTCATTCATGGCCTTAATTGGGGAGACGAAGATCTTTTGTTTGGGATGCCGACACCTTCACATTTTTGGAATAATACAAAACAAAGTTTAAGTCAAAGTGTAAGCCAAAATGGTGTGCAGCCAAGAACTAAATCAACATTTTCATTACCTATACTAAATATGCCACCTATAACGCCGATGAACATGACGCTATTTGATTCTTGGATTGAGTCCTTTCCTAAATTCAATAGCTATCCAAAAAATGAAAAGAAATATGAACATCTAATGGACATCAATCTTACCAATTTTAAAGAATTTTTGTACAACAATGAGTTTGTTATCGTCAGCGAAGATGAGGCTACGATTATTGAACTGTTAGACAATTCAGTTGACAATGCTGATATGACAGTCCATTTAAGCTTTGTAAACGATAAAGAGAAGCTTTTTGCGAACAAGAAAACATTCGTAAAAAATATTGATAATGAATTGGTCTACTACTTCGATAATTCAAAACCAAGCGTTATCGAATGTAAAAATTCAAATATTATCAGTAGTAATAATGTTTTTAACTATGAAACAAAACAGAGCTATATGGAACTCCATTATTACAAAGAACTTGGTATATGGGTCAGACTAATCAAAAACCCAGTGGCTGAAAGAATCGTGCCTGCTATTGTAGTAACTGATCTTGATGACCATCCACTTGAAGTCCACTGTTATTATAAAAATCAGTATATTTCAAATGATCTTATAAAAGAAATAAAACCTAACATTTTATCAGAAAACTTTAAAGATGATGGCTACTTTGATAAAAGGGACATAGAGTTCTTAGACATGGTAATGATTTGAAAATAAAAGTAAAAGCAAATGGAGAATACAATGGCAAACAAATCAAAACATAGAATAACGATTTACCCAGAAGTTGAAGATAACCATATAGATGGTTTGATTGTTATAGGTGCTGATAAGTTATCAAATACGGTAAATCCTTTTGCATTCAGCAATCCAAAATTCTTACGTGACCTTATGGCTAGTTTTACTCCAACAGGTTTAAAATCAATGTATTATCAAAACCATACAAATAATAAAGTGAGCACAAAGAAAATTCAAATACCTGAATTCAATGTTTACCCTGAAAATAAAATGATGCCAGCATACAAAGATGAGTTTACTGTTGAAAACTTTAAAGCGTTCTTATTTGATAATGAATTTATTACATTCGATGAGAAAGATGCTGAATGGATAAAAAACGGTATCAATCAGATGACGTTACCAGAAGGTTTAGTCATCGATCTGGAGTTTAGAACATGCAACGGAAGAATGACATTAGTAAGAAAAGATTTTAAAATACAAAATGAGTCTAATTTTATTCCTTATTTTAATGAAAACTGTCCAAGTGTATACAGAGAAAAGAATGACAAAAAAATCACTGGGTTTGATCATTTTGTTTTTGAGGATAATAAAAGCACCTACCTTAAACTACACCATTACACTCAACTAGGTATTAAAGTACATACAATAGTGAATCCAGATGAAAACAAAGTGGTTCCAGCTATTATTATAGAAAATATGAAAGGAGAACCACTAGAAGTTCACTGTTGTTATAAAAATGACTACATTGCAAAAGAAATACTGAATGAATTGAAGCCAAATATATTAAAAGAAGATTTTAGATCTACCGAGTATTTTACGGTGAGAGATATTGAATTCTTAGACATGATCTTAATTTAAAAGGATACCAAAATGACACGACATACAATCAGAGTCAAAAATATCTTCAAGACGAATTGGGAAAGTGATGTCGATTTTTTACAACTCCATCAAATTGCAGACAAATTTATAAACAGTTCCATCAGTAACAATATCGGTAACAATATCAATGCTTTAAACATAGGCAATGTATTTGCTCAAAACAATCCATTAAAATCATTGTTAGGACCAATCTACTACCAAAACACAAGGTTGTTTAAAAGAGAGGCCGATAAAAAACCAGAATATAAACACTATCATGAAATTGAGCCAAGACTAAAATACATTAAAGATGTCATGGTTGATGATCTGCAAGAGATTCTGTTTAGTCGTGAATTCATTAGTTTAGATACCGAGAAGTACGAAGCATTGAATGCTTGCATGGATAATATTATTGATGACAATTCAATGATAGTAAACATTGATATAGACAACATAGATAAATATGACAAAGAATGTGAAGAAACAGAGCGTCATTATATCTTATCTAAAAAAGTATTCCTGAAACAAACTGATAACAAGATTGATTACTACTTTGATGAAAACACACCAAGTATTATTGAATTTAAAGAGTCTACCGTTATTTTGGCTCATGAAGAAGATATAAAAGATGCGGGTTCAAAAAAATCCTACATGGCAATGTATCACTACACGAAATTAAATGTAATAGTCAACATGACGATTAATCCAGAGGAATCAAGAATAGTGCCTGCAATTATCATTTATGATATGGATAACAAACCACTAGAAGTTCATTGTTATTATAAAAATGAATACATTACACCTGACTTAATGGAATTATTAAAACCCAATATATTGATGGAAGATTTTAAAAATAAAGATTATTTTAGTAAAAAAGACATGGATTTCTTAGACATGTTAAACATTTAAAAAAAAGAAGCCTGAAATCAATCAGGCTTTTTTGTATCTGATCTTTAATGATTAAGACAGTGCTTCAATGGATTTTTTAAAATGCTCAATATCCTTATTGATTTTTGCAATGGCAAACCGCTTGCACTCATCTTTATCAATAAAGACAAAAGTATCACTGTAACCTGTTTCAAAATACTGATTAACATTAGTCTGATCATTGTATTGTTTAAAATCACGAGTAGAAACCATGCCATCTACCTTATCACCAGAAAGGTTTCTAAACGCTACCTCCATAGAAATAACATTATCTTTATCAACAGAAACTTCGATACTAGACGGTACAACTTCAATCACTTCACTGTGTTTATTAACGCTGTTAGAATGTTTAAATTGATAATAGACTTTATCATTTTCAAAATAAGTCACAGGCAAATGAAACTGATCAGGGAGATGTTTAGTGAACAGTTTAAAATCAATTTCACAATTCAAATTGTTACGAACCAACTCCAAATTACTACGAGCTAGATCATTCTTTGCAAGAAAGTCGTAAATTTTCTGGCTCTTTTCTGGTTTAAGCCAGCCCTTACGGTAAAAGAAAAGATCCCATTTACTAGAGAATGTATTCAACATCAAATCATTGTTGATAATAGTTTTATGAGCAGCAACCATCACTTTGGCATTAAGTGATGCACAGGCATCTTCAAAATCCATGCTTTCTTCATCGTCAAAAATAGAATGATATTGACCAAGTTTTTCAACAATCTCATATCCAAAGCGATTAGTAGAACTTTCTAAAATAAAATAGTGCCCAAACTTAGCAATAGCATCTTGTTTAGAAATTGATGTATAATTTTGCATGAAGGAAATCTCCTGTTTTAATAATGGCATTATACCACAAAAAAAATAAAAACAGAAGATATCTTTAAGAATAACGAAGGATAATGATTACTTATATTGACGTGTTACGTTTTTATCATAAAAGCGGATGTGTTTGCTGTCATAGCAATCAAGGTGCTGATAACCTAAGAAGGCACTGCAAGATGGGCATTTAAAGTCAATATAGCTATTGCCACAACACCCCCAGCCAGACACAAAGGTCAACTGAGCTTGATCAAGAATATCTTCTTGTGAAACAAGTATGTTGTTCTTGGCTTTACGATATTGGTTGAACTGCAGCATAGACGGATTTGCATGTTTCAATAACGCAAATGTTCCTTTCTTGATCGAATAAGTTGGATTGGGATCATATTCATCGCCTTCTTCAAAACGTGCAGCCACAATAACAGACCCATCAACAGGAATTTCATTCACGATAACTGGATCTTTTACAAAGTCTTTAACTGGATAGAGATCGTTGGTCAGAACAGTGTTACATTTTGTACAAGATAGAATCATTAGTATTAATCCTCATATGTCTATTACACAATTACCAACCAGTATTATCTTTATCAAAGGAATCACCTTCACGGTTCTTACGTTCCTTCCGATGTTCTTCCAGATTGATTTCGGAGACAGTGGTATAAATGCTTTCTCCACATTCAAGACAGATTTCTGTAAAGTCTTGAACTTTCTTGTGTTTACAATTGGCGAATCGCTCAGCTCTTGAAGACATTTTGAATGCTCCTGTATTGGATAATTGCCTAATTATAACATTTTTAATAATTTGCGTCAAGATTAAGATAGACAATGATACTAATGGACTTTATTGTTGAATTATGATATTATTCAAAATATTTTGGAGCTATTCATGTCAAAACACACCGTCATTAAAAATATTTCGCTAGTCACCTATGAATCTCCTATTGAATTCGTAGCTGATGATGGAACAGTAACAATAATGCCAAGTGCCCCATCGAAAACAGAAATATATGTTTCACCCGAGAATAAATATGAAGAACTTAAACAAGCTAACGACATGAAATTACCATTAATTGTTAATGAAGACATTGATATTGAAGATGAATTAACCAATATCATCCCAAGATATCACGAATATACAGATATAAAAAGAAAAATTAAATATAAAGAAAGTATTGATATATCTGAATTTAAAGAATTATTATTTGGTAATGGTTTAACAGCCATCAATCATGAATACTATGATCACATTGATAGATTTTTGGATTTGGTAGTAGACGAAGAAAAAATGAGAGTGCGACTAAGCTTTAATGATGTTCTTGTTAATAATAAGAATGGAATACTGCTGTCTGAAAAAATATTCACAAAATTAGAGGATGGTAAAGTATCCTATTACTACGATGAAAACACACCCAGTATTGTCGAATATAAAAATGCTACGTTCATCCCCATGCATAGTCATTTTTTTATGAGAGCCTTTCATGATGAATTAAGCGACAATAAAAATAAAGAACACTATTTAAAGTGCTATCATTATTTTAATTTAAACATCATTGTCTACATACATGTCAACTTTAATAAAGAAAAGATAACACCCGCCATTGTAATAACTGATGAAAACCATCAGCCAACAGAAATTCATTATTTTTACAAAAACAAGTATGTGCCTGCTGCATTAATAGATCAGATAAAACCTAATTTACTGAACGAAGATTTTAACGAGGTTGATTATTTTGATCAGCGAGATATTGATTTCTTAGACATGGCAATGTTTAAATAGAAAAGCCAAACTTTCAAGGTCTGGCTAAGTGAGTGGTTTACATAATGGTTAATCACCATATTTTTGATCAATATATTCTTCTAGGTGTTTACGATCAAGTGATAGCTTTTCCAAATATTTACTATCAACAACACCTTTTTCAATATCTGATTTGATGCAACGTGCGTCAGGCTTAATGGATTCATCATCACCAGCAATCACACAATCACAGACATGGTTGAGGTGATTAACTCGATAAGTCAAGTTAAAAAACTTAATGAATGTTAAATGTTGTTTAGCGAAGTTGAAAAGAATGAAGAGAGCCAGAATTCCCAAGGCTATCCATAGATATGGAAATGGGTTTCCGAAAACAGAACGTTGAATGAGATATCCAAAAATAACGAAGAAGAAGATACCTGTTTGCCATCTTAATCTTGTCTTGTTGTGACAAGCCACCAGTTTAAAGAACTCTTTGTTGTCACTTTCTAGAACGTCCTCAATAAGCAATTGATTAAAAGTCTTAGACATATTGTGCCTCCATAGGAGTAGTTATCCTTAATTTCATTTTATGCCTCCATTTATATATTGTCAAACAATATCACAAGAAAAAAATTATATTTTGTCATGTTTTTCGACTATTTATAAATAAATATATATAAAATAGTTTGATCTATTTGTTTAAAATATTCTTTAATCATTAAACGAACAAAAGCGAGTAGGAAGGTGGTGATTTAACAAAATTTTAAATAAAAAAAAATCCCCCGAAGAGGATCTTTTTTGTGTTGGTTTCTTTAACCGATGGCAACACGCTGCAGGTCTTTCTCTGCGACAGTCTTCGATTCACCCGTATTAATTTCGCTGAGCACATATTGAACTACGCCATCTTCTTTATAAGAAGCAGCTACACGGCCAGTCCAACCATTACGAGTTTTAACCAGTTCTTTTGGGCCAAATTTACGAGCAGTAGGTGTAGTTGTCATAGTGTAAAACTCCAAGTGTTGTTTGATTTGAGATTGAATTATAGCAAATTTTAGACAGCAGGTAAAGCTTTTTTTGTGTATTCTGTTTTTTCTCTATACATCAAGTTATCTTTCAAATACTGAGTGGCAATTTCGATTACTTTCGTCAAATGAATACTTTTCGCATCAAAAGAAATAGTGGTATACCAGTCAGAGGAATTAGAATGATGACTTTCAACCATCACCCATTTAACCCGCTCAGCAATAGCAGCCACTTGTAATTTTTTCAAACGTGGAACAACTAAGCCCACATAGAAACGAACGACCGTATCTAGTTCTTCTGGATAAAACTTCTTGTCATTCGTCAATACATCGGAATTAGACCAAGACGACTGAAAATGGTTGGACACCTCATAAACATAAGCTAGACGGCCCTGTTTATCAATCTCTGCATAGGTTTCAGCACACACATTTCCTTTATATTTGGAAAAAGTATGGCGAGCATAAGACATGAATGCTTTATTAATCGCTTCCTGATTTGTATTGACCCAACGCTTTTCCATGATGAAAGCCTCTGTATTTGAATTGATCTATTATACTACAATTGGCATTCTGAATCAACCTTAAATATCCACCATCTGAAAGACTAGCAATTCATCAATAAGTCTTTCACGATGTTCACCTGTGTAAATGTCTAAAAACATCTTTTTTAGCTGAGCAAAACATTTCATGTCTTTAAAATTAACGCTACCTTTAACAAAAGAGTTAACAAATTCAGACTCTTTTGTATAGGCGGCATTTGCAAAATGGATGAACAGTGTTTCATCATGGGCTGAAAGTGGCTTATTGTCATACTTGAGATATTCATCATTTTCATCATCAATGATTTGACTGGATACAATCTTGTTTTTCTTAATGACATATTCTATGTGAAATCTGTTACGAGTCGTCTTAACAAAGTAATGTTGAAATTTAAATGCATTTTTTGTAGTCACTGTATAAACGGAGTCATCCCTAAATGAGCCAAAATAAAAATAATTAGTTCCAACACCGGGCTTATACATATTCAACAAAGTGAATAATCCAGAATGTTCTGTTTTTTGAATGGCAATATCATACTTGTAATAAGTTAACGGAATACGGCAACAAGCACTATTGAATTCAGCAGAGATACGAACTTCAATCAATGTATTCGCTAACATAAAATCAATATCAATAAAAATAAAAGGCCGAGATGGATTGTCATTTTTACTAAATTTAGCTGATGATTCAGTGATTTTTAAGTTTTCTACCAAGTAATCCATTGTAATTGCAGGATTGTTATTAAATTTAAACAACAATTCTGTCAATCTTTTGGTAAAAGAAGCCACTTGTTTTTCAGTTAATGAAGTCTTTAAAGAACTGATATTAAATTTTTCAAAAAGAAACATTTCGCCAATCATAATACTCTCCTAATAATTAGACATTTCAAGTGTTTTAAAATGAAGCTCAGTCACATCTTCTGGTTTAATGTCTAACGTTTTACTTACATGTGTAATGAATTTTTTATAACAAGCTTCATAAGCCGCCTCAAAAGAGGGTAGTTTCAATGAAGTGTATTCGTCTTCAATATAAATCCCTACGGAAATATAAGAACCAATAGTAATACTGTGTCGTCCAGTTCTGAAAGTAAAAGGGCAACGTTCTGTAATCAAATTAAAAATAGTTTTCTTACTGTTATTTGAACGAACAATCTTAATTTTGGTATCTTTTTGATTAGGATAGCAACTATCAGAAAGCCGCATCAATTCTAGAATGTTTTTCAAATAGTCAAGTTCTGTAGGTCTTAGCGAAACTTTAAATAAATGATCTAACAAATGAACAGACTCATTATGAATAGTAATCTGAGTTTCTGATAATTTTGAAACACTCATAATATTCTTTTCAACAGTAAAATTACCAATAACACACAATTCATCTTTATTAAAAATATGTTCATTACTTAGGCGATCTTCAAACACCCTAAATTTATTATATTTTTTAATGTGCATGGCAAAGTCCATATCACTTTCATGCGTAAAGGTATGATTATAACGCATCGTTGAGAAAGCAAAGTTGGTTTGATTGGCAGCCACAGCCTTAACAATGTTATTATCAACAATCAATGAGTGTGTCATAAAGATATCCTTAAACATAGCATCAAACGCACTCAGTATAGCCATATGAAGCTCATCGTAAGTCATCGCTAACATACATCTATCTTTATTAAATTTGTCATTAATCTGGAAGATCCATTCATTATAGCGATACGCAATAGAGAAGCATTTAAACTTCATCAGAAATGAATCGTCTCGTTTGTGCATATAGACAGTTGTGACAGGATCTTTCATAGCGTCCAATAAAGGATCATAAGGGAATAATCGAAGATAAAATTGAAGAGCAGAATCAATCATTTTAATTTCTGAATCGGTAAAGTCAGAAAACATAAACCCTAAGCTTTCTTGAAAGCTGGGAAAAATAATAGATAAGGTGTCATAACGTGAGCTAGCAAAATATTGAGTTGAAAAACTCATATCACCAACATCACGCACTGGTTCCATTCGGTTGAAGTTAAATGAATCAATATAGGGAGCCAAATGGATAACATTAGCCAACGTATCAATGCGTGAATGTGACATATTAAAAAACCTTCATTAAAATTTATCGTTAATTATAGCATAAAATAGGACTCATTTCAATGATTAATAAGTTGCCATCTCATAGACTTTTAATTCATCTAACAAAACTTCTTTGTGATTACTGTTCAAAATCATATCAAATAAGTGTCGGCTTTTTTTAAACAATTTAAGTGATGAAAAATTGATGGGGATCTTGACAAAAGAATTTAAAAAATAGGAATTACCTGAATATAACAAATTAACAAAATCAACATACAGATATTCAGCTTCAATATTATCAAAGGTATCTACTGTTAATTTAATTGTCCCTCTATTACAATATCTAACATAATGTTGAGCAGTGATTAAATGATCCGAAAAATAATAAAATAAATCTAATTTAAAATCGAACTTATAATCAAACAAAAAAACACCTGACATATCAATAATATAATCAGAATTTAATTCGGATGGATTAAAAGATAAAGCTATTCCATCGCGGTTAGAGTCAAATAAATGTAAAAGGGTGATAATATTTTTATCAACTATTCGCATTGTTGGATAAGAAAGACTACTAAAAACACCATTATCATCAAAATTAACATAAACGTACATTGAAACATTAATATTATCAAGACGATAAGATAATGAAATACCTAATTTTTGTTTTTCTGTAAAATCGTAGATAGTGGTTTTATGCTCAAAAAAATGAAGACGATTATAAAGTTGTTCAAATGTAAGCAATGAATTGTTGTTGATAAGTGATAATTTTTGTACAAGCACATTTTTAAAGTACAAGCATTGCTCCGCACTCAGCGAAACCCTGCTTTTGCTTTTTTCATAAATGTCAAACAGTGACATAAGTTAAGCGGCAACTTGTTTTTGAATGATTTTTTGAAGTTTTTTCATTTCTTTGAAAGCGATTTTACGAGCGACTTTAAAAGTCTCAATGCAACTTTCTTTCTTTTCACGAGCAATCAGTTCGTCAATCTTGGTGATCTCGACTGTTTTTTCGTCAAGTTGGCAGGCGATTTTGGACACATCAATGGTTTGCTTTGGCATGGTTAAACCCTCGTTGTTTTCGATAAATCCATTATACCATAAAAATATTGAGTGTAAAAGAAAAAATCAATGAAAAAATAGATAAAAAAGACATGATTTTGTTATAAAAATACTTTGACTTATATACTTATTTTGAGTATGATTAGGAGCTAATTATTTTTAACATAGGAGACTCATTATGAGCGTAAACAAGACAGATATTTTAATTCTAGCCGTTCCGTTAACTCACACTCAAGCGACAGCATTGTATAAAGATATTTATGAAGACGAAAAGTATGATGAAGATAATGAAGTCTTTATGTTTACTGACAGTCAGAACATGTATCGAGAAGTCGGTTATGTTTATGATGAAGATAAATCAATCCCACATTTTCTGGGTGTCGCTATTACTGAAGATCGAAATGAAATTAAGCAGTATCTCAACAAATCATCAGATACCACAGAAACATTGATGGAAACATTGGAGATCTACAATGAGTTTGCTATCCCATTGCTTGAAAAATATGGTGTGGTCAGTAAAGAACCAACGCTGACAATTGTTTCTCAAATCGGCTAATTCTAGATAGAGATATAAAAAGAGAACTTGATGTTCTCTTTTTTTTTTGTATCAATTAAATGGATGCTTTATTGTCGGATTTTAATTTATTTCGTTCTTTTGCAATGAATTCGTCCATTTTTAATTCAAGCTGTAAATCATCAAGTTCAGGATTACTATCAATAAACGTTTTCAATTTCTCAAATAATTTTGGTAACTCTTCATATTTCATACCATTCATGTTAACTAGGTAGTTGCAAGCATAGTGATGTCTATCTTTTTCTATGCCAAAATTACAAAGAAAAGGAACATTATCAATAGACTGATCAACCACAGTATTTACAATGTTTATTAAACGTGTTTTGTCGATACCACCCCAAGGTGAGTCTTTATCATATGTCAACATAATAATACTTTTATTTTTTTGTGCATAATCTACGACAGCTTCAAAAAGTTCAGAAATATGCTCATCAGACAATTGTGGATTAATAGAAACAGAGTCAATCAATATTTCATTATGAATGGCTTCATCAAAATAAAAACTAGCTGACAATACAGCATCTGCAGCAAACTGATTACTAGAAATAAAACGCATTCTGTATTCACCTTCTTTTAAAATATCTGAACCATATAATTTAAACTTTGATAAGAAGTCACGTCTATCATTGTGACTTGGACCAAGATCGCTAATTTCTCTTGCTGATTCATACATATGGAATTTATCCACTTGATGTTCTATCACTTCCTTGCGATTAGCTATCTCTTTATCTGTAATGATGGATATGTCTTGAATAGAATAATTTATTTCTGGGTGTTTTGCATAAACTTCCATCAACATGTCATCAACATTAGCAAATTTTTCATCATGTTCTATAAGCTGTTCAATGGTTGGATTAGATAGAAAACGGTCAGCCATCAAACTAAATTCAAATTTAAGATCATCTAATTCATTATAGTCATAATAAGAAATAATCACATCACGAAGTGAATCCATTGTAAATAAAGATCCAACAAACGAATCCGTAATAAAAGGCGAGTCACTGTCTATCAAATCTTGAAAAACTTCTTCAATAAAAGTAATATGACCAAAGCCAGATATATCAATAATTTTTGCTTGTGCGGTAGGATTGAGTTGTTCAAAAAAATCATCAGGTGTGAAAGGGAATTCTTTTTTTGCATGAAGCAATTCATACAGTGGATCTTGTGAAAAAAATTCAAATTTTTGACTTTTACCATAATTCACATCCTCAACCAGAGAGATTTGATTGCGATATGAACTTTGAATAGCATTATATATTCCAGTTTCAAATGATTCATTATTTTGAGAGATTAACTCTAATGCAAGCCCTGTTGAAAGAGATGCTAATGTCAAATGTTTAATACGGGTTATCTCATCAAAGGTATAGACATCTTTTAGATCAAACAGGCTCTCTACATTTTGTAAGTCGTCATTAAATCGTCTAACCAAATCATGATCTTGTTCATGTCCAAAAAAAACATCACGTATATTATTGTTTTTATCTCTATCAACAGAATAACTGGTAGTGCCAGTTTTACCTGATGGATCAGTGATAATACGTGTCACTGTTTGAACTCCATGTGAGCTTGGGTTGCTTTGTGATGTCGTTAACCCAAATGAATTGTCACCATACTGACTTAACAAACTGTGAGCATAAACACGGTTTAAATCAGTTTCTTGAATGAGTTTATAAAGTCCCATCACAATAAAGTCATCAGTTTTATTATGTTTCACTGCATATTCATTGGCTATTTTTAAATAATCATTAATTTCCATATATTCCTCAATTAGATACTATTATTTTTAAGTGATTTTGTTTTCTTACGTTCAATTTGTTGTAACTCAGCTTCAACTTCTTTTTTGAGGTAAGTGTCTAAGTTATCTTTATAGAAATCATAATCCAAACAAATAATTTTTAGTCTTAAATCTTGCATTGATGAATGATTTACAATAGAGTCATCATTCTTTTTATGAGCCGCACGAATATGTCCATCGTCTTTTAATGTAATACCAATCATTGACATGGTGTCACTTGATTCTTTGGTGTAATCATAAAAGAAATATTGTCTTCTATCCGATTTAACGTAATCATCAAAATAGCTACGTTCACGCGAAATACACCAATTATTGGTACCCAATTTTTTACTTTCTTCAAAAGATTCAATGTGAACAATACATTCATTATCAGTTAACAAAATAGCCTTCTTATCAATAGAATCAAGTAAACTAATGGTAGAATACTTACCAAAATCAAAAAGCTTGTCATGAACATCCTTAACAAAAGCTGTAAACTCTTCTGGGGTAGTAAGCATTGCTAACTTTTTACCAATGTAATCTTGTAAAAAATCTTCTTTAAGTTTTTCATCATAAAATTTTTCAAAAAAAGGATAAGCACTCTCAGTCATCAAATGTTTATTTTTAGAACTTAATATACTGTTGGCGTATTTATAAACTTTATAGGTTTTAACAGAGTTTTCAATATAGTCGTTAATCTCTTCAAAGCCTTTATCCAGAATGCTTTTATCAAACTTAATGTGTTTTAAGATGTCATAATTGAGTAAGAATGAATTGGCCGTTGATAAAGTAATATTGATATTATCTTGATCTTCAAGAAACTTGTTTTTGAAGATTTTACCAAATACAGGTTGTTTTCTAAATTTAAAATCAATTAAATCTAAATTGAATTTAGTAATATATTGATTAAGTTCTCGACTATTTTCTGGGATAATGTGTTGGTCATTTTTATCTATGAATAAAACACTTCCATCCACAAACAATGAAGCTCTTTTAATAGATTGCGATTTACTCAATTCAACATTATGTTCCATTGCACTATCAAGTTTAGTTGTGAAGAAAGCGGTCAATGGGCCAGTTCCATTTTTAAGAAACTGAGAATAGGTTTCTGCAAGGGAGCCATAAGCGTAAGGTTGTTCTTGACGAATTTTTTGAACAATTGACATAGTTATATCATTGAAGTCATTTTTAAGGTCAAGTAATCCATAACCACCTGTGCTGGCTAAGTTGCAAAGAGAATCAACAGTTAAATAATCCATGTTATCAGAGTAGTGTTTTATAATGTTAGTAATTCTAATATTATCATTGGCTCTTGTATCAAAAGTTTGATGAAGATCAAAAGTTTTGAAAATAGCCGTATCAATCACTCGTTTATGTTGCTCCACTTTTTTAATGGATTCAAATGCTTTTTTCTGTAGAGCTATAAAACGATTGTGTTCTTCGGTAATGTCAACACCATGTTTTTTAGCTTCCATTAGCCATTGGTGAAAAATAATATCTGTACCTGTTTTAAATTTATTCTTTTCAAATGGATTGAAAACCTGTAATAAGTTTAATTTTTTTAGATCGTGAGTTAGATCACTTTTATTAAATCGGTCTGGATCATCAACAGCCTCATGAAATATCTTCATTTTTTTGACACGATGACTGATAATACCATGACTTAAATCATCAAGATAACCATTTTGATTACCATAATTTTTTTCAAAGAATTCTTCAAAACCACCTAACGCAAAGATTTCTGAATGAAAGGCTTCTAAACTATAAATACTGTGACCTAGAGAATAAGATCTCAATCTATCGGCTAATAATATATCCATGAATACTTTTTTTTGTTAATAATATAATTATAGCATAATTAAATAGTTTTAAAAGAAAAAAGACACCTAAGTGCCTTTTTTTAATAATTCAAAAATCAACCATAATAGAAAAGTTTTAATAAGTTTATCTTCAAATTTCAATCATATTGATAACTGTATAAAAATCTCTTACATATTCAATATTATCGTATGTAATAAGATCATATTTCAAACTTTTGAAAAAGTTAGCGATATCCAGATCGCTAAAATTGTCACGGTTAAGGTGAATGGATAAGTCATAAGAAACAATAATTTTTAAGATGTAGTCATCTAATGCCGATTGTTCATCATTTTTTAGGTTAAATGAAAAATCTGTCAAATAACAATTGGAAACAATAGATTTTGCTCTATCAAATATTTTAAACTGGCAATCAAAGTTTTGTATCCCAATTTCAGCAATTTCGATTTTGTTAGAGTTTGTAGTTTCGAACAAAATAAATCCATTTTCTTTCGAGTAGGGAATTGTGTAGGTAATATTCAAATAACTACGCCCCATCGAGCAACCGCCAGAAAGAAGGACATAGTTTACGGTATTGCTATCTAATTTAAAAGAGGGCATTCTCGTTGATTTCACAACTTTCAAAAAATCCAAAGCCTTATTAATAGCCGTTTGAATTTTATCAATCCTGAACAGTTTTCGATTAATGATGTCATAAGCATCAATATACACATTAAAAAGTGATGGATTTGAATGGTCAAATTCATTACCATAAAGTTCCAGCGTCAAATAAAGTGGCTGCCCTAATGTATCTCTGGCGTTAATATAATAACAATCATCAGAAGAAGTAATAATCTTATCACACTGAATATTGTAATAAAGATAGAGTAATTCCTTAATTCTATCTTTAAAGCCTTTACTAATCATACGGTTTCAATCCTTTAATTATTGATTTGTCGAATTAGAAATATCAGATTCAGATTTATCACTATATTTAGCTAATATTTCATTAGCCTCAGCAATATCTTTGTCAAAAATAGCTTCAATTTTTTTGATAGCGGCATCAATAAGAGCTGGATCTCCAGAACGTAAATCGTCATGACATGAAACAACTGTTATTTTATTTTTTATAGCATGTTTTTTGGCTATGTTTGAAAACGCAATCGAAATGTCTTTTTGTAATTTATCAATCGTTGATTTCGGAACACCACTTGGCTTCATTAGTTTATAGAGCAGGTAAGCAATGAAACAAATGACAAAGGCTTGTAGTAAACTCATGATGAAAACTCCTATTGATTATTTAATTATTATACAGGATTTAAAGGATTAAATCAAATTGACAAAATCTATCTGAATAGGTAAAATGAAGAGATAATTGAAAGAGGTTAGTCATAATGCAATCCATCAAGAATGCCTTCAAAGACAAGTCATTTAGAATATATTTTGCCATTTGTTTTTTATTGGCAACGCCGTTATTCATTAAAATAGGGTTCGAAGATTTCGAAGCGGGCAAAATGACTCTAATGCATGGTACCGTCATGTCATTACAATATTTGTTTTGTGTTTCATCACTGCCTAGGTTTTTCAGCAACCAAAGAAGCTCATAGGAGATAGCGAATGCTAACATCAATCAGAAACGCATTTAAAAATAAAGTATTCACACTGGCTTTTTTATTTTGTTTTGTATTATCAACGCCTATTTTTTATAAAGTGTTGGTAGATGATATTGCATCAGGTAAAATGGATATTATTCATTTTATAGCCTTATCTTTACAATACCTGTTCTGCATTGTAGTGATGCCAAACAAGCTGTCAGAAGGCTATACTAAAGAATAATAAGATCAAAAAAAGTGGCCTAAGCCACTTTTTTATTGTTTACGTTTAATCAAAGTAGATGACCATACTTTTTCTCAGTCCAATAAGACATCACACCTTCTCGTACACGTTCACTGGTTTCTTCAACACTAACATCAATCACATAGAACTTTGCTGTAATCTCATCCCACATCGACTGGAATGCATTAACGTCACATTCAAACGAATGGTAGACAATAGGATAGTTATAATGCATTTCCTTACCATCCCAACTGGGACTCCCATAACTTGCTTCTGCATGGGCAACAATGCGACGAATACCTTTTGGATAAATTTTCAACATGAAGCGTATTTGAATACTTTCACATTCCAGTTGCTTGCCATTAAATGGTTTCTTATGGGTAAGATTTTTAAAAACAAGACCACGAACAGATGTTCTAGAAGCATAATCCAATTGAGAACCAACGACTGCAGACATGTAAGCAAGCAGCTCATCGAAAAAATCAATGCAATCGCCCTCTTTACTAATTTTCTTAACTGCTACTTTTTTTACTGTATTTTTTGATTTGAAGACACCTTCATGCTTCATGATGAACAGGATTGGCAAGACAACCATAAGACCAAAAAGAACTCCGGCTTTGACGTATGCAATTTCCATTAGGATACTCCTGATTTTTAATAGATTTATTATACCATAACAGGTTAATAATGTCATTTCTTATTTTTTTTATGCTGTTGTGCATATATTTGTAACATTTTTCATGCTATATTATAATAAAAGAATAACGAGAATATATATGAATTCACTATTTAAAGTAAAAACGGCTGATGAAGTAGAAGATAAACTGTTAAAAGTTATTGAGAAGTATGCCAAGGTTCTACAAAAAGAAGAAGCTGAACGTGGAAACATGGTTGGGCTTAATGGAATGTTGTTTGCTAAAAGAGCACAAGAAAAAATAGAATCAATGGGCATTGCAATATCCTCTACACAAATAGAGATGTTGAAAGATTCAATAGCGACAAAACAAACCGATAGAATGAACGAGATAGTTCAACTCATCAGTAAAAAAAGTGGATTGCCCGACAGCCCAACTGCTGGACGTTTCAAACAAGAAAATTTAGGTGTAAAAGGATCAAGATTAGATCAATTAGCCGATACAGCAACAAAAGGTAGTTTAATGACAGATATGCCATTGATAGGTATACCAGTAGCGATTGGTTATGCTGCTTACAAAGGTATTGCAGCACTTGTAAACAAAGCTTCTGATATGGCATATAAATCAAGCATTAATAAAGACGTATTAGCATTGCCAGTAGTAGAACCAAGAAAAAATAGAAACAATATTTCTTAATTTAAAAGTCAACAATATAAAAAGTAGCCTGTACGGGCTACTTTCACTAAAGTAGTCTAATTAGGTTACTTTTTGAAAAGTAACGTAAACAGGTTACATTAAATTAAAAACATGCGTATAGATTCATTTTCATCATCAGTAAAGTAATCAAATTTTGTTTGTTTTACATCAAAATGAGGTTTAACTGAGTTTAATATCTCATTGGAAACACGTTTGTTGTTGTAATAATATTCCACATAAACAATACCAAACTCATCATAGGAAATAAGTAAGGGTAAAACTTTATCACTAACAGAACAATTAACAAGAATATCTGTATATAATCTTTCTTTAAAACGATAAACTGTTCTATAAAAATCAGACTGTTCAATTTTGCCATCAACAATTAAAAAACTTTCTTCAAATAATGTAGTGCGTCCACTTACTGAATAGGATGATGACCTATTATCTTTAAATATATAAGGTTTATAATCGGCATTATAAAATTTTTTACGAACTAATAAATAAGATCCATCTTCTTCTTGAGCAAATATAAGATCAACATATAAATCTACATAACCCAATTGATTGATAGCAATATCAATAAAATTTAAAATAAGATCCTTATCATAAATATCAACATATAAAAGTTCAGAAGAAAACAAAAAAGAATTGAACTCTTCTTGAGTACAAGAACTTAATTTAAAATAGCCTAATTCTTTTCTACGATCATCAATACTTTCTTGCTGTTTTGCAACTATCCTTGGCGTTCTAATAACAGGTATAGCGGAACAGCCTTCAAGAAAATATTCTGGCGGATCTCCAAATGGGTTATACATTGTACAACTGTGAAGCTTTTTCATAGTAACGTCCTCGAAAACTGTAATATATCATTAAATAATAAAAATAAAAGACGGAAAATAAAAAAGCGACCCGAAGGCCGCTTGATAAATGAAACAATATTTAAACTTTATGAGCACCTGTCAGACAAGCTGCACGAAACGCTTCAAGATGTTCTTCCAACATGGTGTAAGCACGAGCATATTTAACCATACGCTTCTGATCTTTTTCACGAAGACCTTTCAAACGAGTCACTTGACTGTTATCACGAATGTCAGACATCTTAACCAAGACGGCATCAATGTTTTCAAACATGCGACGAATATAGTTGTAGTAGCCTTCATCGCCAGCTTTCAAGTCATCTTCGGTCTTACTCATATACGACAAACCAATCAGAACACGTTCCGAGAAGCCCTCACCACGAAGACGTTCAATAGTCCACTCTGGACAATCTTCAATCACGTCATGAAGCACAGCAATCTGCATCACTTCTGGATCTTTACTTTCAAGACCATTCATAACACTAAGTGGGTGAAGGATATAGGCATTATCGCCTTTGTCAAAATGACCAACATGAGCCGTCGCCGCAATCTGGATTGCTTTTGCAAGTTGCTGTTGCTGGTGTTTTTTAGTTTGGCTGCTCATAATTGTATCCTCTATTCCTGTTTAATGTGGGTTTAGTATAGCAAAGTAGTGGCTATATGGCAATATATTTTTTGTTATAACAAAACAGAATATACTAACAAAAAGGTATTAATCATCAATACCATCAAAGTCCATATTACGAATTTCAACCAAAGCTTTTTGACGTGCTGAACGTTTTTCAATACGACGATTACGTACTTTCAGTTTAGCTTTTGAATAACGACGATATCCTTCTCTGATGGCAACCTTGCAGACATCTTCTTTTGTAAAGTGTTCTTCTGCCAACATTTTATTAAAATCTTCTTGATACAATCGAATGGCATCCGTGCTTAAAACAGGATCTGCACGATACACCTTGAAATTAGCCGCCGCCTGTTTGAAAAGGTGGTGATATTTCCAGTCGCGTTGGTTTTTAATCGTCTTAGACATGTTAAAACTCCTATCCGTTCAAATCAGTGAATGTAAGTGGCATTATATCAGAAAACTTGTAAACTTTAAAGTCCCCATCCTTGTTGGACAAAATAACATCGGCATCAGGGAGCAAGAACTCACTCATAATTTGACGACAAGCACCACAAGGTGGTAGCGGTTGGTTGGTGTCACCATTGATAGCAATACTGATGTAATCACCCTTACGGCACCCTTGCATATGAGCTACGCAAAAAGCAGTTCGTTCTGCACAGCAAGTCATCGAATATGAAGCATTTTCAATGTTGGCACCCAAGAATACGCCTTTAGTAGTGAGCAATGCTACACCGACTGGAAATTTGGAGTAAGGTACGTATGCTGCTTCCTTTGCTTCCATAGATTTTTTTACGAGTTCCATGTTATTCATTTTAAATTCTCTTGTATATAAATGTTGATTGTATGAGGTTATCATAACATAAAATAAAAATAAAAACCACTAGATTTATATTAATAGTATGATAATGTGATAAAAACACTTAGAGGTTTTATGAAAATTAAAATAATATTGTCAATATTTATAATCGTGATGGGAATGACAACATCACAAGCAAGTTTCAAGATGATAATAGGATTAGAGGCTAATAAAGGTGGTTCATTATCTAATGGATCAATCAACTTCCGAAACAAACCAACTCAGACACCACAACTGCCCGCAAGTGAAGAATTAGCTGAAGGGTGTTATGGGGAGTTAGACAAAAATTATGTTACCTATGTTTATAACAGTGAATACATTGATTATACATTGTTTGAAAATGGGAAAAAAGTGGCTCAATCTAGACATTCTCATGATGAGGTTCTTGATTATCTAGACCTAAATGGGTTCCGTTATACATTGTATGGGGATGCATTAAGGTTCTCAGAAGAAGAGGATGGTGTGCATGTAGATGTTTCTTTCTGTAAAACAAAAATAGTGTCAACAGAGCCGCCAGTGGTAGTATTGCCTCCATTAGTTGAAGGCTGTTATGGTGAATTAAATAAAAATTATGTGAGCTATATTTACAGCAGTGAATACATTGATTATACATTGTTTGAAAATGGGGAAAAAGTGGCTGAATCGAGACATTCTCATGATGAGGTTCCTGATTATCTAGACATAAATGGTTTCCGTTATACATTATATGGTGACCCATTAGAAGAATCAACAGAAGATGATGGTGTCCATGCGGTTGTATCCTTCTGCAAAGTACAATTGTAAGAGTTACGTTAATAACAAAAAAGATGGCTCATGCCATCTTTTTTTATGATGGTAATAAACACTAGTAACAAATCATTTCTTTTTTTAGAGCTTCAAAGAAATATTTACGGGCGTCTGCAGGCATATTTTTAAAATCATGTTTTACAATTCTAACCATGTCAGCATTAGCGGTTTTGACCATTTCTTTCAACTCGTTAAGACGCTTAATATAAATCGCTTTTTCTTCTTCTGTTTTAGCATCACGAATACTTTGATTAATCGTTACTTTCTTCTTCTCTGCATTACGGATGACATCACGAAGCCCAGTCACTTGCTTAACATAAGCAATCTTAATCTGGTTGATTTCAGAGCGTGAAAAAGTAGAACTCACCACAATGCCAAACGTAGAAATGAAGTTTTCCATAAGAGTATAACTATCAGGGCACTCTTTGTTTTGATCAACAAAATCTTTCAACAAAATCTTAAACTCTGGAACAGTGTATTCTTTCGAATATTCAACCTGTCCTTCTTTGCTGAGCACTACACTAGCTCGAACCGTTTCTTCGGTCTTGTAGTTAAAGCACAAAGCCATACTACGAGTGTGACGAACATGTCCTTTCTCATTGTGACAAACTTCACCAAGAATACCATAAACAGCCATGTAATCAAACGTAACTGGATTCACCACAATCACTTCACGGTTGTCTTCACTGCCCAAAGCAATAAAATTTTTTGGACGGCCATTAAGACCAAAGAAGGAAAGCAAAGGAAATTCCTTCAGCTTGTCGATTTCTGCTTTCATGATGCTCATCGGTGTTTTAGCTTTCATTTGAGTTCGCTCTTGTTTAATATTGCATTATTATATCACAAAAAAACAATAAAAAAAAGAGAGCCGAAGCCCTCAATACTAAAAATGATAGTTATTTTTTTATTCTTCGGTATAGAAGTGAAAATACCAAACAGGGTAACCATTTCCAACATTACAGGTTTTAAGAATTCGATAAAGCTTCAATTTTGAATTGGAGTAAATGAGTTGAAGCATTTTCTCAACATCTTTTGGACGGCGTGAGTCAAAATACTGACCTTCATTACCCCATACAGAACGACAAGCCATGTTATAGGCTAATGCATCTGCTTGAAACAAGCGATCACTATAAACACCACTCAGTGTGTCAAGTTTTTCAATTTCTTTACGCTTTTCACCAAGAATTGCCCAAGTGCAACGAGTAGAAAACGAATAAGGATGGTCATATTCAGTTCGCTCAATAACATTATTTTCAAAATCAAGTGAAATGAGTTTACCATCATCACCATAGTTGGTATACGGATTGATGTAGCCATCTTTGCTCATTTTGGAAGCGGTACGTTTTGTGGTCATTGAAAGTAACTCCAGTGATTTAAGTTAGGTCTATTATAACAGAAAATAAAGGCTCAAGCAGCCTTTATTTCGTCATGCTACGCAAAGAAGCCAACAGAATTACAGCAGCAGAACCAGTGACAAACACATGCTGGTCATCCAATGAACTGATTTCCAAAGGGCTTTCACAAATCATTTCATAACCATGCTTCAAAAGCACTTCTTCGTCAGAAAGACGTGGTTTAACAGGTTCGTCTTCTTCATCTTCTTCACGAAGCGTTTCATAAAGGAATTGAAGGGCTTGATAAGAGTCAACAATACTGCACCCATCCAGTTGATGACGGAGATTAAAATGGAAACCATCAGTTTTCACATAAGTTTCTGGAAACCAATGTTTTGAGCGAAAATATGCGTCATGTTCTTCAAGTAGATTTTTTGCTTTGTTTGCGTCAATCATAGCATCTCCTAAATGTTCGCCATTTTACGGATTAAGATATAATCATTAAGGTGCTGAGTAGCTTCCTTCGTAGATTTACAATTATACTCGGGTTCATTCACAAAATCAAGAATGAATTTATCTATATTATAAGAGCTGATGGGGTAACACTTTCTAAATTTAAATTCTGGAAAGTTAAACTCAACCAAAACACCTGATGAAGCTGCAAAGGTAGAGAATGAAAATCGGTGACCTAGATATGTCAATTCACAAACAAAATTACGGTTCAAAGAACCACCTGCCAAAATTTTACGCTCATTAAAAACTTTAGATGTAAAAAAATCAATAAATAGACTTTTGAAAACATGCTTAGAAACATTGTGTTCTTTTGACATATAAAGGTTAATGTAAGCTGCTTTTAACATGTTATCTACATGCTTTGTTTGATTTTCATAATCGTTTACTAACATTTTATGCAGACTGAAACCATAGTCCACTTCAATGTCATGGGGAACACTCAGCACAACACCATCAACAATAACGTAATAAGTTGTTTTGTCACTGACAATTTTAAAATTTGTGAAGCTTTCTTTAGCATAACAATAGATGAAGTCATATTCTTCTTGAATGCTTAATTTACGAGTCAATTGTTTAGTTCGAACAGAAGCATCTCTTTCTTCAAAAACATTTTCTACTGGCAAATATAAAGCGTTCACGTCAACATGCGGGTTGAATGTTTTAATAAGCTTGACTGTTTTTAAATCAATTCGAACTCGCATTAAATATTCTCCAAAAAAAAATGCCACAAGAAGTGGCATTAAGATAACACATTAGGACTTTTAAATCAATTTTTTTTGTACCATCAATGATTCAAAATGGATTAAATTACGGATTAGGACGAAATGATTGATAAGTGCCACCACAACCACACTTTGAATAAGTCAAGTGTTCGTCAGAAATGCCTGATGGGCGACCACAGTTTGAGCAATATGAATATTTAGGTTTAAACTTAGCCTTACGGCGGTCAGTGTGGCTCATTTTGCTAGCTTTTTGTGCGTATTTGCTACTCATAATGGTTTACCAAAGAAAGAGTTGGTTTTAGGCCCGTTTACAAATTCTGCCAAGGAAGCATCAAGCAAGTTGCCAACATGGTTATGATTAGGATTAGGCTGATTTTCACGATTCATTGAGTCGTAAATACCACTAATCAGTGCTCGCATTGCCAAAAATGAATCAACATCTTTGAAAGGAACGCCAACCAAATTTTGTTCGATCATCATAGATACTCCTAGAATGTGTTTACAAGTTCATTATAACAGGTTCAGAGACATTTAACAATTCATTTACTAGCGTTTCGTCTATTTCACAATCATTTTCGGCTAAAAATTCAGGCAAGTCATCAAGTGTCAACGACACATAATTGAACTCAGATGTATGCCCGTCTTCATCACCATCCTCCGGCCATTGTTCAATCCAGCGTTCATCCGCACCACTACCATCGATATCCCATTCAATGCCATTTTCATCAATAAACAGCATGTGCGAGTAAGTCGTGGAGTAAAGTTCATCACTTTCATCAAATTCTTCTCTGATAATAGCACAAAGCTCACCTTTGAATTGTTTATGAAGGGCAACTGCCAAATTATGACAATCACCGCTCACAAACCGAAAATCATCAAAAGAAGCTTTAACACTATTCAGATAGGTTTCAATAGAAGTCATTTTAATTACCCCATATAGCTTGGACGAACATTTGGTTGTAGTTTACCATTTTGAACAGCCTTCTTCAACCAATGTTCGGAAGTGTCTTGAACATGATTGGCACGAACAAATTTAGCCACACATTTAGTGAACTCACTACGCATGAAGCCTTCTTCTGTCCGAATAACGTAACCTTCGGAACGTGTCGTGTCCAATTCGTTCGCAATCTTCTTCAAAGCTACTTCATCATAGATACCACGATAAAGTACTTTTGGCATTGGCAAGTCGAACAAGTTAGCATAGCTCACAATGTCTTCATAATCCAAGCAGTAATCTTCTTCACTGCCTACGATATCTTCCCACATTGAAAACAGGTAAAAATACCCTTCCAGTGAGTAATCTGGATATTCAATAGCGTGCTTAGCGAACAAGTTCTCACCCACCAGCTTCATACCTTCTGGAATATCGTATTTGAGCACGGCGTGCATAGTCGCTACCCAAGAGCGTGTCCAGTTGAATTGACTATCAAGACTACGAGCATGATAGTAAGTAGAAGACAATGTAGTGTTCTCACCATCCAACTTTTCAGTGACCACAATGAATTTTCCATGGAAGTGGCTCATGGATTTAAACATTTTGTCATCTGACTGAATAGCCAAGCTCCAAGGCACATGGTAGGTCTTGGGATATTTTTTCTTGGATGTTTTTATAGTGCTCATGATAGCAATCTCTAAATAATTTGGTAAATAATAACAAAAAACTGACAGTAAATCAAGCTTTTTTGTTGCTTAAATATAGGGATAATGGTATTATAATGACAGTCTATAAGAGGATTGAAGAATGGATTTTAAAATGAAAATGGCCTTTATTTTCCAACCTTACTTGCTACTGGTACTGCTAGGTTTGTTTGCGACCTATGGGTATTACCACTATGCTGAAAATAAATACACTGCATTGATTGGTGTAGCGATTACATTAGGCAATCTGTATGCTTACATTAATGTCTTAATATCAAAAGCTATCATCCTAAGAGGTATTGAGAATAAGATCATTCTAACAGTATTATGTCTCTGTGTTGGGTTCGGCCAAGCAAAGTATGACTTCGGCACTACATCAAGCGTAATTATGTCTGTTACTCTAATTGCTTTATTTGCAATTGATTCAAAATTTCTGAATGAAATTTTAAAAGATGGTAAATTTAGTCAGGACTATGATGCTAAGCCAGATTTAACTATTTTTATTCAAGATTTCGGTCAACTTAATCCATTTAAATCGGCAAAAGAACGGAAGATGAAATTCAGAGATGAACTGTATACCTACATCAACAATGGTATCAAATTTGATAACAAAGGGGTGAAAGGCACTAATATTTCTGTTGAAGATGTCAAAAGATACACCCAAGAATCAATGGTATCAATCAAAGACTTTGATAATGACAGTTTGAAAACACTCGAAATGTTGAAATATTAAGGATCTAAAATGACCAATAGAAATCCATTACCATCAAGATTTGTTTATATGGAAGCTCATGAGCAAATTTCATTAATCTACGATCAATTAAGGAATTTATTTGATTCTAGTTTAAGTTTTCAACATTATACAATTGACAAAAATATGCGAGGAATGACAACCATTTCCATCACTTTCAGCATCATGACAAAATATGATGACATCCTTAAAGTGACCTATAAGGATGAAAAAAAAATATTATCAGTCCACAAGATGACACCAAGCATATCAGCCCATTTATTAAGCAATGAATCCATGATTGCTATGACGAAAGACTTTATTGATGTGGTCAACAGGTATGCGTTAAAAGACTTATTCATAGTCGATACTCGTAAGTCTTACAGCACGGCTAGCGAACTGATCAGCGACCTACTGCTAAGACAACATGGCATTACAATCAATCTACATACAGGTAAAGCTGAGTATGTGGTTATTTTTCATTTCAACGAAAGAAACGTAAAATTAACTTTGGCATTAAATGATGTCATTGAAAATAAGATTACCTTGGATTATTATAAAAAAATAAAGAAAACTTTAAAAGGTCGTTACGGAACTTACACATCAGAAACCAGTAAGAATGTCACATTAACAAAAGCTTATTTTGATGCCTTTGAACATTGCTTCTATGAGTTGTATTTAAAAGCAGAATACAATATACCTAGAAAGACAAAAGATGCTCTAAAAGTGATTGAAATGCTTGTTATTTAATTAGGAGACAAATAATATGGGCCAACTGACTTTAATGATGCAACAACATAATGGTCTTCCATCTATAACTAATATTTATTTCAATGAAATAGATGCTATTACTGAGCTAGAAGATCATGTCGCAAAAAGAATGACAAATCTCTCAGTAGAGGCTTCGTTCAAAGAAGGTCAATGTATTAATATCCATGTGGATGACAAAGATTTGAAAAAGATAATCAAGCAAGGTTATCTCTACGCGGCCTTTGACTATCATCCCAACAATAATGGCTATGGTATTCCACTGGTTATTAAATCAAGTAAGTCTGGTTTGGTAAAAGCATTTAAAGCCAACCACGATCCAGAAGCCACTGAATTTACAATGTTTCGGGATTGCTTTAATGCTGCGGCTTTTACACTGGACAAAAATAATATTCCTGTGGGATTTACTGGTTATAGATTTTATGGATTAAAAATATCTTAAAATTTAGGCAAAAGAAAAGGTGACTTTGATAGTCACCTTTTTTGTCTGTTCATTAACAGGTTAGATGAGACATCTCATCAATAAGCTTTGCGATGGAATCATCTGAACTGCCCCACATCTTTTCTGGTGAAAGGTAGTGCATGTCGTAACTTTTAAATTGAAAGTGTTTATCAAATTCAACTTCAAAAGTAACATCTCGACTGATGGATATAATCGTGAAAACAATACGATCAATCTGTATGTCTTGAGTAAAAAAGACTGAACAAAAATGAATGTTTGTATTATTATCATTGGAACGGAGTGGGAAATACTTTTCAATGTCTAAACCAGTTTCAAGACCGACAATGATAAGCTCAAAGACAGCTACGTCATCCTTGTCATTAGTAAAGTTAGGCTTTAAATCAAAAACATTGTTTTTATCCATTGTTTTTAAGTCTTGAATTTTGTCATGTAAGTTGACATTATTACATGGAAAATAATTGATGACATTAACCATGCTTGCAAGTATGATGTCTCTTGAAGTGCAATGAATATTCATTGTAAATATCCTCTTAGGGTTTTTGTTTATCCTGCAGTTCAAAGAAGGCGTCCATTTGATACATCAATGTTTCGCCATTATCGCCATCACCACCGACTTTCCAACCAAAATAGTCGCCATAATCTTTAAAATCATGTTTTTCTAAAAAGGCCATCAACCGTTCAGACATGGGATGATGTTCAACACCATCAGTCCAACGATCAATATCAGTTAGACCTGCCGCCTTAGCTTCGTCATAGTCGCTCACACCCCACGACCATTATTCCAGTGAAGCTTGGTGCTCAGCATACTGTAAAAGTTGAAGTCATCTGGCAACAACACACGGGATTCTTCTGGAAGAAGCTCAATACTGAATGTTTCATCTTCGGTGATTGGGATGTCAGTATGTGGCTGACCATCAATAAAGACTTTGGCGTTATTGTAGAACTTCAAACGGATGATTGAGTTACGACCAATAATCAAAGGGCGGATACCCAAGATAGTTGGAGCAACCATCATGATTTGCATACAGCGAACAGTCGGGTCAACAATCGCCCCGCCAGAGTTCATGTTGTAAGCGGTCGAACCGCAAGGGCCAGAAATCAGCAAAGCGTTTGCTTTATAGTGACCAGCCTTACTGACTTGACCTTTATAATCAACTTCAATAGAGAAGTCGAGAACTTGGTTAACCTGATCAGATGTGAATGTGTATTCGTTGACAGCCATACCCACTTCTGGACGAGAATTAAAGCTGTGTTTGAGAATGCTACGGTGTTCTACACGCGGATTGAAGCTTTCTTCGAGAAACTTGAAGATAGACATGTCATACACATTTTCGATGTTGTATGGGGTCAAGAAGCCTACATTACCGGCGTTAATGCCCACCACAATGGATTTAGTCACAACGTGATCTTGCATGGTGTGAAGCATTGTGCCGTCACCACCAATCGAAAACACGTAATCAATGGTAGGCTCAGTTTCAGTCGATTCCCGCCAACCAGCTTTGCTCATAACGGAATGAATAAAAGCAATCAGCTTAGTGATCTCAGCTTGTTTAGTCACAGACTCTTGGGAGTAGTTCAGTTTAATGCAGACTTTATAGGTGTTATTCATAGTGATAATCTCATCTTTTTGATTTGAGTTATTATACCACAATAGCAAAAAATTACAATCAATTTATAAAAAAACGCCTAATCAAAGGCGTTTTTATACTGTGGATATTTCATTTAATCATAATTGAGACATTAACGAATAGAGCTTGGTATCTGATTTAAGCACACTCGTCAAATTGTGTCTAAATTGATCAACGTCAACAATAGAAATAGAAGGTTGAGAAAGCAAGTTCACAAATTCTGTTTTTATTGGCGTTAATGCAATTTCTTTATTGTTATCAAAAAAATGAATAATACTGGATATGTTTTGTAGGTCAGTCATTTTCACACGTTTAGTCTCTGTTGTTACATATACAGGTAATTTAACATCTACGAGCGAAGCATTGTTTTCAACAAACTTTTTTCTATAATTAGCATGAAATGCAGCATAGTCTAAAGTTTTAATAAGTGGATTTTTCATCATAGATTCAAGTTCATTCCGTAACTCAGGATCTTTAACATCAGAATAAGCCATGAAAAACTTATCACTGTCCTGTTTACTTAAGAAATAGTCAGCAAAAAAACCTAAATTGTAAACAGTCGTATATTTAGAAATATCATTTAACTTAGTCGATGTTGCCGATAACATATTGAAATAATCACGTCTTGTTGATTCACTTAAAAGATTATTGTCTTTATAAGCATAGAAATTAATCATATCTGGATGCTGGGAAGCAATTGAACCCTTATCACCTGACAACAAATATTGATTTTCAAATTGTTTAAGTGATGTATGATAGGCATATTGTTCAGTCGTCATGCCACTTTTTTGTACTAAAAACATAGTAGTTGTTATTGCTAAAATTAACAGAGTCATAATGCTGTATGTTAGTAACAATCTATGCAAGATGGCAAGAATTAAAGAAGTGAATGCTAACGTCACAAGAAGAACAATGGAAAGTTCTGTGTAGTTAGAAAATCTAATTTCAAAATTACTATAACCAAATGCATTAACCAAAAGATAAGTGATAACCTCATTCAAAAGAAAAGAAATAGCAAATATCACGAAAACGCTAGCAATTGACATAATTACATAATCTGATCGTGTTAATTTTTCTTCCGGTCTTGTTAAATCATTCGTAGTCGTTGTTGTCATAATATTATTCTCCTTCTTTAATGTTTTTGTTGTTTTCGGGTATAGTGGGTGTTAAAACATCAGTGCCAGTGCCAGTGCCAGTGCCAGTGCCAGTGCCAGTGCCAGTGCCAGTGCCAGTGCCAGTGCCAGTGCCAGTAGTTGGTTCAATTACATTATTATCTTTCTGGATTGGTTTCTTATAATTGTCAACGAATTTTACTTGAAAATCCATCATATCATTATAGGAAACTACACCATGTTTTGTAATCTCATACAATTCTTTCTGAACGGCTTCATTTTCTACACCCTTATAACGAAACAAGAATGTATTATAGTCTGAACCAAAGACATAATAACTCCTTGCAAAAAAAGATTTTCCAAAGTTCTGTGAGTCTAAGTATTTCCTATACTTTGACACTCTTTCATTAAGTAAGGCAACATAAGCAGATCGACTTTCTTTATCTTTTTCAAAATTATCAAGTTGATACTTATATTGAATATAATCGGGATGCTGCTGGATTTTTGTAAACGTGGCCGCTCCAATAAAATTGAAGTTAGAACCATAATTATTGAGTGCTTGTTGATACACTCTGTCCTCTTTACTCAATGATGATACACCAAAATAAATAATAGGAACAAAGACAACAGCAAGAGCCATAAGCCATACAAGCGATTTTTTAGGTTGATTTAAAAATGTCGAAGCATATGAGAAAGCGAAAAGACCAAACAATGAGAACATTGTTAATAACACATAATTAACGCCTTCTCCAAATGTATAACCATAATCACCTATAGCCGTCTGATAATAAGTGGTGACAATAGCATATCCACCTAAGACGCAAAACAGAATTGAAACTAAAAGCATAATGCCAAATTTTAAATTATTCATAGATTAAACTCCAAACTTTATTGTGTGTACCATTGAAACAGTTTCAGATCGTTGTAAAGATGATGGGTTACTGATAAGGTAGTCAACCACTTCATCTTCAAATTTTGAATAATCCCATGCTGTCAGAAATGGAGCGTTCAATAATTCTTTAAATTTAACTTCAAAAGCTTTCATTTGCTCATTACGTTGTCCATAGGTCATAAAGAAGTTGGTCATATTACCAAGCTTATCAATGTCAGCTTTCGTAAAATAGGTTGTATTATACTCACCAAACAAATCAAGATTCTTATTAGCGACTACATCAGTAATAAGCTTACGTTGATTAGAATTTTCAGGATAGCGTTCTGGATTCATGTATGACCCATAACCAAGATAATAGCGGATGGTGGATTGCTTATAAAGATCAAAATAAGTGATAAGGGCAAAGAATGCCAAAAGTCCAACGACTCTCCATTTCACTTTAACAGGCATAAATATAAGAATAACAAAAGCTACAAAGACGTTAACTAACCCAACATTCCACAAGAAATTAGTGCTGAGTGTAGTGCTTTTTTCCATATATAAAGCAGCCCCAAGGTAAAGACCAAGACTAGCAAATAGATAGGCGAAAAAAGAAAAAAAGAAGGTGATTAAAACTGATTCAACAAAGGATGTTTCTTTTAATGTGTTACTCGACATGGTTAGATCCTCTTAAGTCATGGAGAATCTAACATAATATCCAAAAATAATCAATATTTTTATAATATTTATTTCAAATGATTTATATTCGTTGATTTTTTTCTCTCTTCAAACTCATCAAATAATTTATCTTGTCGAGCCATCTGATCAACAATAGAATCCTCTGGATTACAATGAAACCAATAAGTACGACCTTTCAATGTGATTTCAAAAGGTGTCTTCAAACGACTGTAATACCAACGCTTAACGAACGGCCAACTGATCATGCCAACCAGCACCAGAGAGAAGAAGATGACAAGAACAATGTTGAGATTATGATTCATAGGTTTCTCCTAGACTGTCTTACGACGAATATTACGGCATTTACGGGTGTGTGGTTGCTTACGCTTAACTTCGTCTTCATCATCCCAAATCGGTGTGTTATGGGTCATTACAATGCATTCTAACAGCAGTTGACGGAAGCGATCAAGTCGTTCAGGAACATCAACACTCAATACAGTGGAATTAGCCCAACGATCCATATCAGTAGACGACACATCAAGGGTGTTCGTTGACTTGTTATAACGAAATTGGCGACCTGATTCAAAGTGTTTCCAATAAGGTGAGCGACAGTGCTTAGTTCGTTCATAAGAAATATCTTGACGCTGCAATCCCATTTCATCGGCAACAAAATAGATTTCATCCATTTTATAGTCTGGGTTTTTACTAAACTTTTGTGCTGACATGCTTGTCTCCATTTATAAACCTGACACAATTATACCATAAATAGATTATCTCAAGCAACAAAAAAGGAGCCTTTCGGCTCCCTTTTCTTATCATACTCGTTAGAGCATGTTAACACCTTTATCTACACCTGTTTTGAATGTTTCGACAGACGTTTCAGACATAATCACTGGGTAATCGTCTTTACCACCTTCGTAACCGATATTCTTGCGTGGCAGACCCCAAATGTCTTTCAGGATAAAACCACCAATCGTATCATCAAGCATGTTGTAAGCCACTTTCTTGTTATCGTTCACTCGGGTAATCTTGGATTGGAAGTCAAGTCGTCCACCCGCTACTTCTTTTTGAATGTTAGTGTAAAGGCTATTGTCAATATTCGGATTCTGTTCTTTCAAGAACTGGAACACGGCTTTCGAACCATCAGGGCCATAACGACCTTCGTTACTTGCTTTAATGATTTCACTCAGTTGCTTGGTAGCCATCTTAGGCACCTGAGCCATTTCCTGAATGCGAAGCACGTAGTTAGAGTGAACGTTCTTGGATTCTTCATACCCAATCACAATGTTGTTTTCAATTTTAACAAAACCATTTCGCTTTGAAATAGCCAAACCTACACTGATAAGGCTAGCTACGAAAATAAACAGAAAAAGACCACCAAGAACCCAAGCTACTGCACTTCCGCGTTGTTTATTCATTGTATTCATTCTTTCTACTCTCCTTTAAGAGTTGTTTAAGTTAGGTGATAAGTATAGCAAGTAAATCGTTGTGTAGCAATTGTTTTTTTACATTTTTTGAAGATTCTTACATCTTTTAAAACAAGCCCCGAAGGGCTTTTATTAGCGAAAACGTCTACGGAAACCATCACCGAACAAGTCTTCTTTGACAATCAAGAAGTTCAAACCCAAGTTGATGATAAGAGCGAAGACTATACCAACAATCAATGCGGTTGTCGAGGGTTTTAGCTCTTCCAACAAGTATTTAAACTGTTCAAAATCCATCCGATGGAATCGTTCACCAATGTTCTGATTCAAAATTTCTACATATTTAGCATTGTCAAACTGTTTCATGGCGGTCAAGTCAAATTCGACTGACTTATCAAAGGTTGCCGTATCTGCCCGAGAGAATACACGGTTCCAACCGATTTTACCAGTGCTATCGACCTGAGTAATTACAATAATATCGTTCTTTTTACCACCCAACCAGTGAGACTGCAGAGCATGGTAGAAGTCTTCTTGATAAGTGTCATCGACAAAGACAGAAATTACGTTACCTTGTTTCTGTGGCCCCCATTTACGCATTTGTTCATTCAACATAATATTTAAATCATTAGCTGGTACACCAACCTTACCCAAAGTAATAACACGATTGATACGGTAGTAGTCATAAATATCTGGATACTCTGGAAGCTTGCCCACATATTTCTCTTTCATGGATGCCGCTTCAACAAACAGTGTATCAGGTGCAGCCTTAATGTAGTTAGTAAAATTACGGGTTGTTGCAAAGGGTTCACCCACTTCAACTTTACTGAAACGTGGCGGTTCTTTTACACCTTGACGGTCAACACGACGAATAAGCTCACGACCTACGTTACTGTCCACTTGCCAATCAACATCATAGCTATGGTCATAACAGGTATCACACACAGTGGTATAAGTAGCATTGCCCTTACTGTCACTGCCTGAACGCTGTTGACGGCAGTTGCACGAATAAGAGTGTTCACAAGAAACTCGTGCAGACTGCTTATTGGTCACTTGACCACTCCAAATTTCCGTATCCCATGTTGCATGAAGGTTGATAAGGAAATAAAACACAGTCACACAAATAACGTTAATGAAAGAAACAAGCAGATACTCTTTCACCGTCACTTCATGTGGGAAAATAAATTTACAAATCAATGGAATGATGAAAGCACACGGAATGCCGATTAGAAACAACTCCATTATTAAACTCCTGAGTGGATGAAGGTTGATGGAGCGATTATACACAAATAATGGTGTCAATGCAATAAAAAAACCTCTCTAGGAGGTCTATTTTTGTTTATTTCTCATTTGATTCGAGAAAAGATGGTTTGAGGTATATCATTTGGATGGCTGTGCCATACTTTGAGGGCATAATGGCAACGAACAATCTCTGATAGTGCTGGGTATTCATTCAGATCCACATTCGCAATTTCATGCTGAACATCAACCTTTACAAAGCCATCACGATCAAAAAGCTCTTTACCAGAATGATTTTCGCCTTTTGCATTAAAATAAGTCATTTCTTAAATCTCCTTGTCGTCTGTTTATATGGTAGCAATAGAAAATAATGTCGTCAAAGGCTTTTAAAAAATAAATTTAAATTTTCAACATATCCTTGATAGTCAAAAAGTCAGTAAAATCCTGAGACATGTATTCTTCTGTAAAGGATGGTGTCAGTCCAAACTCATCCAATCTTTGATTGGGTTGATTGAGTGGAAATATAAAGTTTTCTATGGATCGATTCAAGAAATAGTCATCAACTACGGATTGTTTGATTATTTTTTTACCATAGCTTAATTGATAATCTATTTTGTAATCTATATCATAATCAACGTCATCTGGATAATACCTAACACAGAGTTTGCCAAAACGTGAATTGTTTTGATCATCTGTATTAAAAGAGATACAACCACCCGTACCAGAAACATTAAATAATATGTCATTAACAGATTCTAAGCCACATTTGTAATTACCAGCACCGTCAACGAATTCTTTAAATTCTACATATTTAGTAATATAATTTTTATCTATGCAAGTTAGAAAAGGGTCATTGTACTCTTTAACATCAAATAAATTAGAAAAATTGTAATCATCAGGTATAATCACTCTAATATTGTTATCATCATCACATGTAGTATAAATAAATAAATAGGCACTTCTTCTAGTGACGCCATAAGAACGAAACAGATGGACTATTTTAATAGAATAAAACTTATTCAATAAAACTTCTTTAAATGATTTAGCATAAGAAGAATCATCATCTAATCCGTATTTGACAAGATACTTATCAGTTACAGAACCTAACGCCAAATCAAAAATTGATAAATCAGCATATTGTGAATAAGGTTTCTGATAATGATAATAGTCAACACCATCATAATCATATTTTGCTTTCAGAAACGTCAGCATTCTGACTATCTTGGTTTCAGCTAATTTATCGCGATCTTCAAGCGGTAGATTAGTATGAGTAACAGATGTTTCTGTCATTTGTAAATCTTGATTTTTATTTTTACTTTTCCAAAACATAACTTCCTCCAAAAATCATTTATATTTGTGACATCAAGTGTAGATTCCAAAAATCACTAAAATCTTGATCCATGAATTCTTTCGTAAGTTCTGGTTTTAAATTTTGTTCATTCAGGAAATCAACATGTTCAGCTAACGGAAAGATAAACTTCGCAATGGTTTCATTTAGATCATTAACAAAAATTATATCTTTGATTGTTTCACTTTTTATCAAATAGTCACCTAGTACAAGTTTTATATCCAAAATGTAATTGTCTTCGTTAGCAACATTTTCGGGATAGTGTCTTATAATTATTTGAGCTTTACGTGTATAATCACCAATTGATAATTTAAATCCATAATGTGATTTAGTTTCTTCACCTTTAAGAATTGGAGGATATGTCTGTACCTCCAAGTTAATATCTAACACAGTTTCAAAATAAAAATTAGAAACATCAAAAGTTGGTAGTTTATGCTTAATCTCTTTAAATTCAAAAAACATATTAAAATCTTCATAAGGAAGATCGATGGGTTTAATCGTCATTGCTTTTATTTTTAAAAGATTAAGGGCATTGCAATCATGCGGAATAATTATTTTATATTCATTTTCTTTATTAAAGTAAGAATCAATAATTAAATAATGACTAACAGAATGTCTCTCATAGTTATGGGTTAATTTAACAATTTTTAAGACATCAAAATAGTTAGTAATTTTATTTTTAAAATGAGCATATTGATCTTTCATATAATCTCCATAGACACTCAAACATATAAAATGAAGAGCATCATCAAAGATATTTAAATCATATTCTTTATTATTTTTTTCACATGTATGTAAGGAAACTTCGTCATAATCATAAAATTCTTTAAGGTATTGCATAAAGTTCTCATTAGAAGCATTGGATAACGCATTCAGTGAACTATCGGTGCATGGTGTTATTGTAGATGATATACTTTTCTTTCTAGGTATGATTGGCATTCTTGTAGCTCCTTATATTTTTAACATATCAATAGTAAGCTTAAAATCTTTGTTCATGTACTTTACAAATTCTGGTGTGAATTCTAGTGGCAATGGAATACCAACTTCATTAATAATATTTTCTGTTAAATTGTAAGGAAATAAAAAATCATCTAAAAACAAAGAAAAATTTAACAGATCAGAAACAGTCCCTTCTTTTAAGAGAGTTATTCCATAAAATAATTGTATACAATAATGAGTTTGATCATCTAATTCATGTACATCAATAATCACTTCTACATCACGATAACAAGAATCGCTGCCAGTATAGAAAAAATCTGTATAATTCGCTAATCTTCCATCTGCTTTTAATGGAATCCTAATTGAATAAGAAGGTATCAGGCGAGGATTGTTATTTATAAACCTATAATTTTTTATTTTTTTCAAGTTTTTTTCATGCTCAAATGAATTAAAGTAAGGAAATTCACCAAATAAATTAATATCAGTCAAATATTTAAAAGGAATGCTGTAGCCATTAACATTGGTTGAAAATAAAACATAATGATGATCTTTTGACATAGTGTAGTTACGTGAAAATTTAATAATAGAATATTCACATTCTGATTGGATCTTTTGTATTAATTTCTCAACTACACTAGGGTCTGGTGTGGTTATACCCAGTGGTTTATTATTTTTATCTACAACTGACGACGCAATAATTTTAATAATAGTTAGAAAATCGGGATTATCTTTTTTAATTATGCAGGCTTCATCAAAATCATAAGTTGACTTCAAATGATTTAGAAATAAATCTTCATTAGTGACTTTTTTATTAAAATATTTATTTAACCATTTCATAGAATTCTCCCACAAATAATGTAGCTCAAATATCTATTTTGTCAAACTTGAAAATGTATTTTTTAAAAGTAAATAAAAGAAAAGCTCGCTAGGAGCTTATCTGTTATGGATTAGGAAGATTGTTAAATAAACCATCATCAACCTCTATGATAAACTGATCAATGTATGAACCTTTATAGATAACACTAAAAACAGGTGGTAACAATCTTGACGGGCCTTCTTTTCCAATGATGGTTTTCGTATTTTCTAATACTTCCATTAATTTACTAAACTCAAAATTACGACTTTTGCTGAAAAATCTAAAAGACGAATTAGAAATTAATTGAACATCACAAACAGAAGCAATCGAATCTTCATGAACTTGATTATCAAAAACAAGAAAAATATTTAAAGCATTTAACTTTTCTATCATTAGACGTGCTTTTAAACTGATATTACTTAATGTGTGAGAGTCTTCAATAATAATGTAAAAAGGAACTTTTTTTGTCTTAAATTTATTAGTAAAGAAGTGTTCTGTTAATCCACTTAATATATTCTCAAATCTCTCCATACCTGTTTGTTGTATATCTATCCCGCGTCTTGCATCCATACGTCTTGCACAACTGGTTAAAAGAATTTTATCATTATGAACAGCACTGGATATCGATCTAATATTAGAATCTTGATTGAATACAAAAATATCATTCTTTTTGTTCAAAGAAGTTGCCATATGATCAATATAACGATCCATATAAGTCTCGCCAATTGTATTCAGAATACAAACGCCTCTATTATTCATTAAAAGCTGAAATATGAACGTATATAAGAAAGCTCCTTTTCCACAACCCGGAACCCCAATCAATGAAATATTTGAGCGTAAATAAGACATATCAGCAAAGAATGGTTTCTGATTTACATGTTTTCCAAAAACAAAAGGATTGCTTTCATTAATCACTGAGCGTATAAATGGGAAATAATTATTTAAAAATAATTGCTTATCTTCTTTGAAGAATACGGGTATTGCAACATTATCTTTCTTACTGAGTATGAAATTCAATTCATGTTCTATCTTTTCAATGCTATCGCCATTAAAAATAAGTTTTGTTAAAATGCCTTCATCATATTCAAAATCTTCAAGAATGGATTTAATGTAGTAGTATATTCCGCGTGTTTTTAAATTATCGTTTAAATGAGTAAACTGAGAATATAAGTCCACATCAGCCGAGTAGTCAGGCGATGATTTTAATTGACGAATAATAAAATGGATGGATTCCAAATCCATTCTATTATATTCATCTATGACAATTTTAATAATGTCTTGTAACTTTCCATGTCGAATTAAACCCGAGTCGGTTGTTGTAATAGTGTCAGTTTCTTTAAATATGAAAGGCAAATAATAGATATAACTTTTCAGATCAAGATATGAATGTTCAAGAAAGCCTTGTTTTTGATTATCTATAATTTTGTTAATAAAGTATAGTGCATCAACTGAATAGTTTCTTTCACGTAATTGAGACAAAAACTTATCTTTTAATCCCAATAGCTCCATTGAATCTATCTTTGTTAATGCTTTAAGATTATGTAAGCCAGAATTTTTAGAAAGGATGACATTAGTTAAATAGTGTTCATACTCATTATAAGATGTATAGCCAAGTAATTTAGCCAAATCATCCAGTATGACAGTGTGTTTGAAAGTTGGGTTTGTTTTTTGAATAGCCTTAGCCGTTCTTTTGATCGACTCGTTGTCGATGAAATAGATTGTTTTCATGTGTGTATGCTCCGATATCACTTTATCAAATTATTTAGTTTGGTAGATGGCGTTGGCTTCCCATGTAGTGATTAGGTAGGCATATCTACAAAATGCCTTATTTACTATTAATCTATATGAGAAAACTAAAAAGTCAAAAATAAACTTGATATTTAAAAATCAATATGATATCATCACACTTCTTAAAGGAATGACTATGAATATTAAAAAACTTTTCAAAATTTTAATGATTTCAGTAATATTATTAACTGGTATAGGATCTGCCCAAGCGGGAGTTGTTAAGAAAGCAATTGCTTATACAGTATTAAAAAGAGCATCTACTTATTTAATGACAGGTCAAGGTAGAAAAACAACTATTACTTTTCTCAAAAAGGCAATTGAGAATCCAAAAGTCGAAGCCGCTCTTGCAAGTATGTTGTCCTACTATATGGTTACAATGCCATTTATGGGAGGTGATAGTATAGCTAAAAGGTCAAGAGATATTTTCATAGAATTAAATATGAACACAGCCGAAAGAGCTAAAACTTTAAATGCAGATATAGATTTATTCAAAACAAATTATATATATTTAACACAAGTTATATTAAAAGAAATCGAAAATGATAGAAAATATTCATGTCTAAATAAACAAGAAATAAAAATAAAAAGAAAGAAGTCTGATGGAATATATCCACCTTATTATTTTACTGGTGGTCAAGGAAGTCCAGTAGAAGAATGGGATTATGCTTCATATAAAGGATTAACATATAATGCAAGAATTGATGATCATTTGGAGCATGATCATATCCCATCTATAGGTGCAGTTTTAAAATATATTTCAAGAAGAGATAAATTACCTTTTTTAAGTAGAGATGTTTCTACTGGATTGACTATAAATAATAATGCAACTGCTGTTGAAATACATGAAGACACACATTCAGTAGGTAGGACATATGGATACAAAAAATCTAATGAAATCGATCAATTATCAATGTTTAAAAAGATGTTTCATTTAAATTATTTTGCAATTATTAAGGATGAATTTATATCAAGTATTGATTCTTATAACTTAAAGCTTGCAACTGTCAAAGATTTTGCTTATTATGGATTAAGCGTTGACTTGCATAACCCTAAAATTATAAACGCTATGCAAGGTGTATTTAAACGCAATTACAAACTATGTCTATATGATTAAAAAAAATAAAATAATAATTGAAAAAAGTGGAGTTTAATTATGAATAATAATGTAAAACAAATGTTATCAGAAGAATATAAAAATTTATTAAAAAAACATTTTAATTTTAAGATTACAGATGTTAGTGAAATATCTGAAAACGAAATGCTATTTTTCAAAAAATATATTAATAAAGAAATAACGAAAAAAAATAAAACTTATGATCATGCACTGCATAGAATTGCTTTTGTCTTATCAAGAACTATATTTTTATATGAGATAGAAAAGTTCTTGATTGGTGTATTTACTACCATTGATAACAAACAATACATTATTACTTATCGAAAAAATGAATATTATTTCTATTTTGTAGGTACAACTATTTCAAATTGGATAGTTAATTTTCAACCACAATTTAAAGATGAAATTATTGAAGATTTTATGAATGATTGCAATCAACTATTTTCAACAAACATGGAAGAATACGACCCAGAAGATGACGAAGATGATATAGGATTTAGACAATAAAAAACTCACTGAAAAGTGAGTTTTTTTATTCATGAAATAACTTTTTGAAGTCCATCCGCCATTCCTTCCCACGTATCGACACAGCCTGTTGTCACCACTGAAACCATCCGAGTGGTCGTGTCCAGATGATAAACCTTACCAGTAGCTCCGTGAGCGTTATGATCACGATCCCAAATGATAACGTCATCGTCTACTGACAAGTCTTCAAAATAAACACTGATAACTTTCTTCGAAAGGCTCATATTGTATTCCTCAATGTCCGGCGAACCGGACACGGTTAATGAAGACTGCAGACGTTTATTAAACTGGCAGTGCTGGCAGGTTGAGTGCATCCACTTCCGATTGAACCAAAGTAACATGATAAGCAGTCCGATCAGGCTTTTCATCCCAGTTCAGGTGACGAAGTGTTTTGGCGTCAAACTGAACTTCAACCACAGTACCGTTACTAAAATGCAGACCTTGGAAAACACTTTTTTTGGATTTGTTGTCGTCAACACGTTTGTGGATGTGAACAACCGAACCTTTCGGGAACATGTAGTTATGGCCGACCATATGCAGTTTGGCATTGAACAGATGAACTTCAATGGGTTGTTGTTTTTGTTGACCTTGTTGTTGAGACATAGTTAAATCCTCGTGTTTGTTTAAATGAGATGGCTAGTATACCGCAAACGAAAGAAGAATTCAACAAAAAAAAGACATCCTGAGATGTCTTTTGTGTATTGATAACCTTACGGTCTTGGTCTGATGTTCAATCTTGATTTAACTTCATCAAGATCATTTTTATTGCTAGCATCCAAAGCAACCTTGGCATTAAAGTCTATTTGAACATGATGTATATCTCTAACAGCTTCTTTAAAATGTCTGAGCTGGTTTAAATCCTCATGCATATACATAAAATGAGATTGAGCAAGCTCTACTTTCTGAACATATTCTACAAGAGCACGGTTAACTGTGATAACTTCATGTGGAAGTAAAGAATCTCCATTAGATACTTTATTTTTAATTTCATCGAACATAAATCCAACACCACGTCCACGAAGCTCTGTTTCTTGTGCAAGAGCTGGCGGTAAAACTTTTTCGAAAATTAAATTATTATTTGCAAGCATTTCTTGTGCGGTATTTAAAGCATCAGTGATGATTTTAACATATTTGTTTTCATTAGCATTTTGTTCCATAATAATTCCATACTGTTGTTGATTACAGTATAACACAAAATAAACAATATAAAATAAGCTATATCATTTTTTTAAGATCTTCTAAAAATAGTCTATAAAAAACACCCATAAAAACCATGTACATGTCATTTTTCCGTGTTAATATAATTAGCACATGTTATTTTTAAAATATTTTTAAATGCTTTAAAAACAGTAAAATATCAAAATTAGGTGCAAATATCCGTAAAAATCAAGAGTGCCATTATGAAATTTACATAAATGAGCGTATCTTTTGATTGAATCTTTTAAATCATTAAGGTATAATTAGGTTTCTAAAAGGAGTAAACACCCATGTCAGTTAACGAAAATCATTACATCATACTGGGTATTAAAATGACCTATGATGACTACAATGAAAAATATAACATAGAAGAAAATGATAGTCTTCATGATGCTTATACCAACCGAAGAACTCAAAAGAAAGGTGATACTGTTGTCATCGTTGATGGAATGTCTGGTGAATATGCCTTCATTGGTAAACTGATTGCTAAATCCAGAGAAAGCTACGAAGGTATACCAATGACTGAGATTGATAAGAAAGTATTCAGTGATAAAAAGCTAAAAAAAGAACTGGTTGAGACATTTGGTTTTACAGAAGATGAATTAAACCTTACTATTTATGTTTTTACACATTATTCTTAATAAAAAAAAGGACATCTCATGATGTCCTTTTCTCTATCTTAAATAATTAACTTTCAAAGACAGCCGCATGAAGTTTAACAATGCGACCAGAGTAGACTGGAACTTCTTCGTCTTCTTTCAAACCCAAAAATGTTTTAACATGTTTAGCTTCGGTATGAATATGTTCAAGGCGACCTTTTTGATTCAGCAACCCAACATGAGTAAATTTTTCGGCTTCATCATTTAAAACATTGACAACAACCTTGATTGGAGTTTCCTGTTCAAACATTTTGAAATGAAGTGGATTCTGGTTGAATGAACGATATGATTTACCATCTTTTAGAGCGTAGAAACAATGTTGATTATTCATGATTATATCCTCACTATTTAAGTTGTTATATATTAACATACTTATTATTTAAAAAGCAACAAAAAAAATCAAAAAATCATATAAAAATCATAGATATCAGCTTGAAATCGTCAGATGTTAGCCGATTTATGTCAATTTTCTGCTCATTGAGGTAATTATTGACATTGGAAAAGTCATGTTTTTCATCGTTGTAATAAATTTGTCCACCATAAGCATAGCAGTTTTTGTAGTAAAACTTAAATTTAGTAAAGTTCTTTTGATACGGGTCTAATTTTTCATAAGAGTCTTCAAAGTTAGAGATAGCTGATATTTCAATGCAGTCATACTTAGGAAGTTTTCTCAATCCCTCAATCTGATGAATTTCCTGTATGGTTATTAAAGATTTTATTGAAGTGAAAATAGATCCAAAAAGCAGTAAAGACAAATAAATACCAGTAATGATATTGGTATCCATCACATTAAAATACGCATTCAAATAAAACAGAAAGCTCAATAAAACAGCACAAAAACTGATCGCGGATGAATGACTAAAAGCCCTAAAAAAGATCAGTAAAAGTGTCAATGAAGATATCAAGATTGTAAATTGATTAACCATAAGGAATAAAGCATTGGGTTTTTCATAGAAATACATTAAATACACATGCAATAGTATGGGCAATACCATCATGACGCATTGAGAGCTTTTCAT